TTACTAATTTAGTAAATAATATAAATATAAATACTACTAAAGAAGAAATAATAGATAAATATAATGCTGTGTGGAAAAAGAAAGGTATATATTCTACATATACTGATTCTTGGGGACATAAGTGGCTTAATCAAATGCCGTCAGAAAAAAGATTTAATGATTATTTAAATAAATTTATAAAAGATGAAATTAATACAAAGTAAAAAATTTGAAAGTAATTATTGGGCTAAAGTAGTTAATATCACTTCATTTAATGCTCATCCTAATCCAGAAGTTACTAGATTGAAAGTAGCACATGTAGATGGATTTAATATTATTGTAGGAATTGATGAAACACCAGGTTTGTATATCTATTTTCCTATGATGTCTGAAATTAATCCTAGTATTTTATCTTATTGTAATTTATATGATGATCCTTCTCTTAACAAAGATAATACTAAGAAAGGATTTTTCTCTAAGAATGGTAAAGTTAAAGGTATTAAATTGAAAGGATTAGCTTCTGAAGGATTTTTATTGCCTGCAAACATTTTAAATAATTTTATCGTTGATTCTTTCCAAAAATCTCCAGAAAACCTTAATGCTGGTGTAGAATTTGATTCTATTAAAGAAGGAGATAAAATTATGTGGATAAGTAGAAAGTTTAAAGTTATTTATCATAAAACTAATGTATCTTCTACATCCGCTCCTACTAAGAAAGTAAAAGGAATTAATAAAATTAGGGAAGATCAATTTAAATTTCACTATGATACTACAATCATTAAGAAAGTTCCAGAAGTTATTACTCCAGATAGTATTTTACATATATCTAGTAAGTGGCATGGTACTAGTGGTATTTCTGCGTATGTTCTATGTCATAAGAAATTATCTTGGAAAGAAAAGATAGCTAAGTGGCTTACAGGAGAATCTTTTGATACTTATGATTATATTTATTCTTCTCGTAAAGTGATTAAGAATAAGTATTATAATAAGAAAGTAGATGGTGGGTTTTATGGGTCAGATCCTTGGCATTACGCTGATGAACTACTTAAACCTTTTATGAAAAAAGGAATGACCATTTATTATGAGATAGTAGGATATACTCCAGACGGTAAGGCTATCCAAAGTAAGTATGACTATGGATGTACTCCTAGCACTACAGAGTATGAAGTAAATAAACAATTTAAAGTTTATGTTTATAGAATTACTATTACTAATGTAAATGGAGATATTTTTGAAATGACTCCTTTACAGGTAATTGATTGGTGTAAGCGTAGAGATTTAGGTTGTATTGATACTTTATATTATGGTAGAGCAAAAGATTTATATCCAGAGATAGCTAATGTTGCTAATTTCTCTGATCAATTTATAGAAAAATTATCTAATGATAAGAATTTCTATATGGAACAAAATTCTCCAGATTGTATTAATAAAGTTCCACATGAAGGACTTGTTATTAAGAAAGAAGGATTATGGTCTAATGCTTTTAAACTTAAATGCTTTAGTTTCTTGAATAAAGAACAGAAAGATTTAGATAAAGGTATTACTAACATAGAGGATGAACAGTAATGAGTAAAATTATTAAATTTGGTAATGAAGCAAATGCTAAGATGATTAACGGACTTAACATCTTAGCAGATGCTGTTAAAGTGACTTTAGGACCTAAAGGTAGAAATGTAGTTATTTCCGAAAATGGAAATAAACCACATATTACTAAAGATGGGGTAACTGTAGCTAAATCTATTTCTTTAGAAGATAAATTTGAAAATGTTGGCGCACAGCTTGTTAAGAGTGTTGCAAGTAAGACTGGTGATGATGCGGGCGATGGTACGACAACAGCAACTATCCTTACACAGGCTATTGTGGCAGAGGGTTTAAAATATATTGCTGCTGGTATTTCTCCAATTCAAGTTAAAAGAGAAATTGATAAAACAGTATCTAAAGTAATTAAAGATATTAAAGGATTAGCTACTCCAATTAATGATTCTGATATTCAACATATTGCTACAATATCAGCAAATAATGATCCTGAAATTGGAGAACTTATTGCAGAAGCAATGAAGCAAGTCTCTAAAGACGGTGTTATTACCATGGAAGAAAGTAAAACAAGAGAAACCTATATTGAAACTGTTGATGGTATGCAATTTAATAGAGGATATCTATCTAATTATTTCATTACTAATAGCGAAACACAAGAGTGTATTCTTGAAAATCCATATATTTTAGTAACTAATAAAAAGATCGAAAGGGTACAAGATTTAATTAATATTCTAAAGCCTATAGCAGAACAAAATAAATCTATTTTACTTATTGCCGATGACTTTGATTCAGAAGTAATTAATACTCTTGCTGTTAATCATCTTAGAGCAGGTTTGAAAGTTTGTGCAGTTAAAGCTCCAGGATTTAGTGATGAGAAAAACGATCTTTTACAAGATATAGCTACCATTACTGGAGCTAAATTTAGCACTCTTGATATAGATATTAATAGTTTTGATTTATCTTTTTTAGGATGTGCTGATAAAGTAGTTATTACTAAGAATACTACTACTATTATCAATGGTAAGGGAGAAAGGGAAGAAATTGATACTAGAATATCTGAAATTAAAAAGCATCTAAATATTTATCCTGCTAATACCTATTTAAGAGAACGTTTAGCTAAACTTTCTGGAGGAGTAGCTGTACTTCATGTTGGCGCTAATTCAGAAACTGAAGTCAAAGAAAAGATGGACAGAGTAGATGATGCTTTATGTGCTACTCGTGCTGCATTAGAAGATGGAATTGTTCCTGGAGGGAGTGTAGTATATGTTCAAATATCTGATACTTTAGAATCTAATAACTTTAATAATAATATAGGAGATAATATTATTAGTAAAGCTTTACTTGCGCCTTTATCTTGTATTTGTAAAAATGCAGGAGTAGCTGAACAAGTAGTTATTAATAATGTAAAGAATGATCAATCTAAGGGATATAATGCTCTAACTGATGAATATGTAAATATGAAAGAAGCTGGCATTATAGATCCAGCTAAAGTTGAAATTGTAGCTTTAGAGAATGCTGCATCAGTAGCAGGAGTATTATTAACTTCTGGATGTGTTATTGTAGATGACGATTCTAGTCAACAAAATATGTTATATTAATGCAAAAACTTCAAATTAAACGTAGTATTACTGATCGTAGTGATACTGCGCTTAATTCTTATTTAAAGGATATTAATAAAATTCCTATGCTTAGCAGAGAAGAAGAAATAGAAATAGCTAAAAAAGCAGCCGCTGGTGATATAAAAGCTAAAGAACGTCTTGTTACTGCTAATTTAAGATTTGTTGTATCTTGTGCTAAGCAATATCAGGGACAAGGTATTTCTCTTATAGATTTAATATCAGAAGGTAACATAGGATTATGGGAAGCTGTAGATAAATTTGATGTAAATAAAGGATTTAAGTTTATTTCGTATGCCGTATGGTGGATAAGACAGTCTATGATGCATGCTTTAAATGAACACTCTAGACTATTAAGACTTCCAAGAAGTCAGATACTACAGTTAAATCAAATTACTAAAGCTAGTAAAGAATTTGAACAAGTTAATGGAAGACCTCCTTCTACTAAGGAATTATCAGATTTAACAGAAGTTGAAGAGTCGAAAATAGAACAATTATTAAACTTAAATATCAAACCTACTTCATATGACACTCCTATAGGAGAAGAAGCTGGAACTCTTATAGACTTGATTCCAAATCAAAATATAGAAAATACAGACGCATCTTTATCTAAAGAATCAAAACAAAAAGAAATTAATTCTATTTTAAATTTACTTACAGATAGAGAACATGATATATTAATTATGTATTTTGGAATTAACGGAGATCCTTTAACTCTTTATGAAATAGCTGATAAATTCTGTCTTACTCATGAAAGAGCAAGACAGATAAAGAATAATGCTATTACTAAACTCCAAACTAAGTATAAGAAACAAATAAAAAATATAATTAATGGATAAGAATTATTGGAAAACAGATAATGAAAATGGTTATAAGTATCAATTATTAGCCTTTAGAAATGCTTTTTCTGCTGTAATTAATAATAAAGAAAAAAGTATAGAATTAAAAGGAATGTCTTGGGGAGTAATTGAAGATGCTCTTGTAGAAGAATCTGTCACATATGATTATGATAGAGTATATGAACCTGATACTTATCAAAATTATATTGTATACATATATTCTACTAAGCAACGTAAATATATATGTACTATTGAAGGTAATCATATATCAGGAGAAATAATAATTTGTAATAGTAATGAATAAAATTATATTAACACAGGGAATACAGTGATCGGGAAAAATTAACATTTATTAATATGGTTACTAGGTTCTGGAAATAAATTTTAATATTTTTATATATATATACTAAACATAACATATATGGATAAAGAAATTAAATTTATTAGAACGTGTCCCAAGTGTGGTAAATAGATTACATACGCTAGAAAATCAGATTATACTAAAGCTATTAAGAAGAAATCATTATGTAAAAGTTGTGCAGTCAGCAAAAGTAGTATATTTCAAACTGGGCATCATTTTAATGATTCTGTTGTTAGAAAAAATAGTTTAAATAGACTTATAGATGAACAAACTCCACAATCATTTTATTGGATTGGATTTTTAATAGCTGACGGTTCATTTTATAAAAAAGGTACATTTGAATTAGGACTTGCAGAAAAAGATTTATGTGTAATAGAATCATTCTGTAAGTATATAGGTTATTGTAATAAAATTATGTATAGAAGAGATACTAAATCGTACCGTATATCTTTTGCTAATAGTATAGATAATCCTAAATTTATGGAAAAATATGGATTTAAACCTAGAAAAACATATAATCCTATAGATTTTTCTATATTTAAAAATTATAATAAAGAATTATTAATAGCTTTATTAATTGGGATAATAGATGGTGATGGAAGTATCCAGTATAATGGTTCTTCTAATGCTTTTTGTATAACTATTACTGCACATGTATCTTGGACTCAATTTTATAGTGAATTTATGTAGATACTTAATATTCCAGAACATATATCAAATAGGAAAGATTCTTCTACTATAATTATCAGAATATGTAGGAGAGAAATAATACAATCATTACAAGATATAATAATTAATAATAATTTATTTTATTTAAAACGTAAATGGGACAAATTAATGATAAAGAAGCCCTCTGCTATGGAAAGATGATTATATGCAGAGGGCTTCAGTGACAGGGGTCGGGAAAATCCACATTTGCAAGAAAATGGGTAGAAGAAGATCCAATTAATAGAGTTAGATGGAATAACGATGATTGTCGTAGGATGTGTGGATCTTATTGGATTCCAGAAAGAGAGAGTTTTATAACTACTATTAGAAATAATTTTATTCATCTAGCTATGATTAATAAAAAAGATATAGTAATTGATGATATGAATTTAAATTCTAAAACAATATCACATTATGAAAAAGTTGTAAATGAACACAATACATACTGTGATAATAAATATACTATAGAATATAAACAATTCTTTGATGTGTCTGTAGAAGAGTGTATTCGAAGAGATTCTTTTAGAGATAATCCTGTAGGAGAAGAAGTAATAAGAAAGACTTATAAAAAATATGCTATTGATATTCGGGATTATCAGAATGCTAAAATCTTAGATAAAATGGTAAAAGCTAATCCAGGTAAGCCTAATTGTGTATTAGTTGATCTCGATGGTACTTTAAACTACGCATTATATCGTCCTTGGTATGGAAAAGATGCTGCTGTAAAAATGATTAATGATAAACCAAATATAGGATTAGTAATATTATTACAAAATCTTTCAAAGGATATTAAAATAATTATAATGTCTGGAAGATCTGAAGGCGACGAAGCAAATACATCCTTAGCTTGGCTATCTAATTATGGTATTAAATATGAGCAAGCTATCTTTAGAAAAGAAGGTGATTATCGAAAGGGAGAGGTTATTAAACTAGAAAATTATAATACTTATATAAAAGATAAGTATAATGTAATTGCTGTATTTGAGGACGATGATAAATGTATTAAGATGTATAAAGATTTAGGACTAAATGTATTAAAACCATGATAGTAAATTTTTTATATAGTTTAGATTTTAAACTTCTACAAGAAACTAAAAATATTGATTTTGTTCCTACTGTAGGTAGTTTAGTAAAAATTGGATGTTTTAAATACAAAGTAAACTCGGTAATTTATGTATTAGATGATAATTATTTTAATGTAAAATTAGAACGTATACATGATTTATCTAGTAACAGCTGAACAAAAATTATTTAAATCTAATTTATATGAAGTAATTTCTATAGATGAATCTCTAACTTTATTGTATAAATTTGAAAACAATATTATTCAATTTGATACTGAAACCAAAGGCAGAGATCAGCATATAGGTAAATTATTAACTGCACAATTTGGAAATAAAGATAAAAGTATTCAAATAGTTGTTGATTGTACTACAATCAATATCTTACTTTACAAAGATGTTATAGAAAATGCTTTATTAATAGGTCAGAATCTAAAATTTGATTTACCTTGGTTATATAATTACGGTATAGTTCCACTAAAAGTATATGATACTATGATTGTAGAACAACTTTTGTATTTAGGATACCCTCCGATGGGAAGTCCTGGAGGTATAAGTTATGCTTTAAATCATATAGCAGAACGTCGTTTAGGAATTAATATTGATAAGACTATAAGAGGTCAAATTATTTGGAGAGGACTTGACGAAGAAGTTATTAAATATGCTGCTACTGATGTAGTACCTTTGTATGACATAGCTGCAAAACAAATGGCGGATGCAAGAAGATTAAAATGTACTAAAGCAGTAAAAATTGAATGTGACTTTGTTCCAGTAATAGCTTATCTTGAATGGTGTGGTATAAAACTTGATGTAGATAAATGGAAAGCCAAAATGGCTAAGGATGAAACTATTAGACAAGAAAAGTTAGAATTATTAAATCAGTTTGTAGTTAACTTTTATAAAAAACATAATGGTAAAGATGATGTTATAGTTATACAACACCGTGTAGATGGAATAGAGGATAACATTAATTTTGAAAGTTTTGATAGTAGAGCATGTTCTGCTGTATATAAAAATAAAGAAGGAGTAAATATACAGGATTATATTATTCCTTTTTATATATTACAAGACAGAAGCAAAAAAAAGATTCCTTTTGTAAATGTTGATTTACAGGGGGATTTATTTTCTGGATTTAATACTGGAGTACAGTGTGTAATTAATTGGAATAGTTCAAAACAAACTATTTATTTCTTTAAAATATTAGGATTTAATACTAAAACAGAGGATAAGAAAACAGGAGAAGAAAAAGACAGTGCTCTTGAGAAGGTTCTTATTAAACAGAAAGGTATTAATGATGAATTTTTAAAGATATACTTTGATTATACTGCTGCAGATAAATTATGTACTACTTACGGGCAAAATTATATTAATGCTATTAATCCAAAAACAGGACGTATACATACTAACTTTAAACAATTAGGAGCTTCATCTGGAAGAATGTCATGCGGTAGTAAACAAACTAATACTGATTTAGAAGCCCTTAAACATTCAGAATTAATGCATCTTCCTGCTAAGCAAAGGAAATGTGGATATCCTCAACTACAAAACTTACCACACGATAAAGAAACTAGAGCTTGTTTTGTTGCAGAAGCTGGAAATTTAATGACTTCTTGTGATTATGCAGCTCTTGAATCTAGACTTGGTGCAGATATCTATAATGAACAGTCAATGATTGATGAATATCTACATGGTTCAGGAGATATACATTCATTAACAGCTAAACACTGTTTTCCAAAAGAATTAGATGGAATTGATGTTAAAGACATTAAACATCTAAGATCTGATCTACGTACTAAAGCTAAACCAGTGGAGTTCAGTCAGCAATTTGGAGGTTCTGCTAAAGCCATACAAAATTCTTTAGGTTGTACATTAGAAGAAGCTAAAGTTATAGCAAAGAATTATAATGAGGGTTTTAGTGGAATTGCTAAATTTAAAGAAAAAGGTTTTGAAGAAGCAAAAAGATTAGGCTATGTATTGATTTGTAAAGAAACTGGACATAGAACCCATCTACAAGGTTGGAAAGAATGGGTAAAAATGCAAAATGATGAAGATTTTTGGGAAGAATACGAAGCAGCCAAAAGTACTTTAAAATGGACAGATTTTAAGGAAACTGAAGTATACAAAGTTGCATCTGAAGCAAGAAGAGGTTCTTCTAAATGGTCAAGACTAGCATTAAATGCTCCTACGCAGGGTAGTGGTATTATTATTTTGAAAGTTGCTATGACCAATTTCTTTCATTGGATTGTAGAAAATAATTATTTTAAAATTATTAAAATTTGTGATTTAGTGCACGATGAAGCTGTTATTGAGTATCCTAAAACTATGGAATTTGTTGCAGATAAATTAAAATATTTTATGGAAGAAGCCTCATCTAAGTATTGTCACAAACTCCCAATTCCTGCAGAAGCAGAAACTGGATTATTTTGGATACATTAAAACATTTTACATATGGAAAAATTAAATAATCAAATAATAAAATTACTAAAAGAACATAAAGAGGGTGGTGAAAAGTTTTTTGATGCTTTAGATTTAATGATTAGATCTGATTATAGTATATTAGATACTATGGTTCAAAAAATTATTAAATACTATCATAAAGATGTATTAAAATCTTCAGGTGTAATTTTATCAGGAAAATTTGGACATGCTTTTTATAATAATAATAAATACTTTCTAGATAATAATTTTAGAGAAGTTATAATTACTAATGGAGGTATAAGATCTGGACAAGAAGCTTACTTAGGAGTAGATTCATTAAGATGCGATGACTTTATTTTTATTGATGATTCTTATTATTCAGGAAAAACTGCAAAAGGATTAGAAGAAGCATTACAAAAAGTAAATAAAAATGCAAAAATAACAGAAACTTTTGTAGTATATGATGGTTGCAAAAAGAAAACTAATACGGTTATTAGTTTATTTAGATATTACGACCAAAGTTATGGCACTATAGAAGATATTGATATTTTTTAATAAATGTACATAAATAAAAAATTATAATATGGAAAATAAAGGAATAACAATTAGTATACCAATACTTTTAACTTTGGTATTTGTAGTATTACAAGTTTGTGGCGTAATTAACTGGCCATGGTATTTCATCTTGGCTCCAATTTTAATCTCTGTGGGAATAGGAATAATAGTTACTATTTTGATATTATTTATTCTTATTATACTATTAGCTTTAAAATTAAAGAAAGATTAAAAGTATGTTCAATAAAGAGGAAATTAGATTAAACTTAGAATCTGCGAATAAAATAAACATTAATAGTTTATGTACTATTTTAGAAAATATAGATTCTAGAAATATAGATAGTTTCTATATACCGTGCGGAATGTCTTTTGATATTGTATTTGAGTGTTTAAATAAACTAAAATATACATACGATAAAGATTATTTCTATGAAAATTTAGAAGTAGTAGACTGGGCACTTGAGATAATTACTGTAAATAATAATAAGATTATATTTTCAGGTAATTTACGTTTCGGAGAAGTAAATATTGAAATAGAAAATTAAATGAATAAAATAATATTTTTAGATTTTGATGGTGTTATCACTCATTCTAAATCTAAATGGCAAATAGATCCAAAGAAAGTAGAACTAATTATTAAAATTATTAAAGCTACTTCGGCTAAAATAGTAATATCTTCTTCTTGGAAAAAAGGTAAGGATTTAGACTCTTTTAAATATGAATGTTTAAAAGGGATAAATCCTTTATTTATTGAATCCATTATAGATTTAACTTCTAACATAGGCTCATGTCGAGGTGAAGAAATACAAGAATATTTAAATCTACATGAAGTAGATTCTTACGTAATCTTAGATGATGATTCTGATATGTTAGAATCTCAACTGTTAAATTTTGTACAAACAGATACATGCTTTGGAATTTCAGAAAGAGAAGTAGATATTTGTATTGATTTATTAAACGGAAAACGTAGTATGAATCCTATTAGAAGAAATTTAGTCCTTACAACACTTTGGAGAAATAAATGTTCTGGATTAAATGATGGAAAATTAATTGATAAAATACTTAAAAATAATTAATTATGTATAAATTTAATATTGAATTTGGTGACGTATCTGGTGATGGTCATTGCATTACTGATGTATTTTGTTTAGAGTGTTCTGTAGACAGAGATGAATTGAAAGAATTATTTGATAAAGCTTGTGAATCTACTCATTTTGATTTTGCAGATGAAATTTGTAGGGAGTATCTAGAATATAATATATATCTTGACTATCTAGTTGAACTAAAAGAGGAGAAAAATGTTGATCTTTTAAGCATTGTAGAGCAAGTATGTTATTACGATGAAGAAGAGGGAACATTTAATGTTGATTATAGTGAAGACTTTTTAAAAATATTTTTAGAATTTACAAGAAAGTACGGAGGTAAAGATTTTACATATAAAATAGTTCATCAAATGGATGATCGTTTATCTATTTCTATGGGATATGGCGTATTTTCTGCTTAAAAACTAGTATAATGGATCCAAAATATAATAAATTTATAGCTTGTTGGTTAGCAAATAGTATAGATACTTTATTTAATGATAAGGATATTTTACTTTATCCTGTTCCTTTTGGAAATTATCAAGTAGGAAATTACATTGATTCTGATGAGTTTGATAATTTTAAGAAAGATTATGAACAATATATTACAGATCATAGTATGAAAATTATACTACATGATTTAGGTATTGCTGATGGTATTATACATATATACGATTGTGTATTTACTTTAGATGGTAAATACTATAAAGTTCTATTGAAAACAGAAGAAGGAAGTATTTATTCAGAGGATTTAGAACCTAATGAACCATCTTGGTTATATAATAATATTGAAAAATATGAGGTATTTCCTAAAACTGTTACAACAACTATATATGTGAGTAAGAATGATTGATAATTTTGAACAAATAGAAACATTACTATCTTTTGATGATCCAGATTTATTTTACCATCTTCAAATAATTAGAAGAGGCAAAGATCATCCAAATTTAGTTGCAGCTAATAGAACTATAAAGACTTATTATATAGATAATAATGAAAAATTATCTAAAATAAAACAAGAAATTATAGATCTATGTGAATATTTTGGAGCTAGAGCTTATATTAATCTGGCTCCAAAATCATACAGAAAATGTACTATGCAGTGTATTTCTGATATGGCAATGCGTGCAAAAGATGGAGATTTTAAGAAGATTTATAAATGTTGGAATACGGTAGTAGGATATGTTAAATCAGATTATCCAATGTGGATAATTGATGTAGATGGACCTACTGACGGATGTATATCAGAATTTATTGAATATGAATGCGAACCTATAAAATATCATATTGAAGGTCCACATAAAATATATGATTTTAAAATATATGATTACATTAAAACTAAAAATGGATATCATATTATAACTAAACCTTTTAATTTAAAACAATTTAAAGATAAATATCCTGATATAGATGTTCATAAAAACAATCCAACTATATTATATATTCCTAAAAGTTTAGATTAATTATGAAAACATATTTAATTACAAATATAATTCCTGTAAAAGGAGAATTAATAGAAACTTATAGTATTCAAGCAGAATCTAAAAAAGATGCTGAACATAAGTTTATTAATGATATTGAAAAAGGAATTTTTATTGATAGTAAGTCTAATATTAGAGAAGATAAGTTAGAAGCAAAATCTTTAGAAATTGAAGAAATAAATGAAAAAATTTGAAATTGAAGCTTGTATTCCAGTAACAGGAGTAACTACAGATGTTTATCATATAGAAGCAGAAACTGAAGAAGAAGCTTTAGAAATATTTAAATCTGGTAAATTTGATACAGTAAAGTGTTTTGTAGATAGTTACGGTGCAGATAATCTTGAAAGTAATCCTAATGATTTTATTCAAGCAGATATTAACTATATAGAAGAAGTTGATGACTAAGAAAGAACTAATTAATGGTAATTATTGGCTTATTACAGCTGAATATCCATATAAAGGTTGTTATACTTATGATATTATAAAAAGTAATATTAATCCAGAAGAACATAATTATTTTAATGAATTTATTGTTCCTGATTTATGTGAAGCTTGTTTTAAAGAATATGGATATATAGATCATCCAGATGAAGAATCTTATGATAATATATCTGATTATCAAGAAGCTTTAGATTGGTGGGAAAGTAATAGAGAAGATATTACAATAAATATAGAATTAATTACTGATAAACTTATAGAGAAATTAGGGGAAGATTATTATTTATGGGATAAGTCTGAACCTGATTATGATTTAACAAAATAAATTATGGAATTAAAAGATTTATTAAATGGAACTTATTGGTTATTAAATGTATGTGGTCCTACAGTTACTGATTATTATGTAATTCATGATAAAATAGATCCTATTAATGATTCTAATCAAAAATTTAGTATACATTTAATGGAAGAATTATGTGCAAATCATGAATTATTTGAAAGAAAAAATATTAAGGAAAATGACTTAATATTTTTACAAGATAATATTAATATAGAAAGTCGATTAATAACTCAAAAAGTTATAGATAAATATGGAGAACAATTTTTTATTGACTTTATTAATACTAAAGATTTGTTTAAATGGCAATTACTTTATAAGAAAATATAATGAATAAACCTTATAAAATAATACTTAAATAATATGGATAGAGAGGAATTTCTTACAACTGTTATTTCACAATATGAAGATGTAGTTGAATTTTATGAAGACTATAACGTATTACTAAAAGAATGGTATCCAGATAATGCTATATTGGATGAAGATATAGAAGAAAATTTAGTGGATATTAAAAATAAATTAGAGTTTTATTATGGAGATCAATTCTTACAAAATTTATTTGAAGAATTCTTTGAAGTAGATTCTCTGCCGAGTGGTTTATATGATATATTTATAGATGAATCTTATATAGAAGTTGAAGAGAATAATACATTAGTATTTTATTTTGATTACTTTATAAGTGAAATAAAAGAATTTTTAGATCAATCTGATATTAAATATGTATTTAAGGATAATGTTGATTATAACGAATTGATAAATAGTTATAATGTTATTTATCCATATAAATGTATGTATAGACTATGACAAAGGAGGAATTTTTATCTGGATTTAGTGAGGACTATTCAAAATTAAATGATATTTATAATATATATCAAATGTATATTTGTACTGAATATTTAGACAATACAAATTATTCTAATTATTCTATTATAGAAGATCCAGATTGTTATATATTAGAACATATATTAAATTCACATAATGTAATTTATGAACTACTAACTAATGTATTTAATATTGATGATTCAAATATAGATTTAGATGAAATAATAGATACAATTACTAATAGTATGGATTTTACAGAAATATTTTCATTATATAATTTTAGTATTAATGTACATATAAATACATTAATAAATAAATTTAAAGATATGCTTTCTGATTTAAATTTATATAATGGAGTTAATGTAAATAAATATTATTTGGAATCTGTACTAAATAAAATATTACCATATAAAATAACTATTTATGAAGCTAATTAAATCATCAGTTATAAATATAACTCCAAATAGATTTTTTGAAGAAAATATATTAAAGCATATAGAACTATGTGGACGTACATGTTATAAGTCCGAGGACAAAATAACTGATACTAGTGCAGAAAAGTTTGTTAATATGCTTAAGAAAAATAAACATAGGTCAGTATTAGAACATGGTACAGTGTATCTTTGTACTAGAGAAACTTCATATAATTTTATGAATGTATGGAAGTCTGATTTATTTGATAAATATGATAAGAATCCATATTCTACAGCTTATATGGATGGACCTGATGTATACATTACTACTAATTATAGAGTAATTATAGAGAATGGGTGGGAGGATGATTTAGATTTTATTGTAGATGAACCTATTATAGAATTTCATATTCCTCGTTATACATTCAGAATTACATGTTCAAGAGCTATTGCAAACGAAATTGTAAGACATAGAAAAATGTCTTTTAGTCAGGAAAGTACTAGATACGTAAATTATGCTAATAAAAGTAAGTTTGATAATAATTTCACTTTTATTATTCCTGAAAAACTTAATATGTTACCAGAAGGGTTATGTTATTTTTATGACGGAATTAACTATAGAATACAACCAGATATAAAGGATCCATTAAAAGTATTATCTATAAATCCAAATAATTTAGAAAATGCTAACGAAGTAGACTTATGGTTATCTGAACTAGATAGAGCCTCTGATACTTATTTAAAGTTTATAAATAAATATAAATGGAAACCAGAAGAAGCTAGAGGAGTACTTCCTTTAGATCTGAAAACAGATTTAATTGTAACAGGAACTATATGGCAATGGGATGCTTTCTTTGAATTACGTTGTGCTAAATCAGCACATCCAGATGTACAAGTTATTGCTAATCAAATTAAAAAACAAATTTATGAACTGTATTAAACTTGCTTCACTTATAGCTACTATGATTATTATAATAAATCTTACTTTAGGTTTATTTGGAGTATTAACTTGGCCAATTACTGCAATTTATGCAGTTGCTATATGTGGATGGGCATCAGTATTTGTTAGAGACTATTCTGAATATTTTAAAGATAATGAATCTATTTAATAAAAAATTAATAACACAAGAACAAGAATTAGGAGATAAACTACTTACTAGAGAATATGTAATATCTAATCCTGATGTTTTATTTTTATTTACTGATAATACTAATAGAACGTCAGGTAGTAATAAAATAGATCCTAATTCTTGGTATTCTAAAAAATATGGAGATAACTTATGTTATCCAAAAATTACGCAGGCAATAATCAGAGGATTAGATAATGCTTATCCTATATCTACTCAACGATATTATATTAAAGGAGTTCCTATATATAAAAATAGATGGAATGATTCTGATTTTAATGAATTTAAAAAAGTTATTGATGATGAATTTTTAGATATCAGAAATGCATGGTATTCTCTTAAATATAATAGAATAGTTCTTCCAAGTTTTGCTGGAAAAATATCTCAATTAAATAGAGATAGAACTCCTAAATTGTGGAATTACTTAGTATTAAAAATTGATGAACTTTATAAGCAATTGGAAGAATGAAGATAGGTAAATATTATTTTAATAAAGAAGAATATAATAAATTACGTAATTTTATAAAGATTAGAGAATATCAAATGTTTTCTAGTCTTTATAAAATATTATGTATACTAAATAAATAACTATGTGGAAATACTATTTTAAAATCTTTACAAAAGAAAATCCAGAAGGAATTATAGTAGATACTGTAGCTAAATCACTTATTGCAGCAGAATCTTATATATTGAATACTAATAAAGATATTATTAAAATAATTACTATGAATAAAGAAAAAATAAGAAAAGGATTATGATATTCACGGAAAAGGAAATAGAAGACACACTCAAATATATTGATAAATTTGAGTCTTCATGTAAAAAATCTGCTAATATAGAAATATCTGAATGGAAAAGTAATCAAGGAGTAGATATAGTATTAGATGGTACTATTTACTCTCTTACTTATAAAAGGATTTTTTCTATGTATATATTATCTGCTATGTTAACAGAAAAAGAACATAGAAAAAATACTCAAATCGAAATACAGTACAAGTAAAAATTATTGTTATGGTTTTAAAAAATAAATACACAAAAGAAGAGAGTAATAAAATATTCTTTACATCAGATACTCACTTCGGGCATAAAGCAATTATCAAATTATGTGATAGACCATATTCTTCAGTAGAGGAAATGAATCAAAAGTTAATTGACAATTGGAATTCTGTTGTAGATACTGACAGTATTGTTTTTCATTTAGGTGATTTTGCTTTTGGTGGAACTCCATTATGGCAAGATATAGTATCTAAATTAAATGGAACTATAGTACTAATAGAAGGTAATCACGATTTTAAAAATCTTAGAGCTAGTGGGTACAAATTATTTGAAGCTGTATTGCAACAAGCTCATATTTATATTGAAGATAAATGTATATATCTGAATCATTATCCATTCTTATGTTACGGAGGGTCTTGGAGACAACCAGATGAAGCAGTGTGGCAATTATTTGGACATGTACATTCTGGTCCTAATAGTACTGGGAAGGACTGTGATAGACTTAAAGTATTATTTCCATATCAATATGATGTTGGCGTAGATAATAATAATTATGCACCAGTTAGTTGGAAGCAAATTAAAGAAATTATAAATAATCAAGTAGAAAAGTCAGTAAAGTAATGGAAGCATATTTTGTATTTGATAGAAAAACCGATAATATAATTGGAGATCCTTTAGGATATTTTACTGAACAATCAGCTTTAGAAAATACTAAATTAAATTATTTTAAAAGTCTAAATATTCCATATTTCTTATTTAGTACTCCTAGTGAAGAGCAATTAGTATATTATACTAAATTAAATACAAGAATAGATACATGGAAATTTGATTTTGATAAATGGACTGTAAAAATATTTAATCCTTTATTAAAAACTAAGTATAAAATAGTTAAACGAAAATTTAAAATATTATTTACTGATGATCTCTAAAGAAGATATATACAAGTTAAAAAATGACATTGATAATTTAAGTTCGTATATTAATATTGAAAAACTAAAGATTGAAATAGAAGAACTTAAACTTCATGCAACATCAGAAATAACTAATAATAATTTTGAAAGTTCTGGTAAACTATTTCAACAAGCAAAAGAAAAAGAAACATTATATAATAATATAATTATATTATGTAGAGAAATAAATGATATAGTAAATTCTTTAAATAATTCTGAATTATACGATATTGTTGAAATATCTTATTTAGGATTGCTTAAATTTTATAAGGAAGTTAAACAATCTTTATTATACACTGATGAAGGTGATAATTTAGATTGTTTAATTAAAATTACTTCTGGTGCTGGTGGTACTGAGGCGCAAGATTGGGCTGAAATGCTTTTACGAATGTATTTAATGTATTGTCAATCTTCTGGATTTAGGTCAGAATTAGTGTATTCAGATCCTGGTGATATAGCTGGAATTAAAACAGCAACTATAAAAGTATTAGGTAATAATGCTTATGGTCATTTAAAATACGAAACTGGAATACATAGATTAGTGAGAGTTAGTCCTTATAATGCACAAGGTAAGAGAATGACAAGTTTTGCTAGTGTATTTATAACTCCATTAATTGATGATACTATACATGTTGAAATAGATGAAAGCAAACTATCATGGGATTATTTCAGATCTGGTGGTGCAGGAGGACAGAATGTAAATAAGGTAGAAACTGGTGTGCGTGCAAGATATATGTATACAGATTCAGATACGAATGAAGATGAAGAAATCCTTGTTGAAAATACCGAAACTCGTAGTCAGACTAAAAATAAAGAAAATGCTAGAACTATTCTTAAATCTATTCTATATAATAAAGCTTTACAAAAAAGAAATAAAGCTAAAAAAGAATTAGAAGATAGTAAAGCTAAAATAGAATGGGGTAGCCAGATTAGAAGCTATGTTCTAGACGATAGCCGAGTGAAAGATCATAGAACTGGAATTGTTAGTAATAATCCTACTGATGTTCTTAACGGCAACTTAAATAAATTTATAGAAGCATTTAATTATGGTAATAACAGCAATTAGTGATTTACATGGACAAATAGATACTTTAGATAGTATTATTCCAGAATCTGATATACTATGTATATGTGGAGATATAGTTCCTTTAAATATACAAAATAATATACCAAAATCTGATAAATGGTTTTCTAAAGTATTTATTCCAAAGTTACAATCACTTAAAGTTAAGGAAATATATTTTATTGCAGGAAATCATGACAAGTTTTTAGAAAATAGAAAACGTATTATTGAAAATATGTTAATTGGAACTAATATAACTTATCTAGAAGATAATGCTGCAGAATATTTAGACGAAGAAACTGGTAAGATTTGGAAAATTTGGGGAACTCCATGGTGTCATATATTTGGTAATTGGAGTTTTATGCGGGAACCTGAGTTTTTAAATGAAAAATTCTCATTAATTCCAGATGATATTGATATATTATTAACTCACGATGCTCCATTTGGACGAAATGATGTTTTATTGGAAGGATATTGGAGAAATGGTAAACATATTGGTAATTATGAGTTAACAGATGTATTAGATATTAAACATCCAAAATACCATTTTACTGGACATTTACATTCTACTGACCATAATCTTGTAGACTATGAAGGAACTATGACTGCATGTGTTTCTTTATTAGATGAAAATTATAAATTAAATTACGAACCATTAACAATAATAATTTAAATAAAAATATGATTATATTATTTTCTATAATATTGGTTTGTTCTATTATATCTATATCCCTTTGTTTACAATCATATATTTATGATGATAATTTTAAAATTTTTATTTTAAACGTAATTATAGGTATAGTATCTTTTGTAGGAATTATCCTTATTATTAATTCTACACATAATAAAGAATCTAAAATAACAGATAAATCTACAAATACTAAAGATAGTCTTATAATTAAAGATTCTTTACTTATTTTAAATATGAATGATACTGTAAGAGTATTTAATATTAATAAATTATGATTATAATTGGAATTAGTGGTAAGAAAGGAAGTGGCAAAGATACATTTGCTTCTTTACTTGCAAATGAATTACTAGGAAAATTAGGATTAAAAGTTACACTTAAAGCCTTTGCTGATAAATTAAAACAATGTTGTGCTATATTATCTAACCAGCACGAATGGAATTTTTATAGCCAATATTGTAAGAATAAAAAGGCAGGATTTTTAAGTATGACTAATAGAGAATTAATGCAAAAATTTGGAGATCTAACTAGACAATTAGATCCAGATATTTGGATTAAATTAGCTTTAGATATTAATAATGTAAATACTGATGTTTTAATTATTACTGATGTAAGATTTAAAAATGAAGCTAAAGCTATTAAAGATAAAGGTGGTATTTTAATCAGAATAGAATCAGATAGATCTTTAGAAGATAATCATATTTCTGAGATTGATTTAGATAGTTATAATATCTTTGATTTTGGAATTATTAATAACAAAGATACATCTTTAGATAGACTTAAAGAACAAATTAATGATATTATAAATAAGATTTATGGCGGAAATAAATAATAGAATAACTATTTCTGATAGTTTAAATAAATATGATTATCTTATAAATAAAGATGATAAAGCATTTATAGAAGTTACTGAATGGATAAACGGAGAAGGATTTGATATAGCTATTGAAAGAGAAAAAGAATCTAAACTATTTTCTTTAACTTATGGGGAATTAGATGCTATAAACTATTTAACTCAAACTATGAAGTATAATGACAGAAAATCTAAATGATATTATCAAAACTAAAGAATTTAAAGATATGTATCAGAAGATGCATACACCTTGGAAACGTAGATATAGAAAAATATCTCCAAATGAAGTATGTCCTTTCTGTGATTCTGGAAAAAAGTTTAAGAAATGTAATTGTACTAAAACTATAGGTTATAAAAATACTCCTATTTTAACAGTAAATTATGAGTCAGTTTGATAATGCACAACAAGGCTACGATTCATATGAAGAATATTTAAAAACTCATAAAAATCCATTTATAGATAAAAATTATAGAAGTGAATATAATTCACAATATGATCATTAATTATGAAGTATAGAATTAAAATTGTAGAATATCCTTCTGGGTTAATTGAATACTATCCTCAGTATAGAAGTTTCTTTACTTGGCATAATTTTATAGAAACAAGACTAATACCTATAAGGAGAACTATGTTTAGTGACCACTATGACTCTTTTACAGCTGAAACAGATGTTTTTAGAAAAACTTTAGACGAAGCTAAAGATTTTTTAAGACAACAAAATATTAAAGTATCGTATGATTATAATTGGAAACTATAATATAAAATTTTAGTAAGCATGAAGTATAGACTAAAAATAAATGAGTTAGCAGATGGTACTTTTAGATATTTTCCTCAATATAAAAGATTATTTCGATGGAAATATTTTAAAAACAATATAGAAAATACTATTGTAGGTTTTATTGAAGAAAAAGATGCATTAAATTTTATAGGAGTTAATAAAATTGTGAACACTAAATACATAAACTTTTGAAGTCTAAAATTATGAGAATAATAAACTAGATAATGAAATTACCTAGAAAAAAGTTTAATCCAGATCCTTGTCATTGGACTAGAGTTAAACATAGTAAATGGAAAACAAAAGTAGGATATGAAACGGAGAAGGATGCAAAAGCTGCATTAACTCCGTATTTAAAATTACAAGGTATGCATGCATATCTTTGTCCAATATGCAACAAATGGCATCTAGGACATAAATAAATATAAAATAGGGGAGCATAGGTCGAAAGACTTATGTTCCCCTTATTTTTTTAATCCTTATCGTAAAAAGCATGTACATTAGAAAGTGCAGGCTTAAAGTCCTTAGTTGCACTAAATGTATTTACTACTCCTCCCCAGAAATTTTTATCACCAAACGCTACATTTGACCAGTTAGCTGCTTGATTTTTAATAGATTCAAATGCAAATGGAGTTATTTGCCCTAACGGAGTTCCGATAGAATCCCAGAAAGCAAAATCATTTGCAGAGTTTCCTAACATTTTAGCACTTAAATTAACTGCCGAAGCTACCATTCCATCAGAAATAGAACCTGTTTCATTAGCTTTTTTAGTTAATTTCTATCCCTAAGACGCCATTACACCACCAAATAAAGTACCAACAACTAAACATACTATTATATCGTATAATATCTATCTAAGATTAGCACGATACATACGTAATAAATCTGGATCTATGTCAGTTTTAAATTTAGCATTATCATCGAATATAACTTGTAATGTTTCTGCTATTCCAAATTTCTAGTTACCATGAGTCACATCGTGAGCTATAGAACTAAGTGTGACAAATATACCTTCTTGCCACTATCCTTTCCAAACTAAGAAAGGAGCAAGTTTTTCAGAATCATTTTTTAATTCTGATTCTTTAACAGGAGGTAAATCTGTTCTAATCACTCCATCCTGTATTTGATAATACATTTTATTACCTTGTTCGTCAGTAGCTTGCTACCAAGATCCTTGAACTTTTACACCACCAGATTGCATATATTGATTTTTCTTACCTGACCAGTAAGTTCTCATTTGCATCATCAAACTTCCTAAGAAATTATAGTGCATTAACGATTTACGTTCGTGTGTGTAGTAACCATACGCAGTATCTGTAATATTCTTCATAGATTCTATTTCTTGAGAAGAATATGGTACAGGAAGAGGAACAATTACTTCAGTATTAAATCTAAAAGGCTAACCATCAGGCATAATAAATCCTTCATTTATAAGCTATTTACCTATTGCATAATACAAAGCTAATTGTTTAGGATTTTTCTTACCATTAGCAATGTCTGAAAAACGTTTATCTTTTTTAAAGTTATAAACTAATTTTCCATCTTTTACTTCATATGCATCCCAAGTACCATCAGCTAACATTTTAGCTACAATTATTGTCATACGTCCGTAGTAATCAGGTCTTGAAGAAAATTTATATGCAAAGTTCTATATATTAGCAAGTAATCCTTGTGTTGACTAAATACGTTCTATATAAGTATTCATGTCCATATCATTTACTCCATATAATTCATTTACTAACTGAACTTTAGTAGGAGTATCTGAATAATGTAATAAATCGGCATATACTATTTTAATGGCACTCATCATATTTTTTGGAGAAAAAGCGTATGTTCCATCTGGCTTTCTTATTACCAAAGATATGTCTTGCCAAGCATGTTGTATAAACTAATATAACTATCTTACAGAAAATCCTAAAGTCATAAAAGAAGCTGCCTTCTTTACTGTCTTTAAAACTTCCTTAGTTTGCATTTCATTCATAGTTTTGTCTATAGGCATATTATGAACTACCGCTTTTAAATAATCATTAGCGTACTATACATCATCTTTTAAATCTACATTATTATTTTCTTCCTAAACTCTTAAGTGTACTAATGTAGCCTTAATTCTAGGTAATATTTTATCCATTTCCTATTTACTAATATAAGAAAATTCATGCTTAAGTAGTAATGTTTCTAGATTAGTTTCAAAGTAATCTTTACCTCTAAAATCTAGAGCATCCTATCTCTATAAAACAGACTTTTCGAACATATTATTCATTTCAAATAAGTTAGTTCCATCTGCTGTATTCTAAGCATCTTTAGGATCAAAAATACCTTCCATATAAGCCCTAGCTTCTTCTACTAATTTAGTAGGACTTGCTAACAATCCTAATTTTCTTTTTAGGAATCCCATCATACCTCTAGCTGCAACTTCTGAGCTAGCTGATGCTTTTGATAAAGGAATTTCATAATATCTTTTATCTCCAGCTAATCTCATATCTTCTAATTCTGCCTTAGTCATGCTAGAGTATCGTCTCTCATTTATCTTACGTAGAAAGAAACGCATAAATTTCTTATCAGCTTCTGTAAGTCCTGCAGCTTCAATTGGATCATCGGGATTCTTTAGTACTAAATCATTTTCATATTTAGTATTAAACATGTGTGTAAATAATTTAGTTTCATTTTGAATATTAGAATGCCAATTTTTAGATTCTTTTAATTCTGTTACTTCTTTTCTAATAGAAGGTAACTAGTCTGCCATATTCTATCTAATAGACTAATAACCTTGCGCTACTAATTTAGTGAGAACGTTAAGAGTATCAGATTTCAAGTTTCCTGGATTATCTATGTAAGAACCACTCCAACCTTCAGTAAATACTTTAATATTTCTATTTTCTAAGTATTTATCATTATCAGTTACCTACTGTCTTAAATGTAATCCACTTAATTCGGCTATAGCCATTAAGCATTTATTATATAGTCGTGCTTCTTTGCTAATATTACTACTATTAACATTTATCAAAGTTTTATTTTTCTACAATAATAAATTAGCAATTTTAGTAAGAGCTTCTATTTTTTCTTCATTAGATCTTGCCTATTCTAATCCTGTTTTTAAACTTTTTACATCACCTTTACCATAAAATTTATCTTCTGACTAAAGGACTGTTTCAAGATCATCACTAAACAAATCAACCTAATCAGAAAACTATACTTTTCCGTTTAAAATGTAGTCTTCTTCATTTTCTGGCACACTTGTATATTTAGCAAGTTTTTTATAGCAATAAAGTAATTCCTCATTTTTTGCCGACATAGCATCGCCTGTATAAGGATTAGTAATTTGTATATGACCAACTTTAGCGGCACCATCTTGAAATTTTGCTGCTAGCTTATTAATTATAAACATACACTCCATTAGCTTTATATTGCCTGTATAAGCCTGTAACATATAAGACTAAGAATTGTGGGCTTCAACTATATTAGATTCAAATCCATACGTTAAATTAGATCTATCTTTAACATACTTACCATTTGTATCTTTATAGTTATGTAAATATGTTAAATTTTGTGAAGTAACCTGTATGAAGTCAACCTAATTAGTAAGTTTATTTCTTAAAATTACTATACCAAAAGCAAGAGCTGCAGGTTCTTCTTCTACAGTCCAGTTTGGATTGCAGTATTTCTAAGCATATTGTAAAAACCAGTTTATGTCAGAATTAACTTTAGGTTTTTTAGTTACTAAATTACCTAACTATTCGGTAATGTCAGTAGTATTATTATCCTAACCCCATTTAAGAGCAGTATATAAAACAGAAGCTTTATCTTCTGTATTTCTTTCCATATCTGCATAAGCTTCCTTTACTTTTTTAAACATTTCTTCTTCGGTATCGGCTATAAATTTCTAATAACCTCCCTTAAAAGAATATTCGTACTTACCATTATCCTACTTTTTAAAAGCTCCTTCTTTTTTAAGCTTATCCCTTAACTACTCATCAGAGTTACTTTGATACTAAGAAAATCCAGGGAAGTTTTCCTCCATTCTTTTCTTTGTAGATTTAATAATATCATCAGTAGGTGCAGATATTATTTTAGTCTTAGGCATATAATCTTCCATATGTTTTTGTATACTTGCCTAAGTTTTTATCTAAGGTGCTAAATCTCTAAATAGATCATTCTCATCATACTAAATTCCTCCGTAATTAAATTTAGCTTCTTTAGGATTTATTAAAGCTTCATCCTTATTAGTTAATTTAAAATCTTTAAATTGGACAGGAATAATTCCAATTTTAGCTCCTTCTGTATTTATACCAGCACGCTGCAACATTCTTGCGTATGTAGCCTATTGATATGTAAAAGCTAATTTTTTAGCAGATGAATAATCTACAAACTATTTAGGTGATGTTTTATAGTCAAATATATGAGTTACACCTTTAGAATCAATTACAGCTATATCAATATTACCAATTAATGTATTAATTCCTTCAGATAATTCTATAGATAAAGGACCTTTAACATTCAATTCAGGAAAGAAGTCTAATGTATCTTCATTTTCACCTAATGATGAGGCTATACTTGTTTTTAATTTTCTAGCTAAATCTATAGATTGTTTAATAATATCTAGATTTATATAATTAAAATCAAGTCCTGTTTCTTTTTTATTTAATATTTCTATTAAATCTTCATCAGTTTTAGTAAAATTATAATTACCATTAGAATCTTTAGAAAAGAATACTTCCATTACTTTATGGAATGCTGTACCCATTTTTGCTTGCTATTCCCATTTATTAGTAATAATTTCTTTCCATTTTTCTGCTTCTTCTTTAGTAAGGTATCTAGCTTTATCTATATCTCCATCAAAAATTAAATCAATTTCTTCTTTCGTAAAAACACCAATTTTTTTATCAGGATTATATATAACATGTACGTCCCTATTAAGGGATGAATCTGTCCATGTATTTATTTTTTCCTTCCAGTAATTTTCTTCTTTAAATATAGGAAATAAATAATTTCCTTTACTATCTGTTATAGTTGAAAGAAATCTAGTAACACCTATATAAGGTCTAGATCTTTCTCCTACTTCTTCTCCATCTAAGTAAACTTTTTTATATTGAAATGCCTCTTTTAAAGCTACAGTAGCTTTATTCATTTCATCTACTTTGTCAACTGTATGTAACTATAATGCAGATTTACTGAACACTATATCTCCAAACTTATCTTCAAACTTTCTTTTCTAAAGTAAATAATCATCTAATTCTACTTCAGATTCGAATGTATGTCCTTTATATATGTATTTACAATTCATAAACAGCTTTCTTTTAATTCTTTAGACTGCATTAGTTTAGATTTAGTATTAGCTAGTATTCTATGCACTCTATCTATAGACATTGTTGAATTAGTACGAACATTTAATATTGGCGATTCTACTAAATCAGCTATATCTTTTATTGATTTATCATAAGTATCTCCTAAACAATCCACAGAATATTTACCATTTAAAGCAGAATCTAATATTCTATTCATATGATAACCTATTTCATAAGTTATATTAGGATCATCTTCAAAAGATTTTCCTCCTTTAGAAAGATATCTAGCCATTTCTGTAATATAAACTTCTTCAGCTATATCTGATCTAGTTCTATTAGGATATAATTTACTTATTTGAGCATAGGAAGAAAAACTTTCTGCTTTCTAAACTGTATTAAAATATAATTCTGGATTTGTATAACGCATACTTCCAAATACTAAATGTAGTAATTCGTGTATAGGAGTATCTAGTGTAGCATTATCTGTATTTATATAGATATTTCCATTATATATAAATCCTTTTGCAGAATAAGAATCAGTTATTTTATTTAACTCTTCGTCATTTTTAATTTCTTCATTATTAGTTAAATATATACCAACTCCGTATAAATTAGATAATCTTGTTATCATATCTAAATAAAAAGTATCACTGTTATTAGATTGATAATCATATTCATTTTTAAAATCAGTCTTCTAATTTAGATATTTAATAGGTCTATGTTTAATATCTATTATAGAAGTTTCTCCTAATTCTAATCCAGATATTTCTAGATCTCTATATTCTTTATTTAAAGCTACTACAGCATCATTTAAAGAGTGTGTAGATGTTATATCTAATAATTTATTTGTATTTATTGAATTACCTTTCATTTTTAATAATTCATTTCTTACATAAGGTTCTGAATTAGCTTGGGGTATTTCATCTAAATAAGGATATCTATTATGATTAGTAATAAAATCTCTCACTACTGGGTCTAATACAGTTTCGTGAATACCCGAAACTTTTTTAAGTCTCAGATATTCACTACTGTTTTTATTAATACAATTTAACATTTATTTAAATCAGCTTCTATAAATTTAGTAATGTTTGTTAAATTTAAATCAGGTGTAAAAATCTTTTTACCTGTAATTTTATCTTTTTCAATCTTGAATTGTAAGTTAATCTTAAATTCTCGATTTTCAAAATTAATTTCTCCTGATCTAGTTTTTCCATTATTATAAGATATAGATGAGATATGTCCATTATAATGCTTTATAGTAACTTTAAATTCACTATCTCGCATTTTAATTTTTGTATTTAAAGACTATTCAGAATAATTAATACCTATATGATCTGCATCTTTTTCTGTAGAAACATTTATAGGTATATATGTTTCACCTTTATAGTTACGTTTTGTAACCTATGGGGCTGCATCAGCAAGATCAGCAGCTTCTTCTGCTTCGGCTCTACTTTGTTTTTCCCATAAAGTATAATCAAAAGTATCACCAGTACTTAACCAAACTAATTTAGCAGTATTCCCCCATATTGAACCTACAGGTATAACGAAAGAAGTAACATAACTAATATCTGTATTTTCTTTAGTTATATCCTATGTCTGGTCAAATTCCGCTTCAAATTTATAAAAGTCAGAAATTAATCCATAGTCTATAGAATCTGCAAATATACTAGTTAAAGCTTTTTCTCCAGGCTAATTATAGTTTGTAATTAAATTATATATAAAGAATAAATCTTGAAGTCTAAATACTTGCCCATCTAATGTTCTATAGAATCCAAAACTATCAGAATTAAGCTAATTAAAAGCCATTTTATATTCCTAGAATGTATTAGTTTCTTCTTCACTACGTGGACTCATATTAATAGGTAAAGTATAAGCAATCATAGTATTATGATTTACAGTATTTGTAAATACATTAGGAACTAAATTCTAAATAAACTTATTATTCTTTAATGCATAGTTTACTTGAAGTTGATTATTTACTCTTTTTCCATTATATCCTTGCTTAAGATTTGGAATTAAAATACGTTCAAACCACTTCTTAAACTAAGCTTTACCCTCAGGAGATCCTAATAACTTAATATATCCAGGACCTTTAACTTTTTCATCGCTTATTGACTTACGTTCTTCAGTACTTAAATATATAGATAAAGGCTAATCCTTATTAACTCCAAATCTTGGAGAAGTTAACCAGTCTGTAGCAATGTAATCATTAACCATTCTGTTTAAACCTCTAACCATATTAGCCTTACCTTTAGCAGAAGTTATATTAAGATTCTATGACATTACTTCTGACCAATATTTTAATGCTCTATATTTAGAAGATATTTCTGTAAGTTTAGCATCTAATATCCAAGCACCTTTTACATACTATAGATAATGTTCTGAATTAAATAATAAATCAAATAAATTTAATGTATGTTTAACTTCTTCATATTGCTGTATGCAATTTTCAGGATTTTGTATAAAATCATCAATAGTTAATTTATCCCAAGCTTTTTGTTTATAATCGAAACTATCTCTTGGTATATTAATACCATTCATTCTTCTATTTAATTCTTTGTCAATTTTACCTTGTCTAGTATTAACCAAATCAAACTTCTACAAGTAGGCTATTTGTTTATCCATACTAGTTTCTAATCCCTAGTTTACATGTAACAATTGTCCTAATACTTTAAATTCTTCAGCACCAGCACTTAAGTTTTTAAAACTCTCATATAAATCAGTATCGTTGCCAATTACCTCATGCTGTTTTATCTTGAAATCTTCAATAATATCAAGTAACTATTGAACATAAGGATTATCTTGATTTTCAACTCTTATTTCGTCTAAATCTCTAATTAATTCCCAAAGACCTACATTTAATCGTCCAACAACTTCGCCGAAATCTTTGGTATTAAACCTGTCTCCATGATTATATTTTGTCTCTAATTTAGTTAAAATAATGTTTAGAGCATCTCTTCGAGGCTATACTTTATGAGAATCTTCGTTATCTCTTTGTTCTTCGTTTAAGTCCTTAGCTACATAATTATTAATTTCTCTGACAGGTCCTATTTCAAAATAATCAAATACATCTTCAATAGATTTACTTCCTATATTATCAAATATATTACTATCCATCATAGATGCTATAATACGCATAGGTTTAGACATTAATATTTCAGCAATGTCTTTAAAGTGCATACCTATAGAAGAACCATAAACATACATACCTAACATATTAGTACCACCATTAATTTTACCTAAAGATAATTCTTTAGCATTATCAGTAGCCTAAGATAGTAAAGCAGATAGAGCAATTGCTGCATCTTCGTCATTATCACAACCTGCAATAATTTGATTTGTATAATCCTAAGCTAAATTTTCATAGTATTTCCGCTTTTCTGGATCAGCAGTTCTATACATATTTGAGATAGCTTCTTCTGCTTTTAGTTGTAAATCTTGTATTTCTTTCTAAGTTAAAGGATCTTTAATATCACTTCCAAACTAATGTATATTAGCGAACTAGTAATATATTTTACCTCTAATCTTAATGCCTTGACCATTCTTTCCTAATATTAATCTCTACTTCTATTCTAAAGTAGAATTAGGATTATTAAGTACAGAATTTATATAGTTAGTAGCAGCAAAGAAAGATTTAAGACCAACAGCAACAATTCCTACTCCTTTCTTACCTACTTGGTTATTAACAATACCATGATTAACTGTAAGAGCATTTCTAGGTCCCGCAGATTTAGATTCTTTAACAACAGGATTATTAGGATTATTAGCTATCTTTTTAACCATATCTGTAGCAACATCAATAGGTTTCTAAGCTTCAATTTGATTTTCAGGAGATTCTATTATGTCAAACATTTGTGTAAGCATAAAATTCTTAGTAGCATCATTTAATGCTTTTTTACCTTTACCATATATAGATTTATTATGCTTATTAATAGCTTCTCTAAATAATTCCTTTTCTTCAGTGTCAACATCTAAAGAATTTAATCCTTCTTCATTAACTAACTCGATTACTTTAGACATAAATTTCATCTTTTCAGGAGTATCTATATTAATAAACATTTTTCCTGTTCCTTCATTAGTAGTTAATAAAGATTGTATATCTAATTCTTTATCAGGTAGTTCTCCATCAAAGCATTCTTCATTAGTAGGGAATGGAAGATTATCAGAAGCTTTTAGCATTTCATAAGAAGAGTAATCTGTTAAAGAACTCCAATGTTGTATTTTTCCATTTCTGTTAATAGAATACTATGTAAAGTTTGTAGTATCAATATCAAAGTCAGAACCCTGTAACCACAACTGAGTAGACGCTACATAAGCTGTATTACTATTTGTGCTATCAAATGCAACAATCTTCATGGACATAAAAGATTGCATAGACTGTGCAGGAATACGAGCAGCAATTAACTGTAGAGACTTTTGTAAAGAAGAAAACATTTCATTTCCCTAATTAATTAGATATTTACCTAAAGCATAGTCTTTTGCTTGTAAATTCTTAGTAAAGACAATTCTTCCATTTTTACCTTGAATATCTTTATTATATGTAAATGAATCTAGCTTACCTGTATATAAGGCTTTATTATAAGTATCATAAAATTCCTTACTAATATTATGTACTATAATATTTCCATCTTCATTTACAGTAGTAATAAGGTTATTTAATACATTAGTAATTTTGTTATTATTATTTAAAGCAGATGCTAAATAAGAATTATGTCTTTCTATTGTAGTTTCATCTGTAGTAGATAAGAAAATATTAGAATATCCTTTAGTTGTAGATATATAGAAATCAGGATTAGATGTAATAATAACTTCTTGAGGTTTGCCATCAAATGTAGTAGCTACGTATACTTGATCGTCTTTACTATACATTTTATACATTTTATTACCATTACTATCTATTCTCCACAATTCTTTTAGTGGATTTCCTTCTGAATCTAATGTACCGTCTACAGTAAATTCATAAGTATTGATTTTCTTTTTAAAGAAATCTTCTGTATAATCAGTTGGAAGTTTATCTTGATGCGCTATGTATATATGATTTCCATTATTAAATTTAAGTTCTGCATCAAAATATTTCATATCTATTTTAGAACTTAATCTTTTTAATATTTTATCAGTAAAGAATTGTCCTTTCTATTCTAGTATATCAGATAACTCATCATCTTCTTCTAAACCATAAGCTGTCTAGAATAATCTAGGTAAAACAACTTCAGCACTTTCTACTTTTGCAGGTTTAGTTAATTTAACATTTGCAGCAATAGTTCCAGTATCTCCTATAGAATTTATAACCTAAACAGATCCAGTACCGTAAGTAATATTTTTAAGATCTTCCTATACTTTACGCATAGTTTGTTTATACAATAAAACATTTTTTGGATCTTCTAAATCTAATGTAGATTTAATTTTATGAGCTTCTTGTACAGACGCTAGATCATATAGTTGATATAATTTAACTTCGTCTCCATCTTGTACTTCAAATATAGCATTATAATGAGCTAAATCTCTACCTTCTATTATATTATTTTTAAAAGAAACTATTTTGCCTTCTTGTAGAAGTTTTTTAAAAGACATATAACCATATTCACTAACAGATCCATCTTTATTATATGTATCTAATCCAGGTAATTTTATAGTAATAGTTTCAGTACTTCCATCAGAATAAGTTACGTTATAGCAACCTCCAATTCTAACATCACTAGGTAAGAACATATCAGGTTCTTTCTACTAAGCTTCAATTAATTCTGCTTCATTTTTGAATTGACCAAGTTTTTTATCTCCATGTATTTTCATAAAACTGAAAGCTGGACATAGAATAGATAGTACACCATCAATTTTTAACTTAATAGCGGATTTTGTAATATCTACACTTAACTAAGAAGCTAAAGAATTAAATAGAGAACCATCACTAAAAGGTACAAGTTTATTTAATTCGTCAGTAGATAACTTAATATTAGATCTTTCTATTTCAATTAATTTATTTTTAATAGTTTCAATTAATGAATTTTTACTATCCTAATGTATAATACTATCAACTATCTATTCAATTATAAGCCTTTTAAATTTTTCTTTACTTCCAGTAGCTTCAGCAGTGTTAGATAATATCTACTCATATAAATCAACTGAATCTGATATTGCATTTTTAGCTAAAATAGCTAAAGCTTTATACATTTTAGAAGATTTATCAAAAGAATAACCTCTTGCCACACAAGCTGATACAACCTAAGTCATAAGAGAAATTTCTTCTGAATCAGCTTCATGCTCTTTGTCCAACTGAATACCAGCCTAACTCATATCAATTTGAAAATAATTTAATTTTCCTACTTTTTTAAAATAATCAAGACTGTTAATATTACCCATACCTTGTTTCACAGCACCTGCAGTAGGTACATAATGTATATCACTATGCTTTAATGGTTGATAAACATCTTCCTAAGTTTTAATTTGAGTTTTATGTTTATTTGGATGTGTAGGATCGTTATAATCTTTAAATATACCTGTGCTATTTATAGCTTTAACTACTGCTTCTCTAGAATATTCAGATTGTACAAATTTAGTACCATTAAACTCTAAAGAATTCATACCTCCAAACATATTAAACAATTTCCAGTTAGTATTTACTCCTGTAAAAGTATCTGTTAATATTGTAGATGTTGGCTTATTATTATCATCTACAGTACAATACTTCATAGTATAACTATTATTTCCGTTATATTCTAATCCTATTACACGTCTAATTTGACCTGTAGATTCATCATAGTAAGCATAAGATACTTTAGCATTTTCTACACCTTTTATACTAGATTCTCTAGTATTTGAGTACTATATATCTACAGACTATCCTGGATGTAAAGTATCAAAACCGCTAAGTATATTCCAATCAGTTAATGGATTTCCTTCTTCATCATACCATATTCTATCTGTCATATTCTATGCGAGAATCCTATGCCCTCGCATATTTTTCATAGACGCGTTAGTAATTCCAAAACCAGCAGTTTTAATAATACCACCATTTCCTATTGTTTCATCGTAAAAATGTACAAAAGGTTTTTTAATAATACCAGCTCTTGCGCCACCTAATGAGTTATTTTCCAAATCAATTAAGAACGGATCTACGAAAGTAGCACCGTCGTGAGGACTCACAGTACCAGTTTTTCCTCCAGCATCACCTAATATATTACTTACTGTATCTTCTATATCATCGATAATTGCTATATTATATCTAGAAGGAGCACCATTAAGTTGATTTAACTAAAATTCTTGCATGGTAGCTGTAAAAGATACGTGTCTCTTAAATTGAGCATTAAACCTAGCATTTTCTTCCCAAGAAAGTTCTAATTTAGTAGGATTTTGATAATCTCTAAAAGAGAATTTTGAAGGGTGTGCTAAATGAGTTCCTACACATGCTGTTACAAATTCCTAACTAAATAGATAATGCATTGCATTAAATTCTTTAAAACGCTCATTTAAGTCTATAGAATAAGTCTAATTTAGTTCATCTAAATCATATAAAAACTACTAGAAATTTACATATTTATAATCATCATTTTTAAGAGTATACATAATATACTTAGCAATTCTACTTGCCTATGTATTTGATGTTATATTATAAGTAGTTCCATTAAATGTAAATCTACCTAGTATTAACTTTCCAGAAGCATCATCTACCCAACCATTATTTACATTTTTAATATGATTATTTAATGTAGTATAATCAAGTAAATCTAATTCAAAACCATCCTTTAATAAATCACAAAAGAATTCCTATTCTCCTAATTTAAAATATTCCTATAATTTATTTTGATTGTTAAATGTTTCTCTTAAATACTTAGATGTCTTATTTTCAGATAATATTTTAGTTCCTGCTAGTTTATTAGCCTATTTATTGTTTTCATAGTGCATATTAAGAGTTAACTTAATATTATCGTTAGGATGAATATAATTCCATTCTCTTACTATTTCTTCAACAGCATCCTAAGGATTATACTTAATATACCCTGCTTTATTTAAGTAGTCTATCTATTTATTAAAGTTATCAAATGTAAAATTCTAATAAAACAAACCATCTGTGATAAGTTCTGGTTTTTCGCTAATTAAAATCTATCCTAATTCTTGAACTGTTTTACCAAACACTACTGTACTAACCTTAGGATCTAAAAAGGCATTAATTACTCTATTCCAATCTTTTTGTACATGTTCATAAGATTGTCGATAGAAAGAACCTATTTCGTTTTGTATAATATATTTTATTCCATTATGTCCTAATGTATCTATAATCTGACTAATAGAATTTCCTTTACTATCATTTAATTCTTGTAAACTCTATGTAAAATTATAAGTATATCCAAATTTTGGAAGAATAGTAGCTAATTCTCTTTTAATATCATATCCAGAAAAGTATTTTTTACCTAAACTTTCTAAAGCTTCGAAATCATCATTAAATCCTACACTTTCATAAGCATATTCTTCATTAATTCTCGAATTACCTGTACTTTTAGCTAAACTTTTTAGTATCTAATCAATAATAGCCTATTTATTTTCAGGAGTTATTTCTGTATCAGAATAAGAATTAACTATCATATATTTTGTAGGTGTATCTATATTGATTTTCATTCTTCCAATAAATCCTTTATCTGACATAATAGCTGGAATAAATCTTAATATCTATTCTTTATTAGCATGTTTATTTGGATTTAATGCAGATAAATAATCATAAACTAAAGTAGCAAACTCAAATTCTACAGCTGTAAAATCAACATGGGATTTATAATCTCTAGATGTTTTTGCTTCCTTCATTTGTTCTACACCTAAAAATAGATTCTTATCAAAAATACTATAATGTTTAGATACAGAATTTTCTCTCAAGTTTTTAGTTTTAAATTGATATGGATAGGATCCAAGTAATCTACTTAAATTCTAAATACTTGCACCATGACCAGCACCATCTTTTACCTAAGAAGCTGTTAATAAATGATCCATATAAGCTTCTATAGTAGCAAGCATTTTCATTATAGGAGTAGATTTACTATCAATTAAATTTATTTCATGTAATTCGGAGTTAATTCCAGGCTTAAAATCAGCTACATTCTGATATACTATATTTATTTTGTTTTGTAATTCTGATTTAGTATCAAAATGTTTTCCTTCAGCATCAATCATAAGCTCATTAGATATTGCCATATTTCCTACTATGTTAGAAGTAAGTTTTAGCATATCATAATAGCAAGTAGGTAAATCAAAAAATTCTTTACCACTTATATTAGTATAAGCTTCAGTAAATTGTACAGATCTAATGTTCTTACCTGTTATAAACTGAATCAATTCTGCTACTTTATCTAATTCTTCTGAAGACATTTTAGTAAATAGTATTTTAGCTTTTTCTCCGATGTATGTTTCATCGTTATAACTATATGTTAAAGTATTTCCATTTACAGAATTATAAACATATAATTCCTTACCGTTACCTAAGTCTAGTCTATATTCAGTTCCTTGCAAATTAAAAGAATCTGGTGTAGAAGTCTGTATTATTTTTAGTTTTAAAGAATCTTTTATACTTGGATAATCTATTAAATTAAATGTATTCTAAGAAGATATACTTCGCGTAAGTTGTCTCTATTTATTACTAATAGTACTATCCTATAAACTCTGCCCTTTAATAGTTCCAGATCTCTAATCTTCAAAATATTGAGCTAAATCTGCAGAAAATACTGAATCTATAGATTGTGTTATATAGGCTAAATAATTTAAAGATTTATGTCCATCTCTATTAATGGCTTCTAATAAGGATCCTTTTCCATTATATAATCCTCTATTAATTGTTTGTATAGTATCCTTATCAGTAGGAGAGAATGTTCCCTATTTTAATCCTAGCTATTTATATAATTCAGAATCACTCAAAATATAGAATATATCTCTAGTATAAGATTCTGGATTTAATCTTATTAAAGTAACTAAATCCTAAAAAGATTCTACATTCTTAATATGCTGATATATTTCAAAAGCTTTATTATCACCTCTCAATAGTAAAGTATCTTTAATTTTATCAAAATTAGCTACATCATCCATTGTAGGTTTTATTGTCATTAACTTTTTAAGTTTAGCTGTAATAAAATGATTAAAATCATTAAAAGATAAATAAGCATTTTCAACTAAATCTCCATTATATGTATATTTAGGTAAAGAAGTTATAATAAATTTAGTTACATTATTAATTTCTTTATCTAAAAATATTTCATCAGTACTTCTCCATGTACTGTATAATTTAGTTCCTTTAGATGTAAGGCTATATCTTCCTTTTTTAAACTGAGGTATATTAGGATCTATAGATATAACTTCTCCAAAAACAGAATTAGCAAAAGCATCAAAATTATTTAATAGTACCCACGCATTATATGCTTTAATACGTTCTTGTGCTTTTTGTCTATCTGTTGAGTTTTTATTAGGATCAATAGTGTATTGTATAAGACTTTCTAAATTGCTAGGTTTTTCAAATAACTATCCAAAATACTTAACAACTTTATAATAACTAGTAGGATTAAGTCTGATTATTGCTTTACTTCCATCAACATTTACACCTCTTAATAGTCGATGTATTTCTGCATAATCAGATTCATTATTTCTACTAACTAGTTTATTTAAAGTAAAATCGGTAATTATACCTCCCTAAGAATAAATACTTCTAATATAATCAATAACAGTTTTAAATAATTCGTTCTGTCTATTATATATAGCTGTATCTAAATCATTTGAATTTTTACATATACGAGTACGTTGTGTGTCCGCAAATAAGAAAGAATTAACAGCAATATTTTTAGCAAAATTGGTAAACAATAATTTAGCCTTAGCAGAATAACCGAAAGCATCCTGCATGAAATGATTTTCATACTTCTATTTTAGTTCTTCTTCTTCTGATTTCTTGCCAAGTAAATCATCAGTTTTCTTTAAAGTATCTAATTGTTCAGCAATTTTATTATCAGTTTGAAACCAAGAAAGTAACTCATCTTCGCTAATCGTATTAGTATCGTCATCCAAAACATCTTGAAATAAATCAAGAATAGATTTTGCTACTTTTGGTAATTCTTGCATATCTATAATATACTTATTCTTAATATCTTTCATTATACCTTCTTTAAATTGCTGTATTATCTAAGTATCAGATTTTCCTTCTCTGTTGTCGTCAATATTTTGGATTAGGGTGTCGATTCCCTCTAAGAGAGAACCGCCACCATCCCAAGCGCATTTTCCTGCCATTATAATAAATTTATTATTATACTATCACATCTATTTTCGTTTATTATATCTTCTTCTGTATTATTTTTAAAATAATTTCTAAGTTGCTCCTACAAAGTAACATCATTAGATTTTATTTCGTTTGATTTATTTTTACGTAAAGCTTCTGGAGTATTTTCTCGATAGATATTTATATATTCCTATATTTTACTTAAAGCTAGTTGTCTCAAAGCTTCTATATCATCGGTACTGCTTATCTATTGTTCTATATTTAATAGTCTTTCACTAACATTTCTATTTACATTTTTAGATAATCTACTAGCAAACTATACTACTTCTGTAGGAGATCCTAAACCTTTAGTAATATAAAGTATGTCCTCATCGGATAAATTAATCTCTGGGAATGATGTACTAACCATAGGTTCAGAACTTTCTTTAATTTCGTCTAAAGTAATCTAATTATTATAAGTATTTAATTCATATAAGACTCCATTAATTGCTATATTTCCGTTTTCATTATCTTGAATATGTCCAAGTAATAAATCATTTTCCTCTGTAATCTAAAAGTTACCATTAGAATCAATATAAGCAAACTAAGACATATTTACGTCAGAATTAATATTAATGCATAATTGTTTAAACGCATTAGCTTCTAATAATTCTAACTATTCTTGAGACTATACAGAACTATAATCTACTATAGGTAGTTTATCTCCAAAATCTTCTTTAAGAGAACTATATTCATTAGATGGTTTATAACTTTCTACTTTCTAAGAACTGCCACTTAAAGTGAATTTTTTAGCTCCTGTATAATAATCTCTAAGAACTAATGGTCCTCCTAAATTATGCCAATTAGCTGAGCCTTTTCTGTAAGCTTCTACAGCTAAATCTTCTATTGATTTTTTAGGATCTTTAGAGAACTATGTATAAGTCTATTCAATTACTTTACTTAAAAATTCTTCCATAGAAGAGGTATCTAAATATGCAGATGTAGTAATTTTATTGCCGACTTCTATATCTTTACCTTTAATAATATATCCATTAATCTTAGCATAGTTAAAATCTCCTAAACTATGATCTGAATCTATTTTTACGTTTTCTCTTATTTCATATTGAGAACTATTAAATATAGATCTAAAATCCTAAAAATCCTAACTTTCTACAAACTTAGAACCAGCTAATTTAGCATCATAGGCATCTGGGAAACAAATGTACCTAAGCATATATATCAAATTTCTTTCTACAGTAGTATCCTTTCCAAAAGAACCCCTACCCCAATTTTCTGTAGTATTTAATATCTATGTTCCTTTTTTATAATCACGACCTGTAGATTCTATTGAATCTATAGCTTGTTTAAATTTTTCCCAAGTTTCTTGATCAAAATACTCAATAATCTTAGCTTTAATTTTCTATTCGTCGCTCTTTAATAAAGCTTGCCAAACATTATAAATAGTATAATTATTTCCTGAAGGTCTCACTCCTTTAACGTCTGAATCGTTAAAAGCTTTTAATGTTTCTATGTAATCATCAAAAGATACTTTAGGAGGCAATACAAATAACTACTTAACTATTTTAGGATCATTTGGATTCTGTAACTAATGTATGTACTATTCATACATTTGCTATTCGTTAAGTTCTAAGTTATCAGTAAACAACACAAAAGGATAACCTGCTGTATCTCCAAATTCTTTAGGACTTACAGGAACAGTTAATACCCCATTTTCATCGTTAACAGTAATAGAACTATTACGAGATACAAGTACTTTACTAACTCTGAGATTTGGCTAAGAAGCTAATTCACGTAAAGATATCATAGAATTAGGAACCCACCATCCATTTAGTTGTAAAAATCCAGCATCGCCTGCATATTGTACACCATAGTTATCTAAAGATGTACTTGGAAGCCATTTATCATCTAATTTATAAATAGCTGCCTAAGATAGTAAGTATAGCTAAAATAAATTATGTAAATTAGGATCACCATCCTTTAGTGCTAATTTTTCTGCTACTATCTTAACTACTTTATTAAACATGCTCTTTATATTACCATCATTTAATACTTCATAAACATTAGGATAGTATGGCTTATCTTCATAAGACTATAATCCCTTAGTAATAGGAGAATTTAAAGACAATATAGGGGTTTCAAATGTATAACCATTACCATTAATAGCAATAGAAGCTACTATTTCTTTTCTAAATCCTTTTGAATTCTCACTATCTAGTACTCTATTAAATAAAGGTACTTCTTGTTCAGGATCTTTAGCAAATCTCTAGAATTGTGTATATTTCTATGCTAAATCTGAAGGAATACTAGATTTTAACATAAAGTCACAAGAAAGTAACATATCCATAGGTAATCCAAATTCTTTACTTATTAATATTTTAAGCTTATTATTTAATTCCTATTTAGATGTAGCATATCTTATAATAGATTGTATTCTACTTATAAGTTCTATAGTTTTATTAGGATTACTTAAATAAATATTAGGATCTTTTCCAGCTAATGTAGCTAACTTAATAATGCCATCAACTCCATCTATTCTATCTTTAATATTTGGATTTATTGGTACTAACTAATCTCCATTTACCTAATAACCACCTAAAGATAAAGAATTAAATGTATATAATAAATTCTATTTAATAGATTGAGGTACTATTACACTATCATTTGCTTTATCTACGACTTTTTCTACTTTATCCTAATTACCATTTAATTCATTTGTTATAACTTCATTATCAATATCCTATTTTTCGTCGTCTTTAGTATCGTCTTGACTACTTAAATCTGGTAACTTCTTTTTATCATCCTAAGGATTATTAAATTCGCTTAGTATGTTATTAATAATACTATCTATATTAGGTAATCCGTTTTCAACTCGTTTATTACTAATATAAGATAATAATTTTTCATATAGTTCTTGTCGTGTCTTTTCCTTATCTAAATCTGGAGTATCAGCAATTAGTTTTTCTAATTCTGTATTTACTTTGGAATCAACAAAATCTTTTAATTGCTACTCAAAAACAAATACTTGTTTAATAAAAGTATCTATAGTTACCTATGTAGTAACATCATCGTCTTTTTTAGCTAGCTTGTCATTTTGAGGTTTAACAGTGTCCTCATATTTAGTTCTCTCGATTAACTTTAAATCTTCTCCTTCTATATTATCAAGAGCATGTTTAACTAATTCAGATTGGTGTTTAATATCCCCAGCAGGCATTGGTTCTAATTCTGTAGCCTCATCCATAGCTTTATTAAGTATGTGGTCATAAGGTCCTACTATCTAATTAGTTAATAATAAAGAACCTTTTTTTGCTCTAGTAATACCTGTATATAAAGCCTACATAAATTCCTGACTATTCTATTTTTCACTAGGATCTAATTCTATTATATAGTAATCACTTTCCAAACCTTGTGAATTGCCACCCTAATGTTTCTAGAAAAAGTCTTTATATTTAGGAGAATTAATTAAATTATATAATGCTGTTCCTTCTTTTTGATAAATATATCCTATTTTATCTTCTTCAGCAATAGTTCCATTTGTCTGTCTTTTAACAGTACTAATTAATCCGTCAAGAGTTTTAGTTACTTCTTCTGGATTAAAGTTACCCATAGGATCAGAATAGTTAACTATTTTTGTACCACTTAAGGTGTATTCCTTATCAAAGCTTTCAAAATAACTCAACTAAATTGGACCTTTACCATCTTTAATAAGAGCTTCAATAGTATTTCCATTTGTTGTACTTTGTACATTAGCTGTTCTTAAGCTATTTTTAAGTCTAAAACTACGAGTTAACTATTGTCTTTCGATAGACATCTTTATTTCCAATTGATTAGGAGTTTCTTTTGTATTTTTTACAACCCAACCAGCAGTCTTAGTATCTACTTTCTTAAGTTCCTCTAAAGCGTCCTTAATATCAAATATTCCTTTACCTTTAGCTGAAATCTAATTTAAATCTCCTGCTGTAATTATAGATATTCCATATTTTCTAGCAAAATTATTAATTATATTTAATTCATTATCAGTAAATCTAGATATTTCATCTATAAAGATTACATTCGGAACATTACCTACAGATTTTATTTGTGCTTTAGGTACAAGATTTCCATTAGCATCGAAATCATAATGTTTTCCCTTTTCATATTGAAGTACATCATTTACACGTTCTGGATATTCATACGTACTAATAAACTCTAATAATTCTTTACCATCAAATACTTTATCAGTTTTAATAGATAAATTTTTAGCTAATTTATCAGCATTAGCATGAGTATTATTAACTACCCAAGTAGATTGTGAAATCCAATCATTGTTGATAATAGATGCTATCATATTAATAACAGCAGCTGTTTTACCTGTTCCTGCTTTACCTTCAATAAATATAATATTACTAAACTTAGGACCTATTAATTCTTTTAAATACTTCTTACCACTTTCAGTAGCTAGTAATTTAGATACACCATCAACAGTATGTAAGTATTTCTATATAATCTAAGATCTTCCTTCAAAATCTTTACTATCAATAATAGAAAGCATTTTATTCTTAAGAGCTTCATTAAATGCACTAATAGTATTTCCATTTATAACATGAGCTACTCCTAAATAAACTCCCATTTCTTGAGCAAAGATTGGAGCAATAGTGTCAGATATATATCCTTTATAAGCATTATAAAAATCAGAAGCTTTTAAAGCTGCTCTTGCAGATAAGTAATAATAGAAATCAATATCATCAATAGTATTAGTTCTATCTGAAGTTAATTCTGATTCTTTTGAGTCAAATAAATTCCAAGTTTTTTCATCTAATAACTCTTCTATAGAGTGATTTCCGTTTTCTATATTAGTCTAATAAAATTCATAAATAGCATTATCCATAGCTATTCTATCAGCATAAAGCTATTCCATAGAAATATCTATATTATCCTAATCATTTTCTCCTGGCTCTAAATTAAGACCGCTGAACGTTTTTAAATTAGGAAGAGTTACAAACATAGATTTATCCCATTGATCATCAGGTAAAGCTCCTATTACTAATTTCTATACTTTTCGGTAAAGATTTAAAGTACTTTGAACAGCAATCTTAGGTTGCATTATAAGTTTAGAATTTTTATTCTACTCGTGCAAAGTTAATAAGAAATTAAGTCTCTAACTTATTAAACGTAAATCAAATAATAACTCTTCTGCTTTTTCTCCTTCAATAGTAGGTAAATCTTCCCAAGAATCATCATTTTTACTTTCTTTATGTATATTATTTAAAGTCGTATTTACTCCAAATAAATCAAAATTCTGTATATAATTACCTGTATCGAATTTAGTAGCTATAGTATGTCCTACGTTATCTGTACGCATACCTTGTATTAAAGCATGCATCATTTGAGTAGCTTTTATAGCCTATCTTAGCTGATATAATTTAAGTTCATCAGAAATAGTAAATCCGTTTAAATTAGTCTTAAATGCAGCTAAAATGGATTCAAGTCCTCCTTCTCCTCCTAATAATGTATCAATAGTTACAGGATCTCCTGTTACATCAAGTATAAACTTATTAAGTAATTGTTCTACAGGACTAACACTTACCTTATTTATATTTTCTAAAGATTCATTTAGATTTTTTAATAAATCACCTAATTCAAACATTTTTTGTTCTAAATCTTGTACTATAAGCGCATCATTGCCAAAAGAATCGTCATTATACTCTGTCCAAGATTTTACTCCAAGTGCTTTATAAGCAGATTCTTCTAGTAACATAGGATCTTGTTGACCTGCAACATCCTACACCGTACTAGTTAAAGATTGTAGTCTTTCATGTACTTTTTCAATTAAATTGTTTAAGTACTCTTTAGTAGCTCTATTAGCCCAACCTCTTGATATTTCTTTATTTACTAAATTAGGAATAATTTTAGCCATGAATATATTTTGCATAAGATCCATGGTTGTATTAGCTTCCAAGGTTAAAGAATTTATATCAGCCTATTTATTCTTATCAGAATAAGCTTCGTCTGTTTTTCTTTTATTTAATTCAGAAAGTTTATCTTGATAATACTTAGCTGTTTCATTTAATTTAACATCATATTCATCAAGTATATTATCATCAACAATGCCTCTTAATAAAGATATAGATTCATTAGCTCTAGGATTTAAAACATGTATACCTCCATAAAGAAGTGGATTTCCTTCTAATACATTTTCGTTAGCTGTTCTAAGAGTATCTATAGAATCATATATTTTCTTTACTACTTTCTGTGCTTGTTGTGCTGAATCTGTATCTAATTTATATTGATCAATTACGCCGTTTTCTCCTCCAAATATTTTTCTACTTAAAGCTAAATATTGTGTTGCTGCTATTTGAACATCGTCTGCTGCGTCTGTTTTTAAATATGTCTAGTATCTAGACATTAAATCACTTTTCTCACTATCAGTAATAGTATCAATAGTTTTACCTGTCTAAGCCTACACAAATGTTTCAAAAGTAATACCATCATTAAATTCTTTAAGAATTTCTGGATTAGTTTCAAGTAAGGCTGTTGCCATAAAAGATGCTGCATTTTTACCTTCAGCTATATCTTTTACTTTCTATTGTTGTTCTTTATATTGATCTAGTAAAGGTTGTAGTCCAGCTTCATAATCACTATTATTATCATTAGATTCTCTTTTATCTTTATCAGAGAAAGAAGACTTATAATCATTAATTTGCTGTTTTAATTTTACTAGTTTTGCAGTTTCATTATTAAAAGTTTCTAAGTATTTTCCTGCTGTTTTTGTTTGTAGTAAAGCTGAGTATTTAAGCTATTGTAATGTAGCATTATTTAATAAAGACTAATTAGAAACATTAGCTCCAGCTTCGTTTAAAGTAGTTTCTATTAATTTAATCTGCTGTCTTACAGCATTTTTTATAATATCGTTTTGATTATCTTTTTCAGTACCTACTCCATAACCATAAGTACCATCATCATCTTGCACTAACTAAGTAGATAGATTTTTATTTCCAAAATCTAATTTATCTAGTGCGTCATATAATTGGTCCTAATTATTATTTCGAACCATTGATATTACTTCTTTTACAGCATCATCAGAAGATATATTAGAATAGGTCTTAAATGCATTATAGTTCTAAAATACAGAATGTGTTCCTCCACCTATGAAACCTCCTAAGAAATTCATAGCATAACGAGTTTGCCATCCATTCATATTTAGCATGTCTTTCTATTTACTTCCAGAAAGCCAAGTAGCTAAATCATGAGCACCTCTAACTACATCTGCAAGAACTTCCTCAGTTACTTCTTCTGCACCTTCTCCTAAAGCATTAGCAACATTACCCATTAAAGTTTTCTTAAATACTCCATTTTCAGAGTTTTTAATAACATTATTAGATCCTGAAAAGATATCCTTACCTATATTAAATACTTTTTTAATGAAGCCTCTTTTTGCTTCAGAGCTTGCTGTCTATTCTACTTCATTATTTAAAGCTTTTATACTGCCATCAGCCATAGACTTAACTATGTTTTTAGCTATATTTCTCTATGCTCTTAATTCTGGTAATACCCATTCACCTATTCCTGTATTAAGTAACTTAGCCTCAGCAGCTGCGTAACCCATAGTTAAACCCATTGCTACTTGATCGCTTGCTCCTGAATTTTTAGCTTCCTAATACATATCTTGCACAGTAATGCCTGTCATATAGGTTTTAGATATAATCTCTCCTATTTTATAATATTGCTTCATATAGTCCTCGACCATTTTATTAGCAATAGTCTAATTGTTCATTAAAAGTGCTTGATTCTGCATATTTCTAACTGCAGGCTCAATACCTTCAAAGTTTTTTAACTTAAGAGAAGCATTATCTAAAATAGCTTTATTTCCTTTATTTAGTTCATCAGTAATCTAGGCAACCTTTTTAGCTTGATTTTCTGCATTTATACCTGTAGTTCCTTTAAAAGCAGCTGGAGCATATTCAAATAGGAAACGCTGTTGTTTTAACTAACCCATAGTATCTCCAAACATATTAATCATGTTTTCTAAAGCCCAAGGTTGCTCGTTTGCTGCTTCAGATTGAGTATGGAAAAAGTCTGTTTTATCAGCAAAACCATTAAGTCTATCCATTGCTGAATTATCGCTAGAAGTTAACATCTTTCCAAATACTGAAAATAACTTTAAACCCTATTGCGCTACTGACAATCCAGCTACTACAGGACCTACATAAGGAATATACATAGAACCAATTAAAGCAGCATTCTTCGCTATTGATCCAAAAGGACTTTTAGTAAGACCATCACTATCTATAAAATCAAATTTATTAGCGAAAGAATCATCATCAGTTAATATATCTGATACATGCAAAGTTTGTTTTCCATCAATGTTTCTTCCATTTGCTTTTTCGTAATAGTATGTTCCTTTATCATTAAGTTTATATTCTCCTTGATGATACACTACTTTATTAGGATCACTAGTAGGATTACCATTAGCATCTGCATCAAAATCCCACTATGCTAAAAATTCATTATCCCCAAACAAAGTTCCCCAAAAATTATTATTTGGAGCATCTGAATAAGTACGAGTTTTTGGATCCCATACTTGCTGAGTTTGTGCAATTTCTGCTCTAGATTTAGTTCTAGGACCTGCTTTTCCAACCTCAACCATTGAATTAGTTACTCTATCTGGATTATATATTTGTTTTATATCATAGTCTGGAGTCCATTTCTTTTCTGACGGTTTAGTAAATATATCCCATTTACTGGCTTTTGGTGTTTCCTATGCTAAAGCATTATATTGATTTATAGTACTCTAATAGAAATTATGAAATTTTGCAGGACTAAATTGTCCTTGATTATCTTTAAATTGTTGAGCATTCTAAACTACTGGATTTTTTATATAATCCTATTCTGGTCTAATACTAGTATTATTAGCGGTTATACCAGACGCCATTAAATCTCCTAATGAAGCGTCTGGGTTAACCATAGCTAATGATACTAAATCATTTGCTTTATTGTTTTCCATTAAACATATTAAATTTATTAACATCCTTAGGAGTAGTTCCACTCTAAATAGCTTGAATATTTGCCTAATCAAGTTGATTAATAGCTTGTTGTTGTGGAATAGTTCTTTCCCTAGCTGTCATAGTCATATAAGAATCTGTTGTAGGAATAAATATAGTACCTTGATAAAGTTTGTCTCCATTAATACCTGAACCAAACCATCCACTATCAAACTGATATTTATCTTGTCCTGCTTTAGTCTTTCTAGAATCTTCGTAATTTTTTATTTCATTAGCATCTTCTACTTGTCTTATATATTTAGTATTTACATCACCTAATATAGCTTCATTAGTAAGAGTTCCCTTTAATAATCCAAATCGTTTCCATTTACCATAAATTATTTTTCCTGTATTTTCATCATATTTTGCAGGCATATTATAATTTTTATAAATAGTATTAATTGTATGTTTCTATTGTAAAGTTAAATCGTCTCTATCTGGATTAATATTGTATTTAATTTTTAACTGCTCGTCAGCTTTTTCTTTCTTAGCTAATAAACTAAAATCAGGTTTAGGAGTATCTGATGATGTATCTAAAGGTAATTCAGCTGATACTAATCTATTAGCGTCGACTAATACTTTGTTACCTCCATTAGAATCAATGCGCATTCCATCTCCAAAAGTAGCATTATTAACGTCTAATCCTTTAGCGAAAGTACTCTCACCTACTTCCTATAATGAAGCATTATTTCCTAATGTTTGCTTACCTTCTGGATCTTTAGTAATAGCTCCTACAACACCCTTAACAATAAATCCTTGAGATCCGTCCAAAGAAATATTATAAGCTTGCTGTTCTCCTATACCTCTAAACCATTGTCCGTCTGGACCTTCTTTTACTTTGTCTGTTCCGTCATCGTCTCCATCGCCTTCACCTTTTTTACCATTCTTTTCATTGATTTTATCTATACTATATTGTAGTTTATTACTAGTATTTTTATCAATCATAATAGTAATAAGATCAAATACCCCTTTATCAGGATTTTGTGCATTACCAGCTTTTAAAGCAAGTAATGAGCGATAATTTTTAGGTAGTAATTTATCTATAGCAATTACAGCTTCTTGTGCTTGTCTTTTCTAATCTTCAGAAAGTTTAGTAGTTTTAAATAAACCATCTATACCTCCTGTTAAATTAACTCCATTTTTATTAGCTTCTTTAATAATATTAGCACCATTAATAATACGTTGCGCTTCTATTTTAGAATATCCTTCTTGCTGTAAAGTATTTACTCCTAATCCAGAACTAAATTGACTAATAAAATCATCTATACTTTTAGTGCTTATTCCATTTTCGACAACATCTAGAACATTATCAGCAAATTTATAATTTGGATCCATTCGCCTTAATTGTAATAAATCTCCATTAGTCTATAAACTATAAGCTTTATCATTATTTAAATACTATTGTACACTCATAGTACTAATAGTTCCATCTTTTTTATTTTTTACTATTACATTACCATCAGATGTAATTGCTGCTTCTCCTATAGTACCTTTATTTGATGCATTTCTATACGCATTATCAAAAGTAACTTTGCTATTTTTTACTTGATTTAAATACTATATTCCTTGTAAATAAGCATCAGTAAGACTTATTGGAGATTTTCCTGTAACAGGATCTTTAAGTACTTCTGCTAAAGATAAATCTGATTTAATTTTGTTTATTACAAAATTAACGTCTGTAGGTAATCCCTACATATCTTTAATAGAAGTTAATAGATCCTTCATAGTCACATCATCATTTTTATTATCTCCCTATTTCTATGCAGATCTACTTCCAAAAGATAAACTTGTGGAAATAGTCTGCTATAGTTGTTGTAATGATGGACCATAAGCACCAGGAGTTACCATTGTAGGCTCATAATCAGTAGTAATAATAGTTCCTCCAGCTTGGTATTTATGTAATTTTACTTTCATTTATTTATAATAGTTATTTTATCTAACATAGATTTTCCTAAAGCTTTATTCTAAGACAAGAAAGAATCAACAGTTTTATTTAACTATTTAACAAATCTATCTGCATCTTTAGAGCGTGCTTTTAATTTAGCTTTTTCCATCTAATCTGCAGAATTACTTGTTTTTACTTTAATAGCCATACCGTCAGCTCCTGAAGCAATTACTGCCTAATATGGGGGTGTACTAATTCCTGGTATTCTCTTTAGTCCCCAAAGCTTTTCCATCTTAGTATACATATTATTTTTAGCTTGATTTTGTATTCTAGAAATTATATCATTCTACTATTGAATTAAAGCAGTCATTCTAGGATCAGATGCACCTACACCCTAAGAACCTAAATTAATTATCTAATTTCTAATATCTTTATATTGAGGATCATTATTTATTAAAGTCTAATATTCTTCATCAACAGTACCAAGCTATCTCTCTTTCCACATTTCCTGCAAATCTCTATCCCTCTAAGCTTGTTGTCTTAATTCCATTTCTTTAGCATATAGATATTTAGAAGTATTCAAATCATTCTAAGCAGAAATCTTCATTTCATTAGCTTTTTTAATTTGATCGGCTTCAAATTGATGCATAGCATTAGCATTAATATTACCAACTCGCTTGTCTGTATTAGTAGCAGCTATTTGATTATTCTATGCTTTTTGTTCTTTATGATACTAATCATTCTATAAGTTAACTTGTTGAGAAGCCTGCGCATTAGTTCGTTCTGTATCTCTAGCAATAGCTTCGTTTAGAGAAGCATCTGCATACTTAGGAAGTTGTGCTTGAGAGGATCTCTAAGCATTCTAATCCTAGACAGCTTTTACTTGACTTATTAAATCAGTAGTTTGTCTCTAATATTGAGGTGCAATTTCTTGGAATGGCTAAAAGTCATTCATCTTTCTAAGACGTCTATTATTAGCCATATTTGTCCAGTATAAACGACCTAAGGCAGTTAATTCTGCTTTTGTTTGTGGAGATTCTAATACACCTTTAACTTGATTTAAGATATTAGGCTTATTAGGTAATTCTCCTTCTCCTATTTTTATACCTGTTTCTGGATCTTTATTAGGAGTATTTTGTATAGGCTAATTTAGTCTTTTTATTTTATAATACCCATCATTTGGATCTAAATACATTGTATAATTTTTCTTAGCTAAATCAGCTTGGAAATTCTTGTAGTCTTCTCCATTTTCATCCCAATCACCTTTACGTCCCAATAAACGTCTATCATCAGTAATGGAACTATATAAATTATCAGATTTCCAATTTCCAGAACCCCAGTCTTGAGAAGTTCTTTTTCTATTTCCATATAAATCGTAGCGATTAGCCTATACTGCATGAGCTATACCGTTTACATTATAATCATATTTATCAATCAATTTATCATTACGTCCTGCATAATCATTCTAATAATTTTTAACAGCATTAGTTTTGTCCCAATACGCTGTTTTACTCCAATCACCCGAAGCATTAGCTGCATTATATAAACCAGAATGTCTATGCTGCATATCGTTCAACCAATTACCATAAGTATCATCAGTAGCACTTAATTGGTCTAAAATATGCTATCTATAATTATTAAATACATTGTTTCTCCAAGTAGTATTTTTTCCAAAATTAACACCAGTATTATAACCATATTGTAATACTTTTCCTTGCTAAGCTTTTACAATACCACCTTCTTTAAATTTAAAACCATAAGCACTTTCTGGATACATTCTCTTATAATCTCCTTTTTGATATGTGCTAGGTTTAAAAGGTCCAGGAACATTAGTTCTTCGCATCTAAGCTAAACGTTTATTACGCATTGTAGCAGCAAAACTATTCATTGCTACTTCTGCAGGAGTTGGTTTTACATATCTAGCCATATTAGATTTTAAAGGAGAATTAGGAACAAGAGGTTGATAAGGAATATTAGATGTTACAGCAGAATTACTATTGGTACTTGGTTTCTATTTATATCCATAAGTAAATCGTTCGTAAATGTTAGGATCTGAATATTTACTACCATATCCTTTTAATTTAGTAAAGTCATATACCTACTAAGTTTCAGGTTTAGAAGTTAATCTTCCCCACATATTCTTCCAATTACTTTCTTCTGGTTTAAATGCACCTTTTACAGTTTCGTTTTCAAACCCTTTTAGTTGTTGTATTTTTTCTTGTAAAGCTTTATTTCCTTTTAAATTTTCTACTTCAGATTTATTTAAAACGGCAACTTTACCAGAAGCAGTTTTAATTGCAATTTTATCTGCATCTAAAGCTTTATTTCTTATACTACGTCCTTTTAATCCTTGTTTTATACCTAATACTACAGATAAACCATTAGTTACATTTCTTACATCGTCAGCATTAATAGATGTGGGATCTGTAATTAATTTCTTAAACGATTTAAGTTCTTCACCTAAATTAGCCATGCTCATGGATGCCATAATCCAAGGTGCAACTTTAGTTAAATTTTTAACAATCTTACCCATTTTTCCGGATGTTCCTAAACCAGGAATTAATCCTACAGTATCAAGTCCTAAATTTAATCCTGCAGTTTTTAAAGCACTTCCTAAACCTTCTCCGTCTGCAATGTCTGCTCCTAGATTAGTTAGTGTTGAAGTAACTCCTAAACCAGCTGATACAGCAGTTCCAATTCCTGCAGTTTCAGGACCAGCAAAAGAAGCACCTATAGCACCTAAATCTAATACGGCAGAAGTAATATGTGCTATATCAGCTGCTGATAATTCTTTCTTATCTTTAAAACTTGTAGTCATTCTCTACTAAGTTTCTAAGGATCTTCCTTTAGCATCAGCAGCATTTTTAAGTGCCTTTAATTTCTATTGTTTAGCATTTAATGCTTGGTCTTCTTTAGCCTAGTTAATCTTATCCTATATAGTTTGATAGTCATTAATATAAGAATTTAACTAGTCGTCTGTCATGTAATCTCTATTTTGAAGAGTATATAAAGCAGTTCCTCCATATTCAAATTTTCTAGTTTTTTCTAATTTACCTCCTTTTTTATCTGTAGGTACATAATTAGAATCTTCCTATTGAGGAGGTTGTGCTAAACCATGAGTATATTGAAAATGATTCCATAATTCTGGATCAGTTGTTATGGATTCTCTAGATAAAGTTTTACTTTCAGGATTATATAATAAAATAGTACCTGTATCTTCATTAAAAGATCCTGGAATAGTTACTCTACCACTACGTAAAGCATTAAATTCTCCATTATTAGGAACTAAATCAGGATGGTTTATAAAGAAATCTAAAGTATTAGCTATATGTTGTTTAGCTGACATAGAATGTCCAAACTAATTAGTAATCTATATATCTCTTACATTAAGTTTTTCTGGAGATAATATACTATTTAAATTCTTAAAAAATTCAGGAGCTATTTTAGTTCTAAATAAATTAGCATAGCCTTTGCCTAAATTCATTTTTTTATATTGAGTAATAACTGCATCTTCTGTATAATTAGTATTAGGTAATTGTACAGCAGTTACTGTATTATCTACATTCCAATTTTTAATTTTATTTAAAAGAGTGTTTTGTTTATCCTACTACGCTTTTTGAATTTTACTATTGATGATGTCAAGCGGATTAGTACTTTCTGAAGCTTTTACAGGCTATTGTACAGGCTATTGAATTGGTTCCTATGTAACAGTCTATTTTGGAACTTCAACGGTCTAAACATCCTATTTTACAGGTTCTACATATTCAGGCATAGCATCAATAACACTATTAACGAAACGAACAGCTAATCCATAAGCTTGTTTCATACGTTTATTATCTACTCCTCTTTCTTTTCCATCTTTAAATACTAATTCTCTTGCTGCTGTTCTTCCACTTACATTACCATTTTGTATACCATCAACTATATCCTTAACTGCTATATTAAAGGCATCAATATCTTTATTACTCATATCCTAACTATATGCTTCCATAAACTTAGGTAAGCTTAATGCAAGAGAATTTTCTAATCTTTTTTTATCGAGTTTACGATTTACATCCTACCATAACTCAACTTGATGTGTATTAGAATTTTCTGACATAAATAAAAAAGGGAACATACAAATAAATGTATGCTCCCTATAAAAATTAATTATTATTTCTTAATTCTTTTAACAAGTGTTCCGCCTCTACGATATACAGGCTCACCCTGTGGAGCTTCTTCTTGTGGTGCACCACCTTGTGCTTGCTGAACAATCTGCATAAATGCTTCACATACCTGCATAGCTGTTTGACAATCTTGGCTTTGTAAAGCTTGAGCTGCCATTTGAGCAATCTGCATCAGAGGATCTTCTTGACCTCCCTGTTGCTCTGGAGCAGCACCTTCTTGAGGAACTCCCTGTCCTTCTGTTTCTGGAGCAACTGCCCCACCGTCTTGAAATTTCTTAACAAATACTTTCATAATAAATATATTTATAAATTTTAATTAATTGTAATACAATAATAATGTAAGTCTTTAATAAATCCAAAGATAAGTATGATTTTTAAGATTTGCGTTTATTTAAATTATTTTGGACTTTCGACATAGTCAGGCTCACGATTGTCTTGCTTTTGAAACACTTTAAATATATATTTTCCTAAAGACTTATAATCATTTTTAGAATGACTATCCAAAGCCTTCTTAGCTTTTCTAATTAATACTTTTGTTTCTCTACGACTAACAATTCTTTCTCCTCCTTTTAAATCCATTTGAGAAGTACCATCCTATTTAAGAACAGACATTACATAATCATCATCATCTAAAAATTCTAATTCATCACCTTCTTTTACTCCAGAACCTTGGTTTAATTCTACTACATACATAGTATCATCGTGTCCTAATAATGTATCATCTTCTGGCTATCCTTGTTCTACAGCAATAACTTCCTAATCTTCATTTATATAAATAATATCTAATGGGATTAATGTATTTTTCATCCACATTTCAACTAAATCTGGCTCATCATAATAAAAGATCATACCTTCATTACTTGGTAATTCTTTTACTCCCATTAGTCCTTTTTCTTTTTCTTCTTGAGTACGAGCTTCTTTTACATTATACTCTTTATCTCCTAATTTAATTTTAATCATAGACTTGCTTTTTGTAAAAGTAATTGTAACAAAGTATCTTTTTCTTCTGAACTTAATTTATTTAAATCTAAAACTCCTCCATTTTCATTCTTAGAAATATGTTTCTTTCTATAATAATATCTATCATTTTCAAAAGAAAGATTGTATTTCTTTCTAAATTCAGGTGCACCATCAGTATTTCCATTAAACCAATTTAATTCTCCTATAATTTCTGGATTAGATTGTTCGTTACCTAATTTTAAAAATTCATAGTCGCCATTAGGCATTTCATAAACTGATTTTAAATGGTTTTTACCAGCTTTTAAATCATCCACAGAAGATGTCCTCCAAGCTTCTAACATTTCTTTAGGTAATACCTAGTACGCTTTTTCTAAATTAAAGTTACTAGAAATTCTATCCTAAGGAACTGTTTTTAACCATTCTTGGTATGGAATTTTTCCTCCTTCTTGTTTTTTCTCAATAGGGAAGACTTCATGATTTTTAACCTAATCTTCTAAAGGATCTTCTTTAGTTATTTCCTTTATAAGACCTGTATTATCCTAAGTATTATGGAATATTTCTTTTACAAGTAATTTACCTATTTCTATAGCTTTTTTATCTGATCCGTCTTTACGAGCTTCTTCAATAGCATCAGTAACTTCTTTTCTAAAGATAATTTCATCTCTTTCAATTTCTGCCTACTATACGCCATCTTTATCTACTACAGGAATACCTTTCTTTGTTATATTTTCAACTTCCATATTATTCTTTCTTGCATGTAAAGCTCCTTCTGGAATAATATTAAAAGATCCTCCTTCTTTAAATTTTTGTACATCTTCTTCTGTAGCAATAATAGGTTTAAAATTACTTATATCAGGAATTATAAATTCTGCTTCTGTTTGTTTTTCTATTTTCATACCTTTTCTTCCTACTTGAGTCATTCCTGGAACATTTCCTGATATATTATTCTAGTATTTTACAGAATTTACATTTGTCATAGCATTACCAAAAGTATTTCTAAAATTAGCTGTCTAAGATATATCTCTAGCAGTTAAAGCCATAGCATTACCTCTTGCAATCTATTCATTAGCAGATCTTCTAGCGCCAGCACTAAAGAATCCATACTTCTTTCCAGATTTATGAGCAGCATCATTAATAGTACTAAAGTTATAATCTCCTCCAATATAGTTTCTTTCTTGCTAATCTTTAGCTGTATTATAACCAAACTCATTAGCTTTTTTACCTCCAAAACCATTAACTAATCCTAACGGTGTTAAGTTTAGGAAGTTAGAACCTAATATAGCATCAGTTGAAGTCATAGCATCAGTTCCTCCGCCCCATTTATTTACAAATTTACCAGCTAAAGCGCCTCCTTTCATAATAAGAGAAGCAGCAGTTCCAAATCCAGGAATTACAGATACTGCATCAGATAAGGTATCGTATGCGGAATCTAAATTTTTAGTTAATTCACCTTTATCTCCGGAATATTCTCGTTTCTATGGAGCGAATTGATTAGCAATACTTAAAGCTACACCTCCTAAACTTTTAGCATTTAAAGCACCTTTCAATCCAGAACTTAATCCAGCTTTAGCAGCAGAACCTATACCAGCAGAAGAAATACCTTTTAATCCACCTTGTAATACTGATTTACCTATTTCCTTACCAACGCTTTGTGTTACAGAACTACCAATACTTCCTATAATATGCTAACCTATTCCTTTTACACCTGTAGCAATACCTTTAACCCAAGGAGAAGAACTGCCCTAAGCAATAGCATCCATAGACTATCCTAAAGCATTGGAAAAGCCAGAAGTAAAATCCTAATTACCAAAGACATTAAATCCTCCTCCACCATTCTACATCTACATGAGATAATTTTGATAATTCATATTAGGTGTAAATGAATATTGTTGAGGCTAACTATATTGACTTATTATTGGAAGTTTCTGCATAGTAGACATCCAAGATTGATATCCCATATTTGGCTGTTGTATAGCAGTATTACTTATTAAAGCTGAAGTATTTAATCCTTGCTATCCTTTTTTAATATATATTTTATGCATAACTTGTTGTATATAATGTATGTATAGCAGTAATAATAGCTAAATCTTTTCCACTATAACGTACTCTTATTTTAATATATTTATCTCTTAATTTTGCTTCTTTTCTACCTGATGTTGAAGGGTAAGATATTAAAGAATTTGGATCAGTGTACTATGAAGGAAGTTTAAGATTTTCAGATAACTATTCCCTATTAATATCATTAGGTAAATAATTTAATAAAATAGGAGGATACTTCCAATCATCTTCATTTTTTTGTACAAAGTTAATAGAAGGAATTTGTACATCCCATCTATCTTCTTTATAATGAGAATTTCCTCTTAATCTACCTATTAATCTATTATTTATATCTAACTTATTAAAAGGCATATTTTTTATATGAGTTATTATTCTAAATTCATTTAAATTCTAGTCCCAGAACAGTTCAGATCCAGATAAATTTTGATAATCATAATTCTATTTCTATTGCATCTAATAAGCATCATAAATTTCATCATACGTATCTATTCTATTGTAATATAGATTAAATATAGTAGATTTATTATTTTTCTCTGGAATTAGTTTAGTATAATTTCTATTAAATAATATATTAGAACCTAGTAACTAGAAAAACTCTTTTGTTACTTCCTATCTATAATACATATTTAATTTATCTACACTAAAACTATATCCATCTCCTACTATATCAAAATGGAAAGATTCTGGCTCAGCTTTATTACTTAATATTATTAAATTATTAAAAATCTTCTAAATCTAAGTATCAGCATCGTTACCATTTACTACAAATTCAAACTCAAAAGGATGTTGCTAACCATACCAATGTGTAGGTTTAATAGTATCAACTACATCATAGATACCTGCAGATCCGTGTTTCCATAAATCAGTAGTTAAACTAGGAATATCATGATTAGTATTTCCATAATTTCTTCTTATATCTTCTGAAGATATAGCTATAGTAAATTCATAATAACCTTTATTTATTTTAAGATATTCACTCCAAGAAGATTTCTGTACATCTTCTGTACCCTAAATATTTTCTGTTAATATAACCTTAATTCTTAAATATCCTACTTTATGTATTTTAAAATATTCAATTAAATCCTAACGGTACTTATTATATAGTAACTATACCTGCCCATCAGACTAAATTTCAAAATATTTATTTAAAGAATACTTATCGTTATTATCTAGGACATATTTAATTTTTGTATTTTTAGGAATAAATCTATTTTTAAGTACAAGCTAAAATTCAGGATTTATTGGTAATGTTTTATTCTTAAGATCTATATAAGGATCTTTTACACTTAATCCGTCTACTCCAGATAATTTAGCTATATACTTAGAAGTGTTACGATCAAAAGAATAGAATTGATTATCTATATTTGCAGAGTATGAAGGAACCCAAGAATAAAAAGTAACAAACTACTAAACTATTTCATTCCAACATAAATTCCAAACTTTTTCTTCATATCCATATGTATTATCATAGAAAGTAAACATAACATCAGACTTATTAGCATTATAATGAGTTTTTACATTTCTAATTCCTATAATAGGAGTAGTCTCACGCTCGCCTAAAGAAATATTATCTACTAAATACTTATTAACTTTCATATCTGATATTATTTCAAATGATTGTCCGTTAGTTCTCCAAATTTTCTTTCCAATGGTATCTACTCCATATACATAATAAGGAGTTTTAAGTACACTTTCTGCCCACTAACTTCCATACATATTACTAAGAACTTGTCCTGTAGTAGGTAATATATTATTACTATTAATAAATACTTCTCTACTACCATTAACTAAGTTTTTCTCGTTAATTGGAATTAGAGTAACTCCATGTTCAAATACACATAATAAGTTTCCTTGTAATTCTACTAATTTTACTATACCACCATATTCTCTACTATAATCTCTAAAGTTAGTAAAATTAAATACTCTATAACCATTTTTAAAGGCATCATTTACAGATATTTCTGAATATATAATTCTATTTTCAAAGTTATTTTTTAAATAAGGAACGTCTGGCTATGTAAAGTTTTCTCTAACACCTGTTGTGCTTCTAAATCCGTCATTTATTATGTAGGAATTAGCTATTTTATAACTTCCTTCTACAGTAGCCTATTGTAAAGGATAAAAACCTCTAGGATTTCCCATTATACTAGATTCATTTATATGAGATTCATCTAAAGATCTTATACATAAATTTGTAGTAGATTTAACTCTCATAGTAATCCAAGATCCTAGTTTAACAGCATTTATATCTCCTAAATTTACTTTATTATTTTTTTCTGTCTTTTCAGAATCATAGTTATCTGCCCAACAATGTTCATCAACTATAAGATCATTAGTTGGAGCAGTTGTGCTTTGAAAGTTACGATTAAGTCTATGTGTGAAAGGACAAGTATAACAATCTCCTCTAAAGAAATTATTAACCCAATACTATTGATTATTTTTAGAAAAACTTTCCCAATCAGTATAAAGCTTTTCAACATCAAATCTATCACTAATAGCATAGTATGAATTGCCATCTTCATATCTAATTCTAAAATAATCATCTATTTTTCCTAATGAATATTCTGGAATATAAATATTAATAAGAGTATTATATCCTATATTAGAAAATCCAACCATACCTAAATAAGGTGAAAATATACCTCTTACTAAATTATTAGCTTTAGAATTTTTACGATTATCTTTACCTGCAAATACATAAGAATCATAACTAGAACCATCTCCTACAACACCTTTAAATCCAATATCATCAATATTAGCTAAAGGATTTTCATCTGTAATTGAAACTATTTTTGTTTTCTATAAATTATAATTATTGCGTATTACATTTAAATTACTTGTAATAAAAAATCTAGCACTCTAAGAACTCCTATTTAAATCATTCTTTTTATATTGTATACTACTTTTCATAATAGGATAAGATGATCCTGTAAAAAAAGTATTATAATAAGGCTAATTAGTTTCAAATTCAGGACAAATTACAGTAAAATCTTTTCGTCTTTCCCATTTTTGGTCATTAGATATATCAATAAGATGTCTTTCAAAGTCATGTGATAATAACCTTGTTTTCTTATCTAAGAAACTTTCGATTAAATATTTGTTTCCGAATTTAATTGCAGGTAAATTAGATTCTAAATCTCTAGGCATTGTTAAACCCTAAGCTAATATAGTTGGAATGCGTTTTTGTCTTACAAAGAAAAATCCTTTAATTTTATCTTTAAAAAGATTAAGAATATCTTTGTTTATTGCTATTCCAATACTATATATAGGCTCATATCCACAAGTATTAGTATCATTAATTCTTATTACTCCTTTAGCATTTAAATCTGCATGCTAATTACTAATAGTAAAATCTTCTTCATCTATTTCAAAAGATTTAACATTAATTATTTTACCTTTACTATCTTTATCTGTACAATTATCCCAATTTAAATCAGAAATATAGTCGTTTGCAGAGTTAACTACTTTAGGATTTTTATTTCCTAAGATATTAAAAACCTAAGAAAGAGATCCGTCATTAAAAATATAAACTACCCCTAATCTATAAATTTCCTCATTCCAATATCCTACATGATAATATATATTATGAACATTATAGTATTCATAATTTTCTTTTATATTAGAATCATCAGTATAAGTATCTAAGTTAACATTTCCGATAAGTTCATTTTTATTATATCGTTTAATGTAAGGCTAAAATGTTAAACTATAATTAGTTAACTCATTAAAAGGAACTGTTGGTTTAGACACATTGCCTAAGAATAACATACTTTGACACTACGCCTATGTTTTTGCTGACGATGCAATAAAATACTGTAAATTAATATCATTAATAGATAAATTTTCTTTCTGTTCTTCTCCTGTAATAATAATATTACATTTTTTATTTCTTACTACATATTTTTTATTTATTTTATATACTTCTGTAAATCTAGAAGCATCCTATGTAGCAGATGTTCTTACTACGTAAACTTTTAAATAATCATAAGCAGTGTCGATATTATCTACTGTAACCGATATTGATTTGTAAGCTAACATATCAGCTATACCTCCATCTATTGAAAAAGGATCTTTATTATTACCTTTAAATATAGAAATTATCCCAGATTCTCCTATAAAATCTGTTTCATTTCCATCAGCATCTTCTAATTTAAAATATAATACGTAATTACCTACTTTTAAACTTCCTACAGATATTATTTCGTTAAATTTAATTTTAGGAATCGTATTTATCTTTTTGTATAAAGATACATCCTAATTAAACTAAGAACCCTAATCATAAATATTAGTATCATTGTCTCCAACTCTATCTATTACTTCATAAGTATTAAGTTCTCTTTTACTGAATCTGGAATTAATTAATCTAGGCTAATTAAGTCCATCATTCATGATTATATTAACTGAACCATCATAAGATGGCTATATTTCCATATCAACAGGATGACTTAAATCAAATTGCAGTTCTTTTGTATCTAAATCTACAATCTATCCTGCTATCTTAGATTTAGAAGGATCCTAAGTGTTTATATCTGTTTCAGTAATTCTATAATTATGTAATGGATTATATTCATAAGCCATAAACCCTTTTTGATTTATGGCTTTTATTTTAGTTTTAATTTGTAATTCGTCTAGCATTTATACTTTGTGTATTAGGTAAACAAGATAAAGGAAGGGCAAATGAGTTCATATCACTAAAATAGAAATGTAAGTAAGAATCTCCATTAGCTTCATCCCAATTATAGTATGTATGTCCAACTTTAGCTGTAATTTGAGGTCTTACTAACAAACTCTTGTTACCAGAGCCATCAACACCTAATGTAAATGTATTATAAATATGCTTCATATCAGGAACAGTATCTATACTTCTTATTTTATTTTCTCTATCTAAAGTATATACTTTATTGATATCTAATTCCCTATTATTAGCATCATATAAAAATAAACCGTTATTATCAGTTTCTAATATTGTAGAAACTTCAGCTTTAGCATTTACTTTCTGAATAGCATTTAATTCGTCTTCATATCCTTTACTTTCTAAAGTAAACTCTAAATCATCTAAATAAAGATCTTTATAATCATTTGTTTTAAATGCGAAATTAAAGAACTAAAGCTATTTATTATTATCTATTGAAGTTATATTACTCTAAGTTTCATAATTACTTTTAATAGTGTTCCAATAATTTTTATTATTATATATAAAATATTCCTAACCAACTTCTAAATTAGCTATAATAGGAATTACTTTAATTTTAGCAGTAGATTTAATAGAGTATGTAATATCCTTATCAGATGTAGGATTTAGTATGTATAAAGATTTAGTTTCTCCAGATGTATTAGTATTTCCTATATATACTTTATTAAAAGCATTAGCTATTTTGTCTTGTAAAGTAAAAGATTTTTTAGCTATATTACTAAACTGATCGGATTCTACATAAGTATTCACATTTGGAATAATAGCATTACTTAATAAGTAGTATTGTCCATCAGTACCTAACCACCAAGCATATTCAAATCCAAATATTCTAATTTTTGTATCTATATTAGCTATACCTGTTCCATTCCAACTCTTATCAGTTTCTTCTACTTTAGCATCCCCAAAAGAAGACCATAAAGCTACTGTAGGCTTACCTTTGCTTTTAGATAAATAATCTACTACTTTATTATACACTACAGCACCTCCGTCTTTATCCATTTCTATATTCCAGTGATTTGTTCCATTATCTCTATTTTCATAGAATTTATAAACAACACTTCCTGAATACTCTGTATTGGATATTTTATTATATGTAAGAATATGTCCTAAGCCAGTTTCGTCACTTCCTGATTCGTTTACTACCCATGTTCTACTTGCTAACCACCAAGGACTATTATTAAATCCAAATCCAAATAAGTCATCTACTTTAGGAGATCTAAATATATTATTAACTACTATATTAGATTTTAATTTGTATTCACCGCTAAATTTAGAAACTAAATGATTTGTAAAATCTATACATTTACTTAAATCTGTATTACGTACATCTTTTACTTCATATTTCATATAGTTATTATTTTCATCTATATTAGTAGAAGAATTATTATAAATATTATACTTAATCGCTTCTCCGTTATTCTCGGCAATTATATCTTCTACAGCTAATTTTATAGATATTTTCTATTTATCTAATTCAAAAGGATAGTTTTTCTAATTCTATATTTTTGGAATATAATTTACTAAGTAAGAACTATACTATTCTGTATATTTACTCTATTGTATAGGGGCAGCCTAAGAACTTTGTATTATCTATAAAGGAATTTCTGTTGTTGTAGGTAATAATTGTTTTAATAATGTTGGACTTCCTTCACCATCCATATTAACTGTATGATATTTAGTAAATACACTATTACCATCAATTATATTTACATAATCTTGTAAATAATCAGAACTTTCGGCAAAGAAACAACTATTTAGTAAAGGAGTGGTAAGAATAAATCTTTCTCCTATAAACTCTTCTTCCTCTTCGCCATTATCTTTTTCTAGTACTTTATATAACTAAGTTAAATATAAAGTTTTATTAATTAAATCTAAACTTTCATTAAATGTTCCAAAATAATTCTTTTTACCAGATATATCTAATGTAGTTATATCGCCAGTTAATAGATTTATGAATTTAAACTTTATATTTTTTACTTTCTAAGATTTTTTAGGATAAGCTTCAAGTCCCCAAACTAAATTAGTTCTAGATTCACCATTTACTATATTATTATAATATCTCCAAGTATTTATCTTAAACTCTCCAGAATTAAGTTTATTTAAATCTATTTCTAAAGTAGATTTAAGACTCTACATAGAATTTATAGTATCTTTAATTCTATGCTAAGGTATAACATCTATAAATAAAGAATTATCATCACTTGGATTAAAATCAATATTTATCTTATATTTAGTAAAATCAACTTTTACTAATTCGTGTTCAACTTTAGTTTTAACTCCATTAGAATCTAATTTATAAACAGTAACTATAGGATCTATTATATTTTCTTTTTTACAATTATATTTATAGTCAATATTTAAATCTAATGTAGCTGTATATTTATTATTATTATTTTCTGTTTCTCCAGAAATATCTACAGCTATAGAATTTATAGAATTTAATGCAGCTATTAAATATACTTTCCCAGATATTTTACTGTTAAAAGTATTATAGTCAGTATAAGATCTTTCTCCGTCTACCTAAGATTCTGTTGCTTGTAATTCTGGTTTTATAAATGTTCCTAGATATCTATCATTTACATTTTCTATTAAATTTCCTTTCTTATAATTATTAGCATCTTTAGGAAAATAGAAATTTAAATTATCTGTAATATTTACTAAATTATTACTACTATCAAGTACATATAAACCTAAAGATATATCTCCCTATCCTTTATTACCTAACTAATTAGTAACCGTAAATGGAAATTTATCAAGATTAGCTATTAAGCTGAACATATCTCCAGGATGGAATATACGTCCACCTTCTAATTCTAACTTAATAGAATAATTCTATATTTCAGAATGAGTACCATCCCATAATTTAGATTTCAATAAAGAATTAAAATCCAAGCTACATCCTGCTCCTTGTATATTTTCTATATTTCTTTCAGGAGAAGGGAAACTTCCAACCTAACCTTTTTCAGTAACAGGATTATATGAAGCTATATAAATAACTCCACCATATTCTTTAATACCTATTGGTATATATCCTTCTGGTAAATAAGCACTTTCCACTCTAGCATTACCCATATCATTTTGAAGGACACTTTCATTACCATTCATAGTAGTAATAGTCGCATTTAATGCATCTATTAATACATTATTAGGAGTAGTCATAGGATGTAGATCTTTCTACATACCTCCTGTAAAAGTATTAGTCTAACTACTTTTCATAATTCAAAAAATTATTATTTGTAACTAATATATCTATAAATTTTAATGGGTTTCTTACTTCTATAAGTTCTGGATTTTTTAATTTTACTTCTTTATAATATTTTAAAAAACCTAAATCATAAGGAGATTTAATCCTAAATATGTATTTATTATTATGTTGTCTTATTCTGCATTCATCTTCTATTCTAAACATAAATATGTGAGACATTTTAAAATAAGTTCTTTTTCTACCTTTAGATTTCTACTATGATAAATATTCCTAATACTAATTATCTGTCATAGCAAAGTAATAGTAACCATCCCATTGTAATTTTTTCCTTTTATAAAGAATTCTTATCTTTTTACTTAGCTTTTTAGCATAATAGCTAAAGTAGGATACAGAGTCTTTCCTAAGAAATCCTATATACATCCATATTTCTTTATCTTGTATAAATGTATCTCCACCATAACTATTATGTAAATATAGCTACCTAAATTGATAATTCATAATCTTTTCAAGATCTTTTCTATCAATCTAAGGATACAGATTCTAAAGATCATCAATATAATCTTTACTGGTTTTAATAATCATTACTAGTACTACTTACCCTAATTAGTATAATTAGTTAACTTGTCTTTATATTTTTTATTTAAATAAATAGGCTTTATACGAGTAGGTTTGCCTTCTCTATCATACATATTAAGTACAAGCTAGTTACCACTAAAATTAGAAGATAAAAAATCAACATCCTAAAATTTTCCATTCTATCTAGCTCTAATAAATTCTTTACCATCAATTCTTCTTACATGAATATCAGATTTACGACTTCCCGTTGGTAACTAGAAAGTAACATTATTATCTATAATATCATTTAAAACTAGTTTAATAGCATCCCTAGCAATTCTTTTAATAAGTTCTTTATTTTTAACTGTTTTAAGTTTTTGCTTTTTAAGATTCATCATCATTTCGTCCTAATTAAAGGCACAACCTACCGCATAATTCATATTAATCCTCTTTTATATAAACTGTATTTTCTTTAATTAAATTTAATCCATTACTCAATTCAATAGAACCATTATTAAAGATATAATATTTTCCATTTCCTTCTATATCTTTATCTGTTCCTATTAATACATTATCTTTATCTTTTTCCGCCATCTAATTTTTAATTACAGGAAAAATATATTCTCCTTGTTCTCCTTCTAATGTAACCGCTTCGCCTTTTGGAATAACTTTACCTTCTTCATATGTCTTACTTTTTACATAAGTATCTCCCTTCTTTTTATATGTATAAGCTTTAATTCCAATAGGTACTAGTAAATCAAAATCTTCAGAATATAAAGTATTAGGAAGAGATATTCTTATATAATTATCCTAATCAATATTAGCATTTAGTTTAAGTATATTTAATTCTTGCTTAGATGCATTTCTTCCTTCAACATAGAAAGAAGGATTTTCCATACCATAAAAATTAGATAAAGTTACATTCTAAACTGTATTAAATATATATAAAATACTATTTCCTGTTTTTTCAAAGGTAATATTATCTATATTATCTTCAAATTTAATACTTGAAAATTTACTATAGGCAAATGCTAAATATCCTATTTTCTTTACAGAACTTGGTATAGTTAGTTCTCCTGTATACTTATTAAAAGCAAAAGCTCCAGCTCCTATTTCAGTTACAGTATCGGGTATTCTATCAATCTGCACATCACAAGTAGCTAAAATAATTTTAGATTTATCTTTATTATATAGTATTCCATTTTCAAGAATAAAATTTTTATTCTCTGGATCTAAAGTAAGAGTTATTTTAGTTAATTGTTCTTGTCCTAATAATGGATTATCTCCAATATTATTTACATTCTTAGGGATATTAAATGATTGTAAATAATGTACTTTTCCTTCTGGTAATGCATAAGTAGCAGGATACATACCAGACCAAAAAGCAAAAGCGAAACTTCCTATTTTTTCTAATTCTGGATTAAAATGGACTTCTTCTAAAGTAGGACAATATTTAAAAGCTAAATCGTCTATTTCTTTTATATCTGTTTCTAAAAATAATTTCTAAAGACAAGCAGAATTTCCTAATGTAAATTTTTCTATTTTCTTACTTTTTGATTTAACTATATGTATTTCTGAAAAACCTAAATTTGTATTTATTTTATTATTTTCTAAACTAATAGGTTTAAATGTTTCAGTACTTATTTTTACTTTACTGTAACTGTTAGGAATATTATTCATTCCTTCAAAATACTTTGAAAATACTACATTAGATAAGTCTTCTATAGGAAAAGGTAATATTTGATTAGAATTATTATATCTTGTTAAATACATATAAAAAGCATCTTGTATTGATATATTTACATAATCATTAAATCCAAATTTTATATTATCTTTAATTAATTGTAAATTCTAATCATTTTTAACATAACCATTAACAGTGTCTATTTTATCTCCTAATACAAGTTTATTAAGTTTTGTCATATTTTTATCTACACTTATATTTAATTCCTATAATTTAGGGCAATTTACTTCTTCTAAAGAAGGGCAATTATAAAATAGTGTACGTAAGCTATTAGTTTTTTGTAATTCTGGTAAATTAATAATCTTTAATTTAGAACTAAAATAAAATATACTAAGTCCTTTAGGATAATTCTTATGTAATTTAATTTCTTTTAATTTAGGTAGATTTAATTCTTCTAAATTTTGCATTAATTCTGCTATATGTCCGTAAGTATAAATAACATTATCCCCTGATAAACTCCTTAAATTAGTTCTACTAAAAGCACCAATACCTATAGAAGTAACACTATTAGGAATTATAAAATCTAGATTATCAAAAATAACAGAAACAAATGCAAAATCTCCAATATGCTCTAACTTTTCTGGAAATTCTATAGATTTTATTTTACATTTCCTAAACATTCTAGCAGGAAGTGTAGTTACTTGTGTAAAATATTTTAATTCATTTATAGAAATTTTTTCAGAGTATTCATTAAATAACCTCTAGCATTTCTAATTAAATAACTCATTGCTAATTAAAGATGCTTCCTATTCAGTTATTTCACCAGGAATTACATTTCCTCCAAATAATTTTACTATTTTACTTTTTACATAGTCATTTTCAAACTATATTATAGGAGAATTTTTATCTAAAACCACAGGAGGTTCACTGGAAATTAACTATCCTGTTTTAGTATATTTCTAATTTATATATCCATACTAAGGCACTCCGTTTTTTGTTATATCCATATTATATTAAAGGTTTTAATGATTTACCATAAACTTTTCTATTCCATGATGTTTTAGCATCAAGTATTTCATTCATCTCATTTTGTGATATATGGTAAGGTATTCTAGCAGCATCACATAAAGTATTCCAATCTCTACGTAAAGTCATAGCCTACTATGTTTGTGCTGCATTGCTAGTTTCTAAAGATTTTTTATAAATAGTAGTCATAGCTATATAACATGCTATAGCATCTACTTCTTTATCCGTTAATTCAGGTAATCCTTCATCATCTAATATTTCTCCGTAATATAGAATATATATTTTACCGCCATAATCTTTATCTAAATAAATAGTATCTCCAACTCTTTCGTAGTGAACATATCTACCTCTTTGGTATAAATTATTTTTAAATTTTTTCTAAAATTCATTATAGTTCTCTACGTAATTAGAATTATAATCTCCATAATTGTGTATATTTGAAGTATAATTCCAATCTTCAAAATCATAAGTAATTGCTTCAATTTCTTCACAATTACACGGAAGATCTACAGAATTATCTTCACATTTTACTTTAGCACAATATCTATATAATTTCATTCGCTTATTTCCTATAAAGTTATAAGCTATTAATCCTATTTCTTCAGCATCTTCTGGAGGTAATTCAACACCATAAAGAAGTTTTGCTTGATATGTTGCAGCGTGAAATTTATTCATCCTTGTTCAGCTTGCTAAGTATTTGGAGTAATAGGAGCAGCTAACTATCTATAATAATATAGTTTCTTTTTAGTTAAACGCTCTTTAATATCTGCAGTTAAAAAATTAAGATTATCGTCGATATTTTCATGACAACAACTTAATCCTTCTAACTATCTAGGATCTTTAAAAACAGCTACTACTGAAATCATTTTAAGTAAAGGTGCGTTAAATATATAACCGTCAATTAATCCGTGTTCATTAGGAGTACTGTCTAAGTAAACAACAGGTCTATTTTTACCTCTTTTTCTATATTTATGATAATAGTTAAAAGCTAATGGCTAAGAATAGTAGACAACAAAAGGAATTTGTCTGTCAGTTGATCCTATATAATTAATAGCATTCATTCCAAAATCATTAATTATTTGAGGTATTTCAAAATGTGCAACTGGATCTCCAAATTGTTTACACGGACATCTATCTAAATCTTTACAGTCAATAGAAACACAATTAATAGCTAAAAGTAAATCCTTAACAGGTGCGATCCCTTTTATAGCATACTCTTTTATAATCTATAAACGCTCTTCAACTATCTCATCTTCTAACTGTTCCAAAGATAAAGACATTGTATTATGCATGCCCCTTAATCCTGAAACTAAATCATTTTTAATAGCTGATGCTAATTTTTCTATTTGCATATAAAATAAAAAAGCGAAGGCGACATTAGTCTCCTTCGCCATAATATAATTAAAATTACTTCTTCACAAACTTATCTGGATCAGGATTATCCTTAACTTTATCACCTTTAGGACCTACATCAACAAAGTCTTTTTCAGCACCGCTACCTACATAATCAGTGCCATCTGTCAAAGTTGCCATTTTAGTATCATCCCAATCAAGGACATCTTTCCATTTTTCTAACCAAGTAGCATTTACTGTTCCTGGTGTATCTCTCTTTACGAAGAATACATGACATGTAACAGATGTTACATCATCGCCAACTGCGTCTGATCCAAGAACACCACGATGTACACAATAATAAATAGTGAACTGATCGTACTCAGCACCTAAAATAGGAGCTTCATCTTCTACAATATGACCAAAACGAAGATTTGCAGCTGATGGCAAACGAAGATTCTTCATAATGTTACGATAAGTACCAAAACCTGGATTATTAACTTGAGTAAGTTTAATATTACTTGAAGTTACATTGCCCTCACTCTGTAAATAATGATCCATTTCTACAAAATCATTTTCTTCTTTATCCCAGATTTCAAGAATTACTTTTCTAATTACCTGTTCTCCAGAAATACCTTTAATAACTAATTTACCAGAATCATTTTTAACATTGAAAAGACGATCCTCGTATACAGAGAAATGATAACGATTAACAATCTTTACAATAGAATCAGCAATCTGAGTAGCAGTCATACCATTCTTTACAGGGAACTCAATCATAATTGGGCGACCTTTGTATACATCATTATTAGCATAACGTGAATCCTGAGAATCTGTAAGACCAATATACATATTAAGTCTGAATACCTGAGGCTTAGCTGTCGCTTTAGTTACAACATCATCTAATTTAATTTCGAGCTTTGGAGCAACTTCAGCTTGATACTTGCGAACATAAGCTGCTTTAATATTTTCCTTCTTAAACTCTAAATGACGCTTAACCATAAGTGACTTATGTACTGTACCGTCAGTATCTGTTTTAGTTACAGGTGTAAGTAAATCTTTCTTAGTAGTCCAATCCTGCAAAGAATTAACTACAGTAGTTGTTGTAAATTTAAACATAAATTATTAAATTATTTTTTATTTTGTCTATTCATGAGTTGGAGATACAATAGACTAAGAAACTGGTATATGTGTTTGTAATCTTGGATCACTTGCGTTCTCCATTACAATTTGAACCAACTCATTAACAATCTCTAAACATACATAATCTGGAAATTCTAATAACTAAGAAGTATCGTCTACAAGATCTAATTCATCTTGAGATAATATTATATTTTGAGGAGTTTTTAAATAATCTACATATACTGCATTTAGTTTAACTCTACTATCATTTCCGTATCGTAGTTCCATTCTAACATTAGATGGATTGCCATACCGTAGTTGGCTTTCTCTGTTTACGTTATCATAAACTTTAGATTTACCTATAAATAATTTATTTAGTAAATCAGTGCCTCTATAATTCTACACTTCAGCAGTCGGAACATTTGAATTTGCTATAGATGCAGAATTAGAATCAGAAATTTCAACATTAGAGTTAGAAGTATTTATATAATTAAAATAGTAGTAAGGTCTCTTATACGTAGGCTTCATATAATAATTATTCATTACTTCTCCCCACATATCAGCAGTTAACCTATTTGCTTTATAATGTAAATATTTTTCTTCTTTATCACAGTAATTTAAAGGTTTTAAAACCTAAAATTCACAAATACAATTTAATAAGTGAAAATAATCTCTAGGTAAATCTACCTAAGTTAGATCGTTATACAATTCATCTATATTAATATTACTATTTTGTATTATTGGAATTTTAACAGTGGATTTTAAAACTCTTAAATCGTCTGTAGTCTATTGGTTAATATCGTATATACTATACCTTTTATTAATATATTTATATACTGCTACATGAACCCAATAATTAAAATCCTCTAAGAGGATAGCAGGCGCATTTACTTTGTTCAACTCTGTTAAAAGCGCCAACCAAAGTTGCCTAGCTGTCATATATTATTTTTTGTCTTTTTTATCACCCTCTTTTTCATACAAATGAGGATAAGTGTCTTTGCGAATTAAATCAAGAACACGTTGATTTTTAGGTTGCTTCATCCAACTTATTGCTGCTTTATCAGAAGCTCCTAGAATAGTATTATCATAAGTATATACTCTATCTTTAACTTTGATTACTTCAGCATCAACCGCATCAATAAGTAAAAGTCTAAGCTATGTATCAGAACCTGTATATAAATCTATAATCTTTTCTGGATCTTTCTCCGCTGTTTTAATTAAGAAATCTTCTACATCAGAAGAAGCTGCATTATGCATTCTCTTACCTAGTAATTTAGCTTTTGTAATTAATCCATCAAGACCTTGCTCATCTTCTAAAATAAAATTAATTGCTTTGTGTATTAATTTCTTTCTAGAAACTCTAGCAGTAGCTATAGCACCTGGCTTATATACATAAAGTTCAGCTACACCATAACGAGGTCTGCGAGAAGATCTATCTAAAGTACCATCAATCAATGAATCTCCCTTATTATCTTTAGCAAATCTACTAGGGGCAATAAGAGGGCTATTTTTAATAGCTTCCCATTCATTTCTCTGATATTCATCTTCAAGATTAAATACAGTGCCATCTTCTATAGTAAAAGTTTCATCTTCCTTAATAAAATACTTTCCACTATTTCTATCAGCATCTGAAAGAATCATATCTCCATTAGAATCTACTCGTCTTACACAGTCTGGATATCTACCTGTTTTAGGATCTTTACTTGGTTGGATAAAATACTACATCCCTACTTTGCCCCATACACTACGAAGAATAATTATTTCTTTTGATGGGTCTACATTTTCGTTGTTCATATTAATTCATTAATTATTTTTATATTGAAAAATATGTAGAGGAGGTATAAGGCTCCTCTACAATATCTTATATTTAGAATTATCTTATATTTTATTTATTGATTATTGTTCACGCAAGATGAAACTACGATAAGGATTAAATACACCAATACCTGAATATCCCCAGTTTATAATCTTAGAACCTGCTACAGGACTAGAAACTTCGCCTGAACTTAAACCATCAAGACCACCAACACCTACGAAACGGTTGTTAATAAAATCACCACCCTTTAAAGTAAACATCTGAATAGGTGGTTCGCCTCCTACTGCATCTGAAGTTAAATCAAGACAAAGCATAAATGCTTTATTCTGACCATACTCACGAGAGAATGTCTTATCAACTTTAAATGATACTTGGTTACCCATAAATTCGTAAGACTGGAATGTAGCACCTACGTCTACATAGCCATTAGCTGCCTTAGAATACATGAATGTACCATCTGTCTTATAATCAGCAAGGAAATGACCAAGTACCTGATTAATCAACATAAAGGCTCTCTCATTAACAATAAACAAGAATTTATTGCCTGTAGGATTATCAGCCTTCTCAACCATCATAGCTATTACAGTATTGAAAATACTAACAGAAAGCTTAGAGAAAGCATACTTACTAGCCAAACGTTCTACTTGTGGAATCAAACCATCACCAATAAGAATCTGACGACCTGTATCTGGATCAACAATGGTAGATTTTCCATTAACATCGACATTACACTTGTTAAACAACAAACCATTGTTACGTACATATAAGAAGTTTTCGAGAAGATCTTTCTCTTTCTTATTCATTTTGTAAACTGATTCTGTTAAGCAATCCTTAGATTTACCTTCAGCAATGCTAACAAAAACATCTTCATGTGCTGCATAAAGAGCTGAATAACTATCATCAACACGGTGAGTTGTAATATAGTTACGATGCTTTTCAATATTTGATTGATATTTTGTATACATGTTTTAATCTGTAGTTTCCTACATCACTGACTATATCTTAATCTAAATATTTAAATACGTATCCTTTACAATGATCACGTAAACCTTTTGCTACTAATTTAGCATTTTTATATCCAGCTTTAACGCAATCAGTCATAGTTTCAAAAGTTTCTAGTAAATCGCCAGCATCATTAAACCGTCCAACTTTACCTCCAACATAGGGTCTTTCTACAGTTGTTCTATTTAAGTGTTTTAATTTTTTCATATAAGGTAATTTTTCATAAGAAAATTGATGTCCTAAAAATTGATGCCCTTGTTTAATAGCTCTTGGTAAATGTCCAGCTCCAGCAGCTTTAGGATTTAAAAATTTAGCAGCTTGATTAACTCCTTCAAACTCTCTTTCAAAATTTCCATCTAAATCATACATATAAACTTTTTTTCTCATAGATGTCATGCTGTGAAATTTTCCTCCTAATTCTAAGTTATAAACATCCTGTCTTTGTACAAAATCTTTATTAACTAGTTTAGCTTCTAGTGCATAAGCTTCTCCTTCTGTATCGAATACTTGTAAAGTAGTTCTTATAAAAGCTTTAACTCCATACTTTTTAACAGCGTATTGAAAAGGGGTTTTAGGATTTAAATAAGTGGCAGGACGATAAATATCAACTCCACATCCTATATAACCATCAAATACATCTTCATGTTGTGTTCCATGAACACCAATATAAATTTTATTATTTACCTTATTAACTGTTTGATATACTATATACTTCATATATTTAAATTTTAGATTTATTCCATTTCGGGGTTTATTTCCCCTACGTCCATTCGGACTAGTCGATGAACCTTACTAGGTACTTCTTATTAAGTTTGTATTATCCTAGTCTTGGCTGCTGATTACCATTTTAAAGGTTTCCAGCAATTAAGAATATTTTTTTAATTTTTCATTAAGCAGCAACACTTAACGGAAGAGAGCTATACGAGCTTAAAAACACAGAAATTGCTTTCTGACCCTCTTCATGGAGTTCAGGCATAGCAACGCTTTGGAAACGAGTTGTCATTCCTGGCAAACAAGCAGTAGTATCTAAAACTGAATTATAATCATTATCAATTAAACGACCTGTAACTTCCCAATAATCATCTGCTTTACGTACAGGCTCAAACAATACAATTACTTGCTATTCTGAAGCTTCAATCTTGAAAATATCATACTTTTCATAGTAACGCTCTCTGAATGCAAATGTTATATCACTACCATTTTCGCCAGTATCAGTTGGTTCTGCAGCAAATTCTACACGTTTAATGTAGTTAGTTTCGCATTCCCATTCAAAATAAAGTGAATCAATAGACTGATATTTATTACTAGACTTAGAACTCTGATAGAAAATATTTCTAAGAGATTCAGTCAAATAAGAAGCAGTCAAATGTGGATACAAACGAGATACCACTCCGAGCTTATGTGGCTTTGAGCCTAAGAACTTATAAAAATCTTCGTATGTTCTTGTTTCGCCCATTGTAGGGCGATTAGTTGTAAATTGTGCAATTAACATTATTAAATAAACTTTTTTATATTATTAATCTAAGTCGTTAATGCTTAAAATCTTATTTGAATCTTTTTTAATATAAGGTTTTGTAGTAACGACGCGCGTTTTTGAACCTTTCTTATTAGCATCTTCTAAACCCTTTTTATAAGAAGATTCTCTAACGCTGGCAATCTCATTTTTAAAATATTCAGTTATGCTATCTATAGCATCTGCACCTTTCAAGGCGAACCATGCAACTTTGACTAGAGTTTCTGGATCATTTAAAGCTTTACCTAAGTTACTTACACCAGAAGCATCTTGTCCCAGTATAAATTGGGCTAACTCATATTTATCATCATTGTCTAATTCTAGATCTATACCGTTAACATTATCTAAAGAATCAATAGTAGAAGCAATACTTGTCGCAAATTCATTATATTCTTGTTGCTGCTTTTCCTCTAACATAGCTTGATTCTAAGCATTTTCTTCGTCTTCATACTGTTTGTATTCTTCCCTAATGCCATTAACTTGTTTCTGATATAATTCTTCATTAGATTTAGCCTGTTCTAGAGCTGCGTCTAATTGTTCTTGAGTAATATCAGGAATACGATTTTTTAAATCTATAATAAATAAATCATCGTCTGTTAAATCATCTACCTTATATGCTGGTTGCAAAGAACTTGCATATTCTTGTATTCCTTGCTGCTTAATATAAGATACAAAATCATCAACAGTCATGCCATTATCTTTTAGTTCTTGAGCTAAACCTAAAACATCCTAATCTAAATCAATTTGATTGATTTGTTCTGAATTTTTAGTTGTAGTTGTACTTGTTTCTTTAGGATTAATAATAGCTATCTATTCATCTAAAGATAAGTTATTCCAATCTACATCTTCGATACTTCCATCTTCATTTTCAAATTTAATCTTGCTAGGATCTTTTATGCCCTATCTTTTAAGTAGTTCTGTTACAACATCTTTTTCTTCTTCGTGATTTTCATTACCTTCATCATTAACATTTTGATTCTAATCATCATCAGATTGTGTTTCTGTATGAGCATTATTAGGATCACTCATGAAATCATCATCGAAGTCTAAATCATTAATTCCTATTGCCATATTATTATTATTTTAGTAATTCTTAACAAAGATATTATAAAATATTAATTATTCAAATACCTTTATTAAGAATTAATTTATTACTTAAGATTTTTAATTTTTAAAGCTAAATCTACTAAAAATAAAGGAATATTATTTTCTTCGTCTAACTTATTTATAGTATCTTTTAGTATTTTAATTTTATCTGAATTTAAAATTATTTCTTTTTCAAAATCTTTATCTGGATCCCAATAAAAATTATTAGAATCATCTATCTTGTAATTAATTAATTCTTTCTCTTCATCAGAAAGCTTTAATTCTTTAGCCATTTCCATTACTTCTACCATATCAGATAAATTACCTTTATTAGGTAGAATTTGTAAAAGAATAATTCTATTTTTTATGTTTAATTCCATATTTAAATATATCTAGCTACCCAAACCATTTTATTATCATATAATACAGAAGTAAAAGTAATCATAAGAGTACTGCCTGGAATTACACTAACATTATTAGTTTTTGAAATAGTATAAGGAGGTGTACCGTAAACAGGATTTTTATTCTGTTTTACTTCAAAAAAAATAATAGTATCTTTTTGTTCGGAACTCATATTCCTACTTTCTTCGTAATAATCATTTAACTTTGTAAATTTACTATTAGTACACTATACATTTAGATCTTTATCAGATATATCATTTAAATTAGAAATTATAAAAGTTAATCCTATATCACATCTTTCTACGTTAGGTAAAGAAACATTCCAATTTTCATTTTTTATATGTAAAACGTAATTATAAAATGGATCTAGTGTTTCATTATTACGTTTTATATTATATGTCGCAAATCTAAAACCAGATATACTTCCTCCTAATATAGAAATAGCATGATTATCATCTCCAGAATTTCTTATATCTATTACTAATCCTGACTTAGATAAATACTATTTTTCTATATCATCAAGTCTTAATAAATAGGATAGTTGTCCAGCAGAATTAGCAGAAGGTCCTATTTTTACTTCTTTATACTATAAAGATAAACTATCGTAATACTATATCTTAGGTTTATCTTTAAAGTACTAACTAAATGACATAATATCTGAGCTTAAGTATAGCTATGTATTATTATACTTATTTATAGTTCCCAAATAACCAGCATTAATCTTAATTCCAGCAATGGTTCCTTTATTAGCATTTATTTCTCCTGTAAAAGATATATTTCCATCTTTATCCCAATTAATAGCATTTCCAGCTAAATGCCCAGAACCATCTTCATTTAAAGCCCATGCTGAAATACCGTTAATCTTTTCTTTACTTTCCAATTTAAAAGCTTTTATAAGATTAGCACTAATGTAACCATCTTTAAATAAAGCTGTTTGTACTGTATGTCCCTATGGATCTTTAGTATTTATTTGGATTTGATCTCCATTTAATACAATACCATTATTTCCAGGACTTATTTCTTTAATTTCTAAGCCTGCATTTTTAAAGTTTAATAGTATGCCTTCTTTAGTAAAATCTACTACAGATATTCCATTATTTAAATGAAATTCTCCTGTTAAAAATACGTCTTGAGCATATAATCCCCAACCCTTAACCTTAGATTCTCCTGATTCATCGAGATAATAATTATCCCACTATCCATCAAGTTTTCCTAATCTTACTTTTACAGGCTTTACATAAGTATATAAATATTTACCATCCTTCTATTGTAATGTTCCATCAGTATTAAATAAAGGTGTTTTATAAGGATTCATATAATCTGGTTTATTAGCACCACTTATTACTAAAGAATATGGAGAATTTTCATCTGAAGATGTAATATAATAAGATCCCTATCTACGAGTATTACTTATATTACCGTACTATACTAACTCATCTTCTGGCTACAATGTTATATAAGAATTGTCAGTCTATACTAAACAAAACTAACCATTTCCTGTACCCCATAAAGTCTGTAAAACTAATAAGTTATAGTTTATTACATCTACTCCATCTTTCTTCTAACATATAATTAAATCACCCTCAGTAAATACAGGTTCATTTACTTCTATTACAAATAAATTATCATTAGAATGTAACTAATACTTTTTAAAGTATTCTTCGTATATATTTACATTAGTATAATGACCAGTAACTTCAAAATCAGAATTACATTTTTTTATAATAGCATTTAAACTATCTATTATATATTTATTATTTTCTTTATCAGTAAGTGGAAATTTTCCATACTTAGTCTAAAGATAATTACCTGTATGAGATACTGAATCTACAACATATTCTCCATTTTGTATAGAGAATGTTCTATCTTCACTTACATAAGATTGTAGTAAAAATACTTCTTTAATTTTAGCTGAATTAGTTATCCATAAAGAACCATTAGTTGCGCTTATTTTATTTACTACTAATTCAAATACTTTTAAAACTTTACGAACAATTAAATTGTCTATAGTTAAAGTATTTGTTTCAGAGTCTAATTGCCAACCAAAACCTTGAAATCCTTTCTAAAAATTAGGAGATCCTATAATATCGTCTACTATTATCTTTTTCTTGAATAACTGCGGTGCTTCATATTCCCAATTTCCTTTAATAGTTTCATTCTTAGTTTTCTAAGTAAAATCATCGGATTTATGTCCTTCTAAATATTCAGCATTTAAATTTTGAATTAACTCGTTAGAATTAATTTTTAAAGGAGTTTCTTCTGAATTTAAATACAATGTTCCAGACATAGTATCTCCAGTCTTTTTTACATAGTTGCCTTCATGTCCCTAAGCCTCAACTATAGGAATAAGTTGCCCATTAACTCCTAGATATAGAGTCTAATTCTACCTATTAAATACCAACTATCCATCTGATGTATATTTAAGATTCTTATCGTCAGAAATAATAACTTTAGAAGTATCAGAATTAACAAGTTCTTTGATAATATCTGAAAGTAATTTAATATTTTTTCCAGATTGAATATATACCTTTCCTAAAGATTGTAATATTAAATCAGCACTTGGAGTACCAACTAATACCTTATTTCCTCCAAATAATTTTTCAGTTCTTACTAAATTATTCATAAAGTAAATATAATATTTTATTTTTATAAATAAAAGTAAGTAGAATAAATCTACTTACTCTTAATATTTATTAATTAAAATTAATATTCTATGTACCATAACTATAGAAATTTCTAGAAGTGGTAGGAACATTTTTAATAGAAATAGTCTAATTGTGGTTATATTTAATTATGTTTCTTAGATCTCTTGTAGCAATAGGGAATATACATCCCTAAGAACTTGAAGATATAGTAATAATTGGATAGTTATTAATAATCCAAGAATTAATAGGTTTAGAAGCTGGATTAATAAATAAATTACCACTAGCTGCTTCCATATAAGAATTATTAAATAAACCATCACACTTAATCTAAGTTATACTCCATCCATCTTCTCCACAAGTATTATTAGATACAAGTTTAGTATTAAACATTACATTAATAGGTATTTCTCCGTAATTATAAGAATTAATAAATCCATAAAAATCATTATTATTTATATATAATGTAGGATATAATTTAAATGAAGTATCCAATAACAAATAGTAATAATTAACTGTTTCCTAATTACTTGTGTCTGAAATCTAATTATTAGGTATTCTATACACTACTCCAATTAAATTATTTACATTACCCATATTAAAGAAGTTCTCTGGAACAAAAGAATATACTCTTTTCTTTTTAATATTAGGATTAGTATGTTTAAAAGTAAATTCACCGTAGAATGTAGGTAGAACATTTACTCCACATAAACATCCAGAACTATCAGACGGAGATTTTAATCCTTGTACTAGACTAGGTGGAAGAGATCCTATTAAATTAGAACTTCTAAATGTATTACATATATTACATCCTTCTGTACATCCAGCAAAGAAATCTGGGGGAAGAATATACTATCCTAGTTTTTCTCCCTAATCCCAACCTGTTTTTAAGGTATTTACCCACTATGAATTATCTTTATTAGTATAATTGGTAGTTTCGTATATACAAGTAGTAGGATGCATTATATCATAATCATATTCATTAGGACTTAATGTTTTTATTACAGTAGAATTAACTTTTTCATAATATTCTGTATCAACTAAATCATTCCCATCTAATGTTTGTAATTTACTATTAGGTAAATTAAATGATTGATAATCATATGTATTTTCCTTAAACTAAGCATTCTCAAAAGTCTATTTAAGACTATTAATTACTTTATCGTATGTATAAGTAACTAAATTTATTTTAGTATGAGAATTAGATTTTATACCACTGCCATCAATAGCTACTTTATATACTGGAGTTATAACTTTTTTACGTTTATTAAAGAAATTATATTTAGGAACTTTTAGTATTTTACATCCATAAAAAGCTCCATACCAATCAACTGCTTTAGGAAAATATATAGGATAGTTATCAATATTTATATAATTAGTATCTATGTTAGTTAACTAATTAATATCCTATACACCTACCATACTATCTATTAATTTAATACTCTAAAAAGTAAAATAAAAAGATCTTATATTATTTAATATTACAGGAATAGAAGCATCATTTCCAACTAAGTAAATTCTTGTAAATAGATAACTTACACTGTAAGGAATATTTCTATTCTAAGAAATATAAGTCCATATTTTATCCCAATTCTCTTTAGTTAAATATTTAGTAGTACCATTAAAAGCATTTCCTATACTTTCCTAATTATCACAATTAGTTAAATAGTATTCCCAATTTAATAGCTCAAACATATCTACTAATACATCAGTACTAATATTTACTAAAGATCCTGCTATACTAGTTAACTATAATTTCTTAATTTTAAGATTCTTATAGTCATCTATTTTTATAGATTCAAAACTTCTAAATAATGTTCTTAAGTTAGACCAATTAGGAGAATCAAATAAATTATTATAATTAGGATAAATATCATTTACTGCATCTTTGAATATATTAAAATTTGATATAGAAATTATATTAGATGAATTTATACTAGTATTATTAAATAATTCTGCTACATTAGGATTCTATACGGAGTTTCCATACTGATTAACTATTTTAATAATACGGCTCATAGGCCATATATAGAACATATTTAAAGAATTAACCTTTGATAATAAATCATTAAATCCAGTATTTTCTAATACTCTAATATATTTATTAGTTTCTTCTTTAATGTTTTGATCTGGACCAAAGAAACTATCCATATTAACAATACCATCTCCAAAATCTTTAAACATATCTATATTAATCATATCATATTGTGTTTTGGCTAAGACACCAACAGCTGATTTGACTTTCTTAAGTCTTCTTAATTTTATTCCAGAATTAGAAGTTAACTATTCTCTTGTTGTATTAATATTCTTCTATCCATAGAATAAATAGTCTATATTAGTCACCTATTCTAAATTTTGTACATTATCTAAAAAATATTTAGCAATATATAAGTTAAGACCTCCTGTACCTAATTCATTACTAAATGTTTCTGAAATATCAGTACAATTATCATCTATTTTAAATATTACAAAATTTGAAGAATAAGGAGTATTTTTAAGTGTATTTGGTCCTGTTATAATTATTTTTGCAGTATAATTATTTTCACACTATTTAAGATTAGTATTTTCAAAAGCAGAAGGATAAACTTTTAAATCTTTTGTTCCTATTTGTAAAGAAGTGAATATTTTAGTTCCCTACATAGAAAACCATTCTAAAGATGTACATTGTGAAAGATTAAGCAATTGATTTGGAGGATTAGTATACGAAGTTCCACAATTAATTATTTTTAAATCATGTAATATATAATCATCCTAATTTTTATCTATACAATTAAAAGCTTTAAGTTTAGGACAATTCGTTACATATATTTTTCTAAAACCATAAGCATTAAGTTCTTCTAATAGATAATTATTATTAATAATTAAATCTTGACCATTTCCGTATATTGTTAGTTTCTTGCATTGTAAATTATTTAGAATAGGATTACCTAATACTTTATTCAAAAACACTTCTCCGGCAAATGTAGAATTAGATAAATCTAAAACCTATAATTTAGAATTAGCAATGCTCAAAGATATAGATTGCATATCTTTTCCATAGAATTTTTCTAAAGGAACATTCTATATAGATATATTTCCCATTTTACTTGTAGACAAATCTACAGTTTTAACGATAGGGAAATTATAATTATTTATCTAAGCGTCGTTAGTACAATTCTACGCATTACTAAATATTATTTCTTCACAAGCAGGTAAACTTATCTAATCCCCGATACAATTAGATCCAGATAATATGGCTTTATCAAAATTAAAATTCTTTAAATTAAAAGAGTTAATATAGATATTTGTACTTCCTATATAGAAAGGTGCTAGATTAGAAATATAAGTCCATCTATCTGATCCACCAAGTCTCATATTCTAAGCACCAGAAGGATCAAACTTAATACTATATGTTTTATTAGGATCTTCTAAATAATATCTAGAAACACTTGCATCTTTTGCAACTACTAAAAAGGACTAAGCCAAAGCTCTAATTGATATATCTATAGTACTACTATATTTACGATCTTCTCCTTTACTGAAAATATCCTTATATATAATAATATCTGAATTATTTACAGGTATTTCTTGAGAATCTAATTCTGTTTCATATACTTCTGTACCAGAAATCTTAAGACTTTCCCAACTAGATGTATCTTTATTATACCTCTGAATAAGTCTATGTGAAGGTGATGTAGAAGATAAACCCATATAGACATCAATTATACGTAATCTACTATTAAGCCAATCTTTTACTTTATATATACCTGGGCCTTGAAAAGAATTTATATCACTTATATAATTAATTTTATTAGATTCTTTAGCTAAATATTTAGCTCGATAATTAAAATTAAGTAATTCTGGACCTATGTCATTTAATCTCTTAGAGAAATAATTATCTACGAAATAATCAGCATTCTTAAGACATCCCTTATGTAATTTAGGATCTACTATATCACTTCTAAACTGTGCCCATAACTTTAATGGGAATGTCGTAACAGAACCTTCATCTAAAACAATAGAAGCATATTTAGCTATTGCAAATAAATAACTTGAAGGCACATCGAAAAATGATAAAGTACTAACAATACCTTTAGGCTGAAAATCCCTCTGTACAGTAGCATCAATTAATTCTGTTGAATCAGTTAATAATGTCCAGTAATCAGAATATGCAAAATATCCTACCTTTTTACCATCATTATCCTTACCTAAAGCAGTATCCATATCATAAAAAGCAATATAATATGTTTTTCCATTATTCCACGATTTAACGTTTAGGTTTTTCTATACAGAGTCAAGCATACCAAAAGCCATACATATTACATAATATTCTATAAGACTTTGGTAATCAACATAAGAAGGGATACCCTAATCTATATTACCAGCTACGCAGTGCAATAAATCTTCTTTAGTGGCTTCATTAATACGTTCTTTTTCAGTATATACTATTTTATTAAGAATAGGATTTACTTTTCTTGTATACTACTATCTATAATCAGGAACCTAGTTTATTGATTTATATTTATCAGCTTCTATGTGGGTAGTATCATAAACTGAAGCATTATATTTATCTTCCTATTTACCAAAGTTCTTACCCATCTAAGTAAAGGCATATCCTCCAGCTAATGCTACTCTCTTGGTAAATTCAGATAACTTTTCAATATCATTAGTATGAGATATACTTGTGTCATTAGATACAAAATCATCATACATACCTTTATCGGCATCATTGTATCCAGAAAGTATAAGTTTATCAAACTAAGAAAAATCCCAATACGGATCATTATCCTACACCTCAGCTACATTTAATCCATCAATAAATTTACTATTTAAATCTTTATTTATTTTATATATGCCGAATCCATTTTTTAAACCGATACTTTTTAAATTATCAGTAGATTTGTATCCTAGATTATAATAAGATTTACGTCCTAAATTAAAATTATATACACCTAAATAATATACATGTGTACTGACTTCTTGAGATACTGGATCTCTGTAATTAGTCTATACAAATAAAAGACAAGCAAAACCTGTTAAACAGTTTTTTATGTAATTCTTATATTTACCGTTATCTCCTGTTTTAAATTTAGTAGTATTATCATTAACAAAAGCACCAATAGCATTATTATTGCAATGAGAAGAATCGACTTTATCAGCTTTTAGAGTAAAAGAAGTTTCTGGTAAAAATGTATTATATATATCCTTATCAGTATAATTAGGAGTACTTTCTTTTACGAAATTAGGAGTATAAATATAAGTTTCGCTACTATCTGAAGTTGTACTTTCTACTCCTAATTCTAAGTTTTTTGCAAAATTCTATTTAGTAGAAGATCCCTAAACTGTTATAGTAAATTTACCTCCATCTATAGAATATTCCTACAATCCAGATTTATTCTAACTGTACAACACTGTAACATCCATAGAACCAGAAGATTCTTCTTGGTTATACTTTTTCTAATACCATTTTAAGAAGTTTTGCACTCCTTCTCCTTGTTGGAAGTTTTTAATATCTTGTACTTTTAACAATAAAATAGGACTATTAGATGCCTATGCTAAATTTTTAAGAGCAGCTATATCTATTTCTACCATTTTATTATTATCTCCAGAATCTAATTTAAATTTGTTATGTACTGTATTATGTACAGCAACAATATCATTAAAATTAGGAACTAAATCCTATTTATTAAACTTAGATACCCATGTATAAAAATATTCAGAAACATCTGAATCTGAAATTAAATCTTTCTCTTGCGTAGTATTAAATTGTAATATATCTAAGAAATTACAATTATATGTAGAATTATTAAATACTAAAGTACTATATGTAGGATTAGCATTTACTATTACAGTATTTTCTAATTTACCATCAATATAAACAAGTAATTCAAAATATCGAGTATTACTTCCTTGTGTAGTATAATAATATTTCTTATGTATAGTTAGTAAATGGTAATTAGTAAGTTTATTTCCTCCAAGTACATCACATGCTGGAAAATAAATATCTAATGATGTAGACTATCCTATTTTTATTTTATTACGATAGATGTATATAAAGTTAGTATCTAAAGCATTAGTAATTCCGTCTATATCTTTTAAAATAAATAAAGGTTCATCTTCGCTAACAGTTCTAGATAATTCAAAACCTATATTAAACAACATGCTACTTAAATCTTGGCTAGAATTTATAGTCCAATTTACTAACTTTGGCTAATTTAACTTATTCATAGACAAGTAAGCATTAGATTCAAATATAGGCTAGCAATGCTCAGACTAGTTATTAGTACTTAAATGATGTACTCTTAATATTGAATTTTTACTAAAAGTATCAAAATTAAGATTAGCATTACTATTATAAATATAAAGATATTTAGTAACAGAATAAGAATCTCTTCCATTACTAGAGTATAAAGTAAATTTAATTTTATTCCAACCATCTTTCTACATTAAGAATGTATACTCTGTATTACTTCTTTCATTTAATATTCCTGAATTAGAAGAATCTATAACGTCATTTATTTCTGTTACAAGTGTATATTTTCTATTTAGATTAACTCCTTGATAAGGTTGCAAATAAAATGTAACATTTCCTGGTGAGAACTAGTAAGGATTAGATTCAGTTTCATCTTTATAAATAAGTCCAGATGAAGTTTTAATCTTTAAATATAAATTTCTAGGAATTAAGTTACAACTTAACTATTTTTCTATAGTTACAGGTTGCTGATTCTCTGGAGTAATTTCTATTGTTACGTGACTTGTATAATAACCTGCATTACTACTATCAGAATAGAATGAATCCTCAGCTATTTTTAATAAAGGAGATTCACCAGATCCCTATACAAAATCTAATGGAATAAAATCTGTAGTAGATCCATCAAATTTAGAATATTTGTACTGTACTGTAGCTTTAATTCCAATAGAATAGTTTATTTTTATACCTAAACCATTCTCAATAATATCTTCCATGAAAATATCGTTATCTTCACTAAAATATTCTTGACCATTAGTTTTAGTATATTTAATAGAGAAATCGTAAGGATTTACTATATACATAGCATTTACTTGTTTAATCTCTCCATTTTCATCTGTTACAGTTACATTAATAGTGTCGTTAATTCCTAGCTATATATTATATGTAGTTGTGAATACATTATCAATATTCAAATAAGAACTTGGAGAATTTTGTACTCCATTTTCGTTTTTATACTAAACATCACATTTAAAATTACCTCCACCTGGCTTATTAATTTTTACAACTAATTTATATATTCCAGGACCATTTAATATAATATTATTAGATTTAAGCTAAGTATTATCAAGAGTAGCATATATAGACCAATTATCTCCACTGCCGCTTCCTCCAGAACCGCCTTTTCCGCCTACACCGCCGTTCTAGTATATCCATTTTACATTACCTTTAAGTGAATCTATTTCAGCTTGCTACTTATCAAGGACAACATCTAGAGTTTCCCCTAGATGTGTTCTTGTTAGAGTAACATCGTTATCAGTTATAATATTTTTTCCGTTTAGTTTCATACTGTTAACAATACAGCTTCATCAGTTTTCCATTCTCCATAATTCTTACTTTCTTGAATCTCTTGAAGATACTCAAAGAATGGAGGATTTTTACTGTGAACTAATTGATTAAATACTGTTTTATCTGCAAATATATTTTTAATTCTAATTAATTTAATATCTATATTTGCAGTATTATCTAAATTAAATATAGCAAACATAGGAAATTTCTACTAAGCACTTGGAGAATCTTTACCATCTTTAATAGTTGTCTAAGGAAGGACTATAGAGAATTTCTAATTAGTAGAAGGTAATTCTTTATTAGAAGTTAACTTATAACCTGTTGCTTGACACATAAAATAAGTTACTCCACCAGCAAGATCTGGAACAGCTACATAAGGGAAGAATGATTTAGTATCTCCTTCTCCTATAGAACCTCTTTTAGATAAAGGAAACTTAGTTAAATCCTTAACTCCATCTATAAATGATATATTATCATTTTCTAAAGAAGATGTCATAGTCATAGGTCCGTTATCTTTACTATTCTAATTTCCATATTTGTAATTCTCTCTTAGTTGGAAAGTACAAGTATATGTATGTTTGTGTCCACATATAACAAGAGAAACATGTCTAAATTCCATTAATCTACTAAACCAGTAAATTCCTTTAGCATTATCCTAAGGACAAAGTTGATTTAAATGACTTCCTACCAAAGCTCCATTTTTACTAATACTTCGTGATGTTCCCTATTGTGCCGTAACAAGAGAATCATTAGTAATAACAGTAAATGGACTTTCGTGACAGAATGCAATTATTTTTTTAGTAGTATCAGTCATATTAAATAATTTATTATATAAAGGAGTAAATTTCTCTGATGTATAATAAATTTGAGTTTCTGTAGAACTCATAGGTATAGACCATCCAGTATAAATATTAACAGTCTATCCTGTAGATGTATTTAATTTAAACCAATTCCTGCAATTCTCATAAGTAAGTTCACTATTTACCATTAAAAATCTATGATCGACAGAATCAAAGTAATAAAGAGAAGGAACATAAATATCATTTACTATAGGAAGATTATCTAAATCTATTTCATAACAATTAAATATATGGAAATAATATGAATTAGATTTACCTATATCATCGCCTGTTCCTAGTTCTGTAGGTATTGTAGAACATAAATCATTATTACCTACAATATTCATTTGCTCTAAATGATTAAATAAACAATAACCTCCTTGATAATAATCTAACCATTCATTAATACGAGTTCCATTCTATGTCATATCTCCTGTATCTACTAGAATTGGTATTATATTATTATCATGGCAGTCTTTATTAATTCTTTCGTTTACTTTTTTAGCAGCAGCTGCCCATACTTGATATTCAATCCAATTAAATCCTTGCTAGTCTGTTATTTGATAAACTCTAGGTTTATATGAAGTAGGATATAAAGTGAAAGTCATTTCTTCAGAACAATGTTCAAAATCAGGAGTTCCGTCTTTTTTAGATCTACCTACTACATAAGTATAAGTTTTTTTATCAGAAACAGGATTTTCTACTATATCAATAATACACTTATGTGATGTACATAAAGTCTTATTAGCAGGGAATCTAATCATGAATCTATTATAAACAGCTTTTTGTACAGAAGCTTCAAATACTTTCTTTTTAGGATAAGTAGCAGAAGTTTCACCTTGATTACTTGCTTTATAAGATTCAAATCTTTTCCATCCATCGTCCTATTTAATAAATACGTATTCATCAAATAATCCAACAGAAACCCAGTTAAAGGTACGTGTTGTGTATATATTTTTACCAAAGCTTACCTACACTATATTAGGTTTATCTTCATTTAATTGAGTTTTATCTGAACATATATTTTTTCCTAAATAAGAAGCTTTTGGTGTAAAATTCTTAATAGCATACTTAGCATCAGAAAAAGGAAATTCTATATATTCTTTATCTAAGTTTAATACCTAATAATCATTAATATTACTCCATCTATTACGAGAACTATCGTATTTATTTAAAGACTGATATCCTTGCTGTGCTGGTTCAAGAGCAAATACATTTTTACTAATAGAATTACTTGCTGCTGGTAAAGCATTTTTTCCTGCCCAATAACCATTTCCACTAGAATCCACATAAGCCTTACCATAATAAATAGCATCAATAAAAGACTTATCATATACATAAGGAGCAGATTCTTTTTTAATACCTAACGTAGTAACATAATTAGTACTATCTTCTACAAGATAATCTGTATATTTTAATTCTGGATTACCATAAGTTAAAGCTATACCAACGCCGTCTTTAGGATTGAAACTAATAAGTTCTCTATCTATATACCATTCTTTATCGTAAGAATCTACATTAATAAATGTATTTTTATCTTTAGCATTTCCCCACTTTTTACCTCTAATTAAATAAGTACCTCCTGCTGGAATCTTTCCGTCAAGAGCTAAGTGATATACTTCTATTCCTTTAGCACCTGTTCTTGCAACGTGTATATAGCATCCTTGTAATGGAATATTTACATCAGCAGAATTAACTAATTCTATAAAAGTGTGAGTACATCCATATAGTGTGTCTTCTGGCATTGGATTATATACAGACCCAATTTGAACTCTATCACTGTATAACCCAGTATTCACTACGTTAGTAAACTAAGTAATATCTTTATTTTGATTATGTTGTTGCATTCTAAGAGATCCTATAAAACCTCTTATATCTTTATCTAGAAAAGTAAAATCTTTACTTTGTTTTTCTAATGAATCATTAATAACTTCTCTCGATTCTAAACTACCCTCAGCATTAATAGTTAGTTTAAATTTCTTACCTGTATCGTTATTAATAAATATGATATCTTCAAGATTTGATAATTCTAAGTTGCTATTTTTATTAGTAACTATTCCCATATCTTGAAGCTTCTTAATTATTTGTTCTTCTGTCATACCATTATCTTCTGGAGTAACTACATTATTAGATCCTCCTATAATTTGAAGTTTATAATTATTTTTTATATATAATTTCTTAGTTTTTTCAACAAATATTAATTCATTTTCTGGAAGTTGTTGTACTATTTCTGTTAAATGTTCATAAGTATCAATAGATCTAATAGTTATATGTGCAACTTTATATTTATATGAATCATCGCTTGGTTTATTTGGAATAACCTAATTTGAGAAATTCTAGTACTTAGAATATACAGCACATTTAGTAATATTTACATCATTAAATTCTATAGAATCTAAATCCCAAGATTCATCAATTTCATATTTAGAATTTACTAAACTATTATCTTTTAAATAGCCTTTATTTATATTTGCATTTGTAGATATATTATCAGCAGTAATATAAATATAATTAGAACCATTAGTATTATTTTCAATAGTAATCTTTCTACTAATACATATCATAATATTCTAATTATACTATCTATTTAGAATAGTATTTAAATCTATTATCTTAGTATTAGTTCCCTATTTAAGGTGAACTTTAATATTACTGTTAGATGATGAAATATATATAAATATTTGATTGTCTTTTATAGAATTAAATAATTCATTTTTCCAAGTAGTAGTTCCTGTAATTTTTAATTTACGAACTATACTTGTATCTATATTTCCAGTTAATCCATGTTCTTCATTTATATTTAAAGATACTATTCCTGATAAATTAGATTCATCAACTGCCCATAATGGTTCATCCTATTCATTTTGAATATCAGAAACAACTGAAGACATAGCAGTTTCAGATCCTGTATACGAATATAATCCGTATTTAAAACTATTCTTTATTTTGGTTACTTCTGCTTGGAGGGCACGTAAAGAACTCATTAATATATCTACGTAATTAGAGTTCTTTGTAAGTTTATATGTAGTAGTTTCTGAATTTCTATGTAGGTCAGCATCCTCAGGCACAGATATATACTTATCAGGAAGATTATTTCCTTTAGCATCTATTGTAGTCTGAGTATAGATAGGTATAGAATCATTATATCCAAATTCTTTCCATTTATTTCCATCATAAATATATAATGTGGAATTACTTTCAACTAACAATACCAATCCTTCTTTTTTATATTGAGGATTTTCTAAATAACTTATATCAGGTACTGTATAAAAACCTCCAGCATTCTATGTTAAAGATAATTGAAATATAACCCAAGAATTATTTAACCACTAAAACCAATGATTAATATCATCTATAACATAAACTAACATACCTTCTTTCTTACGAACATCTGGTATATTATTTAACTCTGTTTGATCTTGAACACTGTATAAACCTCCTTTTAAATCATTACTATCTACTATAGGAAAATCAAGCCCATTTTTCTGTTTTATTTGACTAATTACTTCTACTGCCATTGTATTGTTGTTTTTCCTAGTCCTGCATAATCACTTCTGTAAACATAGTATTTAATAGTATTATTTAATTTAGTTGTAATGGTAAATGGATCTAATGATTCAAATCCACCTTCAAAACCATTAACAAACTATGTTATTTTAAAAGGAGTTATTAAATAAATAAACTATTCAGCACTGGCTGTGATAGTTATAGTTCCAGAAGTTGAGGCTGTTAATACTTTCTAATCTTGAGTATAATCTGGACTAGTTCCAAAGTATAAAGGAATTACAGGCTATATAATAATATTACGTGAAGCAACTTCATCAGAAGACTAAGCTTCTAATTTAATTGAAACATTACCTATAAATTTACCTGTTATACTTTTAGTTCCAGATTTTATATTATCTATACTTACTTTTTCATTATTTATAAATAAACTAAGTTTTGTCGGCTATTTAGATATATTCCAAGACAAATTAAAACCATTAAGATAATCTCCAGAATCATACACATTAACATCTGAAGTAAATGAATTAATTGTTAATGGCTTTCTTAATATTTTATCGAGTGCCTATTTTACTGTCTATATATCATCATAATCAGCTATAGTATACGGAATATTTCCAGCTCTAATATCTAAATTATCACGTGCTTCTTTTTTATCTTCATTAGATACAAACTCACCCAACTTATTCTTTCTAAGTAAATACTTACTATTTAATTGAATTTCAGAAGCACACTGTTTACCATTCTATATAGGTTTTTTCTATTTTATATTATCAAGATCAATAAGTACACCCATGATTTAATATATATGATGTATAATAAGGATTTTGTAATTCCTCATAATCATTAATATAACTTATTTCTGTAAGAATATGATCATACTCACAAATATGTCCTTTTTGTAAAGATTTTACTAAACACTCAAAATCCTATATAGTTTTCTTTTTAAGCTCCACAACCACAACCAGAAACAGTATTATTTAATAATGAATAATTAACCATATTAGATTTACAGAAGCCATTACATGACATAGTTTCTTCTAATAATCTTTGAGCTTCATCTAATTGACCTAATTCTATGTAATATTTGATTACATTAATAGTCATCCAAACAAAATCTCTTTTAAACAAAAGATCTTTATCTTTAGTAATACACTTAGAAATCTATTGATCTAATACTCTTTTACAATAATTAATGTAACATTTAAATAAGAAACAAATAGAAAAAGTTGATCTTTTACACCTTAAAAGACTAGTTCCTGTTGTATTTACTTGATACACTAATTCTTGTTCAACTAATTCAGATGTTTTTCCTCCGTCTAATGAACGTCTCAATCCTTCATCATAGTAGTATAGATATGGATACTTGGCTAATAGTTCATCAGCATTAAACTTATTTATCCATTCTTTTGTTGGAACAATTAAATGATACGCTGTAAATTTGCCATCATTAGACAACTGAAATTCAGAAATGTCTTTACCTGTAAAAGTATCACCGTCAACAGTAAATTGCTTATCGCAATGATCTTTATGTACTAATATTTCTTTATCTACAATTTTATCTCCTTTCAAAGAATTGTTTACTACTACATTTAAACTTACAGAATCTTCAAAAGAATAAGAATCAATAGTAGACTAAACAGGGTATTCTGTCTAATCTACTATTTGTATTTTGCATCCACTTAATGTGGTTAATATAAAATGTGACTCCATTAAATCTTTTTAGCTAATATTTCACCTGCATGTATGTTATCACTTGTAACACCAGTTACATATGGATCTAAGTTATCAAGATCATCTTTAATTTTAGCCGTCCATACCTCAAGAGCACGACCAGATCTAGCAAGTTCGTCAATTGAACCAGATTCTGCAGTTTTTAAATTATCAATATTTACATCTACAAATAAATCTGCTTTATAAGCTTTTGAATCAAGATTAAATTCAACTACTTTACCAAGTAATTCTTTCCATTCATTAAAGCTATTTCCAATCTTTCCAAAGTACACAATACCATATCTATAACTCTAATCTTGCTGAGCCATAAGTCTTAGTGTATATGGAGTTGAAGAAATAAATGTAGCATTACCTTTTAATCCATATCTATTAACAATATCAAGTAATTTTATAGCATAAGGCTTATTATTATATCTTGTATTGTCAGTATCAATTGTATTATTCTGCCACATCATACCTTGCTTTATTTCAATATATGGATGTAAACCACATTCTTTACATGTCTTACAGAAATCTTCAAGAGTATCAACCTTTTCTCCATTTGGACCATGGAATGCAAGTATGTCAGCTAATGTATGATCTCCATATTTATAAGACATATCTGTAAGAGTTGTTGAACCATTTGTATAACCAACTGGAACGTTATCATCATGACTTACTATAAACTTACCATCTTTAGTCATATATGTATCAGTCTCAACATATCTCCAACCTTCTTTTGCTGCAGCTCTAAAAGCAGCTAATGAATTAGGTTTCTCTGTTTTATGTAAACCTTGATGAGCTATACCACGCATGACTTTATCATCATTAGTATGATCTTTCTTAGCGTCTGATTGGGAAGAAGGTTTAAGTTCTGGATTAGATGTTTTTAACATTACTTTTCCAAAAGAATTAATAGTGTCAGTCTAAACACCAGGATTATCATTTGCAGTAGCAACTAATATAACGTACTTACCATCTACAGTAATTGTATATTGTTTAGAAGCAGTAGCCCAATTAGCTTGACCGAATGTATTATCAGTTTTCTTCCAACCAATATACATTCTTAAAGTATTTGGAATTGTAATTACATCACCTTGTTTTAAATCTACTACAAAATAAACTCGCTTCATAGCTTGATTTATAGACCACATCTATGTTGGAGAAATATTAACATTACCATTAATAAATTCTGATGTTATATCTACATCCCAAGGTCCATTACTGCCAGCAGATATACTCTACTTAACAGCATTAATATCTTGTTTAATATTTGTAATTTCTGTATTAATTCCGCTTAAATCTACAGAACTTCCTCCGCCTGTACTAATTTTTGAAGCGTCTATACCTTTTAAAGTATCATTATCTATTATAGGAATAGTTAATCCTGGCTATAATGTTTCTACTTTTTCTAAATTACTATTTACTTTAAGATTTATCATGTTTTAAAATTTTAATTGAGAAGGATAGTCGGCAGTAATATCGAAGTTATATATCTCATCAACACTTGTAGCATTTTTTACAAATTCTAAATGTTGCTATGTTACATTCCAACATTCTGAATAATAAACTTCTAAAGATGCCAACATCAATATTAATTTATCATAATCTTTTAAATTAAAATCTATTTTATAACCACAAAAATATTTAGTCATGATTTGCTTACCTAATAACTTATAGGCATCTAAAGATAGTTTAAAACGTGCTCTATCTTCATATAGCATTTTAAGTTCTAAACCATTAAATGTAAAGTAATTTATATAACCTTGATCACTAAATATATTTATCTAATAGATTAAATTATCTTTAATACCTTGTAACTCTTCCTATTCTTCTTTTGTCATAATTTTGATATAAAATTATAATAATTGGTTTTACTTTTATAGAAATTCTTAATAATCTTTCTTGACAGATTAATGTATTTCTTATACTATTTACCTGCACCGTCTTTAAATATGTACTATAGATCTGTCTAATTTATATAAGCTTCTAATTCCATAGGATGAAATTTATAAGGAGCTTTTATATTATATTTTATCCAATATATATGTTTGAGATAAAATAGTATATATTTTATATAAAACCAAATCCAATTACCATTAGCCTATTTTTCGTGTATACATTCATGGTTATAGATGTAACTATATGGCTAAGCAATTAAATCATAGTGTTTTCTATTTCTTACATATATAGTTCCGAATAAAAGTATAGCAAAACCAGGAGGACATAACCATTTATTAATTTTTATTTTCATTATATTAATAAAATTCCAAATAAATTAGCAAAACAAACTATTTCTGCCCAAAAAGTTTTACTATCATCTTTTATAAATATAGCATATAAAATATATGGAATCCAAATTAATAATAACTAAGGATATACTAAAGCTACAAGTATCTAACTAACAGCACCAGATAAATATCCCCCAACAAAGTGTGTTGGTTTATTAAAGTTTTTATACCATGGAGTTATTCCTACTAATAATATTCCTAATGTAAATAATAAACTTAAAGGTATACTTATCTAAGATAGAGGATAAAATAAAATGATTCCTGCTGCCCAAAATGTAACTAAGAAAGTCTTTTTAGATTTACATAAATAAGCTGTATCTGAAAGACTTTTTGGTATTCTGTTATCTTTATCTACAAAATATAATATATATAAAATTAAATAAGCTAATAAAATATAAATAAATATCATTCTTTTATTTCGTCATTATAAGGATTACCGTCACTAAGTTGCATAATCTCAACATCAGTTTTACGCTTATCATTAGCTATAACAGCTTCTTTATAAGTTCTATCTGTTTCTGCTTTATACATATCAATATGAGAAGTCTGTTGTAACTTAGCTTGTTCTAATTGCATTTTCTGCTGATTAAGCTACTACACTTGCTGCTAAGATTTTTGTAATTCCTACTACATTTGCTGAATCTGTTGCTAAGCCTACTGTAACTACTATCCCAATTGCTGTATTTGATTGTTTTCTTTCTTTTGTTTTTGTATAGCTTTGTGCATTTTAATTTTTACATCTGTAGTACTTTTAGTAGTAGCAAGATCTATAATAGATTCTGCGTCAAGCTACCCAGCTTTAATAAGTTCTGGAACTAATGCTTTTAACTATTCAGTATCTCTAGTCATATCAGAACTACTAGTAATATGAATATCATAATCAGACATCGTAAAATGTTCTGGTAAAGCTGTAAATATTCTAACCTACTTATCTCCTAAGATAATAGTTCCTTTTATTCCATTTTTAAATACTATTTTAGCTTCATTAAGTGCATCTAATAATATTTCCTCTGTAATAGTATCCATCTATTGATACCACTACTTACTAATTATAAAGGAATTGTTTACAGAAGTTTGTACATTAGTTACAGCATCTCTTTGTTGTATCCCATTAAGTCTTTCTTTAAATACACCAGTAATAGATGAACATGTTTGTTCAACACTTTCCATAGCTAACTAAATAGCTTGAATTGCTTGAACTTTAACTGTATCATCATAACCATTATATATTGTATTAGGTGCAGTTTGTCCATTACCTAAACGACCTTCTTGAGAACTATCAATAAGAAATGCTCCTTGTTTTTTCCAAGCTAAAGCTTTCTAAATTCTATCTGTAAGATTTACTCCTAAAAATTTAGGAAGCATAGAAACGTCAATAATATCACCAACGGTTCCAGAACTAGCTATAAGATTATCGCGATAAAAATTAAGTAAATCATATTTATCCTATAAATTAGCACAAGCCAACACTAAAGAATATGACTAGTTGCTTCTGTTAGAATTGTATATACCATTAATACTTAAACTACAATAACTTGGATTATCTATACTTCTAATGACAGAATCGTCTTTACCTATAAGTATATAAATATTCTAACCAATTCTTATAGTTTTATATCTTTGCATTATATACTGTTTATCTGTTTCTAACCATTCTACTTCGTATACGGGAATTAAATCTCTATATCTATACTATTCATTCGGAGTACCTACTATTGCTATTTCTTCTCCAGCTCTAATACCCATTGTATTTCCACCTGCAGTTCTAACATAATATACTCCACTATCCCAAGAAAGATCATTCCATGTATCTTCTATATCCTTTATATCCTACTTTGATAAATCAGAACCATATTCATTAAGTATCTAACTCTTAGTAAGCCATCTTCTAACAACACATCTATACGAATCTTTTAAATAGTTAGATTCTGGATTAATATCAAAGAAAGTATTTCTCGGATCAAGAACATCTATCTTTACATTATTTTTACTAACAGAAGGTTTAGTACGATAGCACATATATCCAGCTATAAGTAAATCTAATAATAAACGTTTTTGTTTGTTTTTAAAATCAGTTTCTCTAGACTGCATTATATACTATATTACATTCTAAGCTGCAATTTCGTATTCTGAAGTAAAATCATAATTAAGATCCTCTATAAGATTCTCTATATCCTATTGTATAAGAACATCTTGAATATCTTTTTTATTTTGTATCTACTCTAGTAATTTATTTTTTAAACGTTTCTACAAAAAAGAAATAACTTCAGTAGATATTTTTATCTATTTTTCTCTAGTTATTTTACTTATAGTATCTGAATCTTTACAAGTAACTTTAGGTAAAGTAGGCATTCCTAAATATTCTCCAACTAAAGCATCTATATGTTTCCTAATTAGAGGGGTAAATTCGACAGAAGTTGGATTACCTATGCCGTAATTTTCTTCTAAATATCTAAACTATTCAGCATCACGTACTCCATTGTAATAATTATATGCTTTCTATAATTCTACTTTTTCTTGTACTAATTCAGCTATAGTTTTATTAGTTTTATCAATTAATTCTTCATCACTCATGGCATTTTATACATCTTCTATCTTTATCACAATTATAGGGATATTCCTTATAACCTAAAAAGTATTTACTAAAATCAAATCTTCTTAAACGAATTTCTTTCTCCATGTATTTTAGAAATTTATCATCTTCTAATTCAGCTGCTATATAAACAGGTTTTTCATGGCAGTTTAACCCAAAACGGACAATAACTCCTATAGGAATAATTCTATATACTTCTAAAGTACCTATGTACTTAGCACAATATATTTTCTAAATAAGTGCTAATATTTCATTTTTTAATTTACCATCTGTTTCTCGGGTCACTTGTTCTGGCTCTATAATCATTTCTTACTTTTATATTAGCATAAGTATTTATCTATTTAGGAATAACTCCAAAATGTTTATATCCTTTTTCATCTTTATACCATCCTATATCCTACCATTCTTCATTACTTTCTTCTATTTCTCTAGGAACAACGCCAGATAACTCTTCATCTGCAAGTTCTGTCATTCCCATAGCAGCTATACAGTCAAACTTAGTTTTATTAGCATCGTTATATGCAATTAACTAATCTAACATTTCTGTAAACCATATAGTATGTGAATAATCCTCAACAAAGTCTGCTATTAAATCAGTCTAGTGAGATATTATAGTATTAGTTGCAGGAGATCCTACCTATCTAACTCTTGGTATTTTATTAGGATCTGGATAAGTAGCTCTTGGTCTATTTATAAAATATTTATAGAAGCCTCTATCTCTTGCCCATGTAAGCATAGATACACGAGTTGCTTCTATGTTAGCTTGACAATTATAGTACATCAACATCTGCATAGCTGTTTTATATGCAACTCTAACATCATCAGGTCTAGCTAAGTAGTAAGCTACATACATAGGTTCCTAATTTCCAAAAGCTCTTTTCTTTATAGTAATGCAGAATTTAGAAGGAGATTTAGTAGCGTCTGATGTCTAATCTTGACCTATATCAATAGAGTCTATTCCAGCTACATATAAATTCTTCATTTCCTTATAAGATATTTTATTACCTTCATCATCTTCTGACTATAATAACCATAAAGGTTGCTATATTATATGTACTTCTCCTGTATTAGTTGGAATAAACTAGACATCTGTAACGTTATTACACATATCTTGTTTTCTTCCATTATTTGTTTTAAAAATAAATTTAAATTCTCCATGTTGTATCTTAGGTCCTTGTTTATGTAATCTTATCTAAGCAAGCTAATCTGCAAGTAATACTTTATTAAATTTATTATCTCCTTCAAGAGCAAATGCTTCTTCTGCAGTAAAGCAATACTCAGCACAATAAGTTACTAAAGCTTTTGGATCTTTATACCTATCTCTATGTTTCTAATAATGTTCTTTAGCTTTTTCAATATCAACTACACCTCTATAATCTACCATATCAGGTAAATCTAAAGCAGAGTAAGAAGGAATAAAAAAGCCTGTAAATACTTGACTTCCATCATCAGTACAACTATGTCTATAGGGTAAAACTAAATAAGATTCTGGATCATAATATATAGTCTTTAATCCGTCTAGTGCAGCACCAGAATCACCTCCTGTACCTCCTGCTACAAGGATACCCATCTTATTACCTCCAACATCTACAAGAGCTTCTCCCTATATGAAAGACTTTAATAAAGTAGGATTAGATCCTGCTTCTTCAAACATAACAAGTTCTGCACGATCACCTCTTACTTTAGATGGCTTATCAGCAACAATTCCTTCTATTTGAGATTTCCATCCATCTTCAACTTTTTGACCGTTTACTACTTTATAAAAGGAAGCTCTTTTAATATCAGCTTTATCGACAACTTGTCTTAATTTAAAAAATCCTCCATCTGTTTTATCGTTTAAGAAAGTTAATGCTCCCCATACTTTCTCTAATGTCTTTTCAAGTTTGCCAGAATCATAAGCAGTAATCATAGTGATGCTATCTCTATAACAAGAATATTCATTAGCACATATAGATGCTAATATCTCAGAAAATCCTACTGCACGACTTTTCATCATACATATATTTCTTCTTAGTAACTTACATAGTTCTAAATAATGAAAGAACTCATATTGGCAAACCATAAAACGAGGAAATATATTTTTACGAGCAGTACCTGCTTTTTCAACTCTTGAATTTTTAAGTTGATAATAATTTAAAAAGAAGTAATTACATCCTGTAATAGTGTAGCCATTAACAGTCATTCCGTGTATACATCTTTTATATTCTTGATTCCAGAAATCTCTATATAGTTTAGAACCAAATTGATATTGGCAATAATGTCCTGTTTTTTCAAAATTATCTCTTGCTTCTGTGAACCATGAGGGATCAAAATCAAGACCATGTGTTTTATCTATTGGTTTATATCCACATATTTCGTAAGACTATGATCTATCAAAAAAAGATATAGTCTGACTAATTGGGTAATCCCATTCAAAATTAGTTCTGACTATATCTTTCTCTATATCCTAAATAAATTCTTGTTCTTCTTTAGCTTGTACTTCCTTTGTAGCATCTATAATAGACTAAACTTCTTCAGGAAGTTTAATTTTTTTAGGACGACCTCTTTTTCGTTTTTTAATTTCTTCCATTATACATCTGTAGGTAAGAATCCGTCAACTGCACCTGCTCTAATAGCTGAAGCTTCTTGTTGTTCTTTCTGTACTTGTTGTTCTAATACTTTTAATTCATCATTTACTTTAGATATTTGTGACATTTCTTTCATAATATCAGAAACTTTATAGATAGGTTTTCCTGTCTGTTCGTCTACCTCCATTGGGTTAACCGTTTCAAAATAAATAATAAATTTATCTACAGCCATCTAAGCTGCTTTAAGCATTCGTATGGTACGATTAGATTCTTGTATTTCTTTATATTTTCTACAAGCTGCTCTAAATATAGGATCATTCCATTCTTCTTCTGAAAGACCTGCATCTTTTAAAGCTTCTTGATGTCTATCTTGTTCTGTATAATCTTTATAAAAAGATTCCCAGTCTATAGCTAAGTATATATAAGTAAATTCACGGTAAGCTCTTAAATGTTTCTTACCTGTTTTATCTTCAGTGCAAACATTTCTCTTATCATCCATTAAAGCAGCAAATTCTCTTATTAAAAGAATTTGCCCTTTTTCTAATTTTACCTAACCACTCGCATTATTGTACTGAAAAATATGTAGCATTACTTATTTAGTTTTAAAATACTTCTAAGTTTTTCCAAATCAATAGTACCACCATTAAGACATTTCTTCATTTTTCCGCCTTTCTTTTCTTCTTGTACTTCAAAGTTAGCTTTAGTCTTAGCTGATTGACTATTAAATTTCTTTATTAAACTCTATAATTCAGATTCTTCTGCTGGAGTAAGCTTACCTTTAGCTTTCTTAGATGTAAGTTGATATTGTCTAGCGTTGTCTTGCTTTGTATAAGTAGGAACTACTTTTACATTAGAAGTACTTGTACGCATATTAGAAACTGTAGAAGAGATGGCTTTTTTCTTAGTTTTGTCTGAAGGCATTTCCATTCCTTCTTCTGCAGCTCTCATACCTCTACATGCAGAACATATACGACCTCCTGCTTTGAAGTAGTATTTATAGGTACCTTCAGGACACTCGCCTTTAATTTGTTTTATATAATTTAACTTAGCTCCAAGCTTAGCCATCTAAGTTTGCTTATTAGCTTCCTACTGAAGATATTGTTGAAACTTTTTCCAAGAATCTTCGTTTGGCTGTAAATTATTAGCTTTACAAAATTCTGCAAATGCTTTTTTAATTTCTTCATTTTGATCAAGTTGACCACCTTCCTAATATTTCATATTATCGTTATTATAATCAAGTCTAATTCTACGTCTATCTCTTGCTCCAATATGTCCTTTAATTCCTGTAGCAGCAAGATATTTTTCCCAATCTTCATCCTTACTAATATCTAATCCTCTATTTTTCAATTTAATAGCTAAATCGTTAATAAATAAATCTTTACCTGGATTCATTAAAGAGTTTCTAAATTGATCTATATTTTGTATACCATTATAACCTCTATTCATTAAAGACCCAGACTGATTGCGTAATCCCTATCTTACAATAGCTCTATTTACTTGACTAAGCCCTGGTTTTACATCTTTATCTACTTCTGGAGTAGAAGCATAGAAATTAGGAGTTGTATTGAAAGAATGATTTTCAAATTGTTGAGGAGTTGTTTTATCTCCGTATCTAAATGTCTTAGCCATATTTAAAGCATTAGCTGTTTCGTTTCCCCACAAACCATCTTCTTTAATATAGCCAACTTCATTTCCATACATATTATTATACCATCTTTGAAAATCTAAGGCATTATTAAATCCATGAGATTCTACGCCATTATTATCCCAAATGATATTATTTAATTCTGGATTAGCATTAGCAAATGCTTTAGCATAACCAAGTCCATTATATTTTCCTCTTTTAACAATAGCATTATCTTGCTTATATCTATACTAATCCCATTTTTGTGTTGGTTTCTGTATCATAGTTTAATTAAATCCTTAGTATTAAAAATTGCTTCCTATAATTTATTATCTACAGAGAACCATCTGCATTTAATTCCTCGCAGAATTGGCTCTTTATCAGCATTTAAATGCTTGAATATTGTTGTTTCTTTTTTTATTACCAGCATAATAGGCTTATTAGGAATATCCTATTTAAGTGTTACTATATCGCCTGGCATAAAATATATTTTATCATTTATCATAGTTTATTAAATCTTTCTGTTAATTCAGAATTAAAAATAGATATAAGACTATGTTCATTAACAAGAACAAAACCTTTACGATAGAAAGGAATTACAGTTTCTGAAGGCTTACGCCACATTACTATATCTCCTACTTTAGTATAAGTGCATTTAGGACCTACTTCCATAACTTTTCCTACCCTAATAAAAGGATCTTCTTCGTGCATAGCACCATCTTCTCGACTTTTATAAATTGGGGCTTTACCTCCTAAATCTACAATCAATCCATCTACTTTTTTAATTCGCTGGAATGGATTTACTACAAAAGGAGAAATAATAATTCCTTCATAAAGAGGCTTCATTTCTAAAGTATCAAGATTAATATCTTTACTATACTCTGTTAATTGTTTATCATATTTATCTAAATTAGATAAGTAATCATTAACATCTTCGTTATGTTTATTTTCATTTTCTACTTTAAGATCATCTATAGTTTGATCTTTGTTTATTATAAAACTTTTAGATTCTTCAGCACTTACTACGTTTGCTACTTTTTCATTACTAGACGGAGTTGTATTCACGTCTCTTCCATTAATTGTTCTTATCATATTACCATTGTTCATTAGGGCATACAGCATCTGGTAAAGTAGTTTTTGCCAGAAGTCTGCAACCACATCCTTTAAAATACCCATCTTTCTTTTCTAAACTAACATCTTTTGTTTTAGGATTCATATATAATTTAGGATTACACATTCCTCCAAACTCTTCCATATATAGTGGACATTTTTTACATATACTTAATCTTATACTAGATATATCTTTATTAAGACCAAGTAATTCATTTACATGTCCTTTTATTATATTGCCAACTTCCATATTTATTTAACTGCGCATTATCCTATTTTTCTGATGATAATCTTAATATTCTATAGGTTTAAGTTTGGCTAATTTTTCTTGTTTGAAAATAGACTTTTTATAAAATTTCAGCATTGATTCTACCTCTTTCTTTAGATAAGGTAAATGATAAACTGTTTGATTATCATTATGATCAAAATGTACTAATATTAAATCTTTAATAGTATATTCTGGATTTATTTTTTGTAACATCCAAGCATAAGTAGATAACTGTAAAGCATAATGCCAATAATTGCAATCTTCTAAAGTGTTCAATGGATACTTCATTTTAACAGAACTACGAGTTTTAGTATCAAATCCACTATGTTGTTTGATTTCTTTATTAGTTTTCCAATCCATAACTGTTATTTCATTACCTTGTTTAACTAATAAATCAATCTGTCCTGCAATTCTTAACATATTATCAGGAGAAGTACGAGATATTAGATACTCAGGATAAACTCCATTTTCTAAATCTAAATTAGTTCTTCCTTTATCACACACAAATTTACCTCCAACTCCAAATTTCTTTAAAGATACGTTAGCTCCCATCTTATACATACTTTGTTCTAAATCTGAATGTATTTTAGTTCCTCTTTCACAAGATTCTCTATTAGTTTTATCCCATTCATCTAAAATACCTTGTTGTGCTTTATTAAAATCAAGTTCAGTAATATCATACGTACTTAAAAGTTCTTTAGGTATCTTATGTGTATTTAATAAAGATTTTCTTTCTATTTTCCAAGAATCAGCAGGAATTAATTTTTCCAATGCTTTATATCCTGACCAAAAATCCTTATCAAATGGTTGAGCAAACTTTTCTATTAGAGTTGTTACTGAAATAAATCTATCATTTGTATTTGTATCCCAGTATACATGTTCAATATCATTGAAAGCAACGCTTCCATTCTGTTTGTCTATTTTCATATTATTCATTTACATATTTTTTTATATTATTGTAATCTAAAATTGCAGCTAACTTAGAAATTTCAGGACCTATAACTACAGGATAGTAAGGCATCTTATATTCTTTCTTATTTTTATATAATATAATTATTAATCCGATAGGACTATTACTTCCCATTATAGGATAGAAAGCTGCTGCTTTAGCATTACTTGCTAAAATTTTACTATAAAATTTAGGCATCGAATATTTAATAGAGTCTATATTATTTACTCTTAATAAAGAATAATTATTTATTTTCTGTAATTCATCAACATAATAAACATATTCAAGTTCGTGCCATTCTCTTTTTGTTTCTTGTGAATCTATACCTCTAGTTTTCTCTGTAAGACAGTTTAAATACTAATAACTAAAACCTTGTAAACTTCGTGTTGAATTATGATAACTTAAAAGTATTACATTTGTTGCGTCAGGGTCCTTATCAAGAATAGCCTAAACGCTACGATCTATTTCTGGAGCCATTTTAAGAGTATATTTTTCAGCTTCCCATTTATCGTTTTCTATTGATTCAGCCCATTGTTTAATGCTGTTTTTATTTTCAGAAATTATATAATTTCCTAGGCACCAACCTAATAAACCCATTATAATTACAGTTTTTGTCTATGTGCCCAAACTATCTAAAAATTCCCAAATCTTTTTTATTAATTTTAGTTTCATCCCATTTTTAATTAATACTTTTTAATGTGCATCCACTTTCTTTTAAATAATTACGCAAATCTTAATTCTAAATATAATAAATAACTTTACTAAATTTTGAACTAAACAAATTTAATAATATTTTTACAGTAATCAAATTTATTAATATAAATTATATCAATTTTTACAAACACTATGGTAATATGGCAATAAATAGTATTATGTATAATAATAAGAATCCTAATATTAAGAATAATATTTAGAATTTGTTTACTAATGCTAAAATTACTTCTATACTAAAGAAAGGAGGTAATGTACATAGAACAGATATATTTCCTGGAGTTATAGACACTAATGCTAATTTAGATAACATGAGTCCGAGAAAAAAGAAAAAGAAGATTAAAAAACATCAAGATGGAGGAGAGATAGAAGCTGTTGAATACGATCCAGTAGTAGTATCTTTAAAAAAACTAGACTATCCAGAATTAAATAGTATCAATACTAAAACATTAGATGTATCTGGATTGTCTTTTGATAAATTTATTCCACCTTCTATAAATAATGCGCGCATGTAGACAAATGTGCAAATAAATCCAAATATTAGTTTAGAAGATTTATTAAAACAAGAAGGAGTAAATGCAAAGATTACTTCTGGTTACAGAAAAGGTGCTACTTCAAAAAATGGAAATAAAAGTAATCATAGTCACTTGCAAGAAGATGGAACTGCTGGTGCTTATGATGTAGTTCCTACTGATGGTAACTTTGAAAATCTTAGAAAGTAGATATATGGTAATCCGCGTATAGTTTCATGGCTTAAAGCTAAAGGATGGGGAATATTAGAAGAAACTACTCCAGATATTATGAGAAAAACAGGAGCTACTGGTAAACATTGGCATTTTGGTCCTGATACAGCAGCAATAGATATGTCTATAAAGAATGGAATTAATTATTCTAAATTTGGAGGATCATTATGATTGAAACTACTGATTATAATACTATACAAAATTAGTTTTCATATCCAGATTTACCTAGTATTAGCGTAGATAATACTATTTTAGCTGATACTACCACAGAAAATTACCTTAAAGCTGTATAGAAAGAGTATGCTTTAAAAGCTTAGGCAGATAGAGAACTATGGGAAAAAGACTATGAAAAAAATCAAGAAAGTCAAAATAATAATCCATATTATTCTTTTGTAGATAATAATTTACCTTAGATTACCAGTAGTAATAAAAAAGGATATAGTTAGGTAAAAGAAACTTTAGATAATATGATACAGGATCCTGTAAAAAAAGATATTTTATTGAGAATTGCAGAAAAAGAATCTGGTTTTAAAGTAAATGCTAAAAATCCTAAAAGTACAGCAAGTGGTTTATTTGGGTTTTTAGATTCAACTAAACAAAAATATGGATATGGAAATACTGCTGAGGCTTAGATATAGGGTGCTTCTAATTTATATGATGCTAATATGACTTAGTTGCAATAGTATATTTCTAAATATGGAAATAGAGGTAAGTCAATGTCTTAGTTAATATATGGAATGTGGTTTAGACCTGCTTCTCTATTAAATTTCTTAAAAAATGGATATGATAATTATAGTGATCCTCAAGGAACTACTTTAAATAAAATATTTACAAAAATGGCAAAACATGGAAGTATATTAAAAGCTTAGAATGGTAGTGTAATACCAAAAGCTCCTAATACTTTTAAATAGTATGGAATTGATTCTACTAAATTTGTTAATATGTGGAATGGTCTTATTAATAAAGGAATATCACCACAAGTAGCATTTGATACTACTTGGCAAGCTAATAAGGAAGTGCCTAAAGGATACTATTCTTTTGGGAAAAAGAAGCCAGATCTTAATAGTTGGATAGAAGCAGCCTCTGATAGTTTAACTACAGGTGCTTATAAATAGGCAAGAAATGCTTAGAATTTTGATTAGTATAGATAGGCTACTTTTAAATACAATAAGAACCCAGAATATACTAATTGGTTAAAAGCTAATAGACAAGATGCAGTTAATTTTATAAATAGATATAGACAGCAAAACGGAATAACAGGAAAGCCTATTACTTAGCTTATCCCTGTAACATAGATGATAGAAAGTGTATGATAAAGAATTTTATAAAAAGTATGTTAATGGCTACTCAAGGATCTATAAGCTCTAAAAGAGTTTGTGGAGTTCTAGGGTGGTTAGTTTGTTTAGGCATTTGTGTTTATTGCACAGTCGGAGAAATACAAGCTCCGATATTATCAGATAGTATACTTATAGGCAGTGCTGCTTTAATGGGAGTAGACAGTGTTACAGGTATTTGGAAGAATAAAAGAGATATAAATATTATAAAAGAAAATGAAACTAATGTAGAACAAAATAATAGTTTGTTATAATAATATATGAACAAAGAAGAATTAGAGGAATTTTTTAAATTTATTAAAGATAGAGATAGAAGAATTATAAATAATTTATATTATTAATTTATGTCTGATATAAAATTTGATAAATCACGAAAATATGTAAATAGAAGTAGTGGTTAGGAATACGGCAATGGTGTTTGGTATCGAGATACTAATGGAGATGGTAAATATACTTAGGGAGAATCCTTGATTAACTTAGGAAATAGAATTAAAAATTCTAATGGTTCTTATAGTTAGTTAAATTCCAATGGAACTATAACTACTTTATTTAATAATGGCTAGGTAAGTAAAGGTGTAAAAGTTACTAATCTAGATAAGTAGGCGATGTCTAAAGGATTAATATATGGTAGACAGGCTGTAGCTCAAGGAAATAAATATGTCAGAAGTAATAAAGGTAAAAGTTCTTGGGATATTGATACTGACAGAACTAGTTAGAATGGAGGATTTGTAGATAAATATGGAAATTACTTAGTAAATGATTAGGGTCATAAATATATAGGAAATATAAATACTAAGGATATTATAGGATTAGATACTAGTTCTTATAGTAATGATGGCGGTAAAACATTTAACCAGTTTAATACTACTACAACACAGTCTCCTCTTATTACTAGACGTTACTCTACTCAAGCTCTAGGATAGTATATTAATCCAGATACTAATCAGAAAACTAACTATGTTAAAGTTAATTTTGGAGATACTAATGGTCAAAATTAGTACTTAAAAGGTAATTACTGGGTATATGATGACGGCAATGGTAACATCCAAACTATAGGTTTTAGATATAAAGATGGAAAAGATTACGCTTTCGTCAATCCTGTAGAAAATGGATAGGCTTTTCTAAATAGTAATGCAAAAGGTACTATTATAGGTTAGACTAATATAAGTTAGTCCAGATTAAAATCATATGGGCAAGGATTTACCCCTGGAATGGAAAAGTGGAGAGGTAAAGGAGGTTGGTATACAAATGCTGGAACTTCTCTTCCTGATGTTGTATATGGTGCTAAAGATGGTTATTTATATGATAAACAAGGACATTAGATAGGATTTAATGCAGGAGGTACTTACTATTTAAAGAATGGTATAGATACTTCTACTAAAAATCCCGAAGAACTTACAACAAAAAATTGGACTTTAGGAAAAGAATTATCTGGAAGATGGAATGATGCTAAAAATAATTTTGTAGAAGGATGGTCTGGCATGGGAAATGATTTAGCTAATTTTGCTGGAAGATTTTATAAGTAGGATCAATCATTACCTACAAGATTTACAGGATTATTTGGAGACGCAGGTAGATTTATACAACATGCTGCATAGGGAACATTAGGATCTGTAATGTCCTTACAGATGCCTCAACTTGGTAAAGAATACGTAGGAAAAGCTGGATAGGTACTTGATCTTGGCAAAGATATGCGTACTATAACAAGTGCTTTTGGTAAGGGTAAATGGGTTACTCCTTGGGATGAAGATAATCACGGTTTAGCAGATTATGGAGGAGATAATCCTATAGATAGATAGTCTTGGTAGGATATTAATGATGTAGCTAATGGCGTAACTCTAATACTTGGTACTAAAGGAGCTGGTGCTGCTAAAGGAGCTGTTAGCGGTGCTGTCAAAAGTGCTTTACAATATACTAAAGCATTAAGAGCAGCTTAGGCTGTAGGTAAAGGATTTAAAAGTGCTTCTACTGGTATAGGTAATATTTATTCTAAAGGTGCTTATTATGCAGGCAAGGCTACAAATGCTGGATTGCGTCCTAGTAATATACCTGCTATGGTTGATGCTGTTAAACAAGGTTTTAAAGATGGACGTGCTTATTACAAAGAAGCTACTCCCGTAGTAACTAAACCTACAGTAAAACCTTTGGAAATTGCTAGAACTGAATACATTAAACCTACAACAGGAAAATTAAACTCTAATAAAGGTGCAGAGGTAGTTTATCGTATGAAAGCTAATCCTCAAGAATAGGCTCGTGCTGTAATGAATTAGTATTAGTTTAAACTTCCTTCTAATAAGAAATCTTACGTAAAACCTTAGATTTCAGAAAGAGTAAATCCTAATAAAGCAGTATAGACAGAATTATAGTTTGTAGATGAAATTCCTTCTGGTAAAAAACTTTACATTGCACCTCAATTAATCGAGAAAACATTACCAGTAGAAACTCCTATATAGGCTGTAAATAGAACATAGTATATGGCTCCTAACACTGTTAAACTTTCTCCAGAAAACGGGGCTAGAGTAATTTATAATATGAAAATTAATCCAAATTAGGCAGCATATAATATTATGAATCAACCAAGAATTGTTTTACCTGAAACTCCTATAGCTTCTAAATTTACTCCAAAATTAAATTATAATGCAGAATCTACAGTTGGTAATGCTCCTTCATCTAAAATAATAAATTATAAAGCTGTAGATTATACTCCTAATAATTCTAATATGATTAATTGGAACCAAGCTAATAAAGCAAAACCTAAGAGTAAAACAAAAAAGATGAGTAAAAAATATTTAGGAGGAATATTAACTAATAATAGATTTGAAAATTTCATAAATAATTAATAATGAATAAATTTATAAAATATATATAGAGTTGGGAAGGTGGCTATGTAAATGATCCCAGAGATAGTGGTGGTGCTACTAATAAAGGCATTACTATAGCTACATTCCGATCTGTATTCGGGCAGAATAAAACAATAGATGATTTAAAGAAGATGACAGATGAACAATGGTGGATTGTATTTAAAACCAAATTCTGGGATAAATACAAAGCTGATAATATTAAAGATGAATGGTTAAGATACTTATTAGTAGATTGGTTATGGGGTTCTGGTAAATGGGCTATTATTAAAGTACAGAAATTACTCGGATTAAATCCAGATGGAATTGTTGGAGATAAAACTATAGCGGCTATTAATAGTAAAGATCCTAAGAAATTATTTGATACTATTTGGCAAATGAGGGAGAAATTTCTTTATGATATTTCTAAAGGTAAAAATAGTGTATTTTTAAAAGGATGGCTTAGACGTCTTAATGGAATTAAATATGGTTACTTAGTAACTAATAATGGTACAATATTAAAATGAGTTTTATAACAGACTTTAAAGAATCTAATAGGTATAAGCATTTTTGGTGCGCTATACCTATTGGTTTTATATTTACTATACTTTGTGTTATTGGTTGTGCAGGAGGTATGGAATTTAAAGATAAACAATATAGTAATTATTGGGATTGGAAAGATTTTGGATTTACTGTATTAGGAGGATTAGTTGGGTAGATATTACAAATTATATTAATATTTATTTTATTGTAAACGAATAAAGGCGAGCATCAATTAAGATGTTCGCCTTTCTTTTTAAATTTAAAATTATGAAAAACTTTATTAACTTCTTTTTCTATTATTTCTTTTACAGCTTTATTAATATTATCTGCTATTTCTTGTTCCCAAGGTTCAAATACTATTTCACCTAAAAAATTTTTCTTCATTTTCTATCTGGATCTATTGATAATCTGTTTAGTTCATCTTGATAATCTAAAAACCAAGTTTCGTCTAAACATTTATTATCTATACATAACTTTCTAAATGTATTTAAGTTTTTAAGTATTGACTTAGAAAGTTTCTTAAGTATTTTAATTTTTAATTTCATCCAATAATTTATGTTTCCAAAATAAATATTCTTTAGTGTTATCTAAATTATGATTTTTAAAGAACTGTTTTAGTCTTCTTATTTTCTTTATACTGTTGTATAATTTATTTTTATAACATTCAGATATTTCATCATTAGATATATTAAAATACTTACATATTCTAACCATTAAATTATATATTAACATAGTTGCCTCGCTAGGATTCGAACCCAGATTGACGCCCTCAGAAGGCTACAGATTTAGAGTCTGCCGTAATAACCATTATACTACAAGGCATTAAAGTTATCCCACTAGGATTCGAACCCAGACTAAGAGGGTTAGAGCCTCCTGTGCTAGCCGTTACACCATAGGACAATAAATGTGGGAGCCACCCACTTAATAAAATAAAAGATTTATTGGCTAAATAATCTTATTATTAAAATACTCAATCACCATCCTTTATATTCTCCTTAAGTATTTTAATTTCTTCACTTAATATTGCAAGAGCCTGTTTTGCTTGAAATATTCTACTTTCTAATTCAGAAAATATTTGTTCTTTATTACGCATTTAAATATTGAGCTAGACGTTTTATTTCAAAACGAACTGTTTTATTTACTACAGACTTAAACATATCAAGTACTTCATCAGCAGTATGATTTAAATTCCAATCATTTAAAGTCTTGCCTGTCAAAGCTTCTACTTGCTCGCATGCCTTATTAAAAACATCATCATCTAAATTATCTAAATACTCCTTAAGTTCTTTAGCAGATTCAATCTCATCTTCGTCGCCAACTAACTTAATTAATATCGTTCCGTCTTCCTTATTAATTTCATCTACTTTATAAGTAATACCGTCAATAATATAATTTTCTTCTTCTATACTATTTTCGGCAATACTATTAATTAAATTTTGTAATACTTCTTGCATATTTATTATTTAATTTTTAACTGTTACAATTATATATTTTATATCTAGAATATCAAACCTAAAAAATGTTAATATCTATTTCTAAGCGTTAACGCTTATTTTGAGTTACAAGTTTTTTACTTAATTCGCCTATATAATATAGATCAATGAGAGGATGATGTATTTCTCTAATAATTTTATTATTTTCAAATGTTATTTTATATATTCCTTTCATAGTGTGAATTTATAAATAGTAATTCTTTTTCTATCTACTTGCTTTCTTATCTTTTTAAATTCTGGAAAATATGTTTTCACTACATTGTTATTCCAAGTGAGATTATGCTGTTTTAGTAAAGGTTTAAATATTTCTTGCAATTCTTCTGAAGTATATTCTGATTTATCTAATTCTATTAATTTATTATATATAAAAGGTAATCCTTTATTAATTGTTTTATTGATAATATTTGTTGAAAAAGAATGTTCTTCTGCTTCTTTTAATACAGATAAGCTGTTAGAATATATTTCACTAATTAAATCATAATTATATAAATCTAATTTTCTGAGATTATCATCATAAAATATTTTATTATTATGTTTATTAAGATATAAATTATAATAAGTATCTTCGCTAAATAATTTTAACTCAGTTACATAATCATCTGTGTCTAATTTACTAGTAAGTTCTGCTTTACGTATTCCTCTGCGTTTAGAATCTTCTACTAAATTTAAAAAATCTGTTTTAGTAGTTCCTGCATATCTATGCTTATTAGTATTTAATATAAGTACACATTCATCTTTATATTTAGAATCTCGAAGTCTACCACATACTTGTCTAACTTTAGTAGCTATATCTAATACTGTGGTAGCTACGTTTGTATCCGATAAAATTATACATAATCCGTTTTTATCATAAATATCACACCCTTCAAATGCACAAGATGTATAAAAATTTAAATGTTTTATTTCTGAATTTACTTCAGCGTAATTACGAATTTTAGTTTTACTATTTGTGGAGCAGACTACTCTATAATCTGGATTATCTAACTTCTTAATAATAGAATTTATAGTGGCTATAGAATTTAAAAATATATGTAAATTTCTATCTTTATTTGCTTCTATTATATATAATAATTCTTTTTGTACATAAAATGTATCTCTAATAGTTAATTTAACTGGAACTGAATTTTGCCATTCGTAAGTGATTTGTGGAATATCTTTTAATTCTTCTAAGATGCATTCTTCTTTTAAAGGAGTAGCTGTCAGAAAAGCCCAATCTTTAAATTTATTAAAGTTTTGAAGAATATTTACGATAGCATCATTTCTAAAACTATAATCATTAAACAGTAAATGATATTCATCTATTAATAAAAAATAATCTCCATAATTAGGTAATACTTCCATAAGTCTAGGTAAAGAATCATATGTAGCTATAATTTTCTTATAACCAGTTTTAGTCATTAAATAATTTTTAATTATATTATTGCCTACATCACCAGTTACTCCTAGTACATCTTTACTTGCTTTAGATACTACTAGGTTTTTAGTTGGACTAAGTATTAAACTATTTCTATCTGCATTAATTTCTAGTGTTGTTCCGCCACAACCTGTAATTCCTTTATTGATAAGGCAGTGTGAAGGAAGCTGCCCAAGTACATCTGATAAATAATTACACTTTTTATCAATTAAAATTTTTTCATTTTGCATATTTTTAAAATTTTGAATTTAAGTAGTTATAAAGTTAAAAAATACCGTCGTGGCACACTTCAATATTACAGTGCCAAGACGGAACGCCTGTAGTAACCAAGACGATACTAATATAAACTTAAAATTTTAATTCTTAAATGTGTTAACATTATTTAACTATATACTTTTAAATAATACCCCTCCCCGTATATTTTTGGGAAATGGATTTAGAAAATGAAGGTTCTTTTTAAAAATTTATAAATTATATAAAGGAGAGTCCACTCCCTTCGGTCGCCCCCCGCCATGCGGCGTGGGAAAATAGTCTCCTTTTATAAACTCCTATATGAATTTAGGGGTTTGAACAACAAAACATTCCCTTAAATGATTATGGATAAAAGGATAATTATCATTGAACCAGACGGACGTGTTGCCGTGTTCAATGATCGCGAAGACTTCCTTGCTTACTTAGAGAGCAAGAAAGAAGCCTAAGCGTAGTTGTGTTATGCCACACAACGTGTAGACAAAAGGCACCCATGAGTTCACTTGCTCTCATTAAAAGCAAGTACACTTTTAACAACCAGAAGTTGCGCACGACACGAATCAGTGCATAAAGTTATGCAGATCGCAAATAACTTTTCAGAGAGAACTTTCGCAGCAGCTTCATTGCTGTCAGCTGGTAATTCATTTAAGATTGTAAAGGTTGACATCTTTACAATCGCAGGATCAGCCAACTCTTACGTTGGCATCGAGATTGAGGGTCAGGAACGCAAACCTGGCTTGAGATCCTTAATCTCAAAGGGTCAGCTTGGACAGGCTGTCACCTTCAAGGGCGGTAGGATGACTACTGCCAAGGATCAGGTGGTTATCCGTAACGAAGGACCATTCGTTACAGAGTTCAAGGATTGGCTCGCTGCCAACCCTGCAGCCACAAACAAGGACGTCTGCGAACACTGGACAAAGGTGCTTGCAGGCAAGTACTTGAATTGCGGATTCGGTTCCGCGATCATCAATGAGTACAATAAGGTACGTTGTACTCTCGCACTCTCAGTTTCTGATCAACCAGACGCTGAGTTCACCAAACTTACTGCAGAGCAAGAGACCGCTTTGCAGTATGCATCTATTTAAGTCTCTGTCCTTAGCACGACATTAAACTGCTTAACTACTTTATTAAACAACTAAATATATACAATTATGAATATTATCGAACTTAAGAATAGAACTTTTTCAAGTCTCTCTGAAAGAGACTACCAAATAAATAACTTCGTGATTGAGGCAAGGGTTGCCTTTGCTAAATCCAAAGGACTCTATCACTCAGTAGAGGATCCTGAAGGTTTAAAAGAAATAACCCCAGGCTTAGCACAGGGTTATTATACCCTTGAGTACTATAATGAGGTGCTTAATGATGAACGCGTACACAAAATGATGCACGGTCAATATGAGTATCTTCACGGTCCTGCGGACCTTGGAGTGGTTACATTTGACGAGTGGTTTGACCTGCCACTCAACTTTATCAACGATCTTAATAGAGTCGTTGAGGAAAAAGTAGGGATTGTTAAGGATCCTGTTTATATGAACAAGGATCTTATTCCCGAACTAAAAGCATTCGTAGATACCTTCGAATGCTAATCTATATAGGTCGCAAGTTTGAAATATAGCTTGCGCCTACAACAAATTAACAATAAACAAAAAAAAACAATGAATAAGAAACAATTCAGACAATTCTTGCTTAACAATAAGGTTAAGCAAGTTACTATAATATCCGTTCCAGATTATAGAGGCGGATATAAACCACAGGCTCTTATCAACAATCCTAACTATGAACTCGAAGCTTTCGAGTACATAGAATTTGAGGGAGATGCCAGCAAAGCACTCTCCCATCACAAGGACTTATTCGAGGAGCATACTGAAGTTCAGTACGAAGCTCCTAAAAATTATTATCATACACTTGCAGAGCTTGTAATCGAAGCTCTGCAGTAATAGAATTAGAAGAGGATTAAATAAAGTTAAAATTATGTTTATATTTGTAATTAACAGCATTAATATTCCGCTTTCTACTAAAGGGAATACATCTTATACTCATATAATTGCAGCATCAAAGGATTTAAATGATAAAATCCTCCAAAAAGTTGCAGATCGAGTTAAGACAAAGTTTGGAGTAACATTAAATCCAAACAATGGCAGTACATCAGATCCAGATGTTTTTCTACACATTGAAGACGTAGACATCTTAGATTAATAATTAAAAACTATAATTATGAAAATTTATATAGCACAAATAAACGATACTAAGTTAGCTTACCCTTCATTAGAAAGAGCGCAAAGTGCTTTATCTCGTTTTATACAAGATAATCCAAATCCACAACTATCTAATGATAGGAAGGAATTAAATTACAGAGTTTACTCTGCGGAACTGTTAGCTACTCAATATATTGCTGTTCTGATAAATAAGAAAACAGAAGAGCATAGCTTTATCGAAAGTAGACTTAGCGATACTTTAGAAGAGTTTAAAGAATTTGTAGAGATGGAATATTCAAAGGATTACCACTTTGATATTCTCCCATACTTTTGTTTATAAAATACACAATGAAAGATTTAGCATACGAGGCATTCTTACAAGACCTCAGACAGGAGTTAGATAAAGCCGATTACAAGGCAAGTGTTGAACTATTAAACAATTACAGCTGTGCTTGCATAGCTTAATAATATAAGGGAAGGCTTCGGCTTTCCCTTTATTTTTCTCTATATACTTGCAGAGAAAAATAGTCTTTTCTTCACTTAAAAATAGTCTATGTATAAGCTGCTACATTACCTTAGCGGAAAGACTACAATGCTATATGTATAGGCTGAAACAGCCAAAAGAAATCCTATACATCGCATTGTACGCTAAATTCAATAATTAATAATTAAAAGTATCTTTTGGCAAAGTAAATTATGCAGATCGCAGACGTAATGAATCGTGAGTTAGAGATGGTAGTTGCTAATGGTGGTAAGACCCAGGAGTCTTTCAGTAGCAAGGCTATCCAGGGAGAAATTGAAACTCTTGAGAAGGGTGATGTATTCATGGTATTCGGTAAAGTATATTCTGCGCCAGTACGCAGAGGTTCAGATGCCGTTGCAGAGTACAAGCAGGCTCGCGTGTTTAAGATGAAGGATGGAAAGGTTGATCCAGCTTCTATACGTATCGTCAATATCTACCCATCATTCTTTAACAAGAGTGCTGTTGAAGTAAATGAGAAGTGTGAGCGTACAGGTCGTATCGTACGTGCTGACGGTAGTGTTTGCCAGGCTTACAAGAGTCATGGTAATGTAGCTAAGGGTTGGGATCAGGCAATCGAGGGTAAGGTAATTGAAGTTACCGAGGTAACTCCTGTATTGCGCAAGCGTTATGGTACAGAGAACCAGACACAGACTACTAAGGTTTGTAACTTTGAGTATTCTGACGTTAAGTTGCCAGAACTCGATGCATAACATATACACATTGAAGGGTTACCTTATAGGTAACTCTTCTTTATGTATAAAATCAGGGCAATACATTGATTTAGTTTCTGTTAATACGGTTTTACCTAGGTTAAAAGAAGGCTTTTTCAATGTATTGTTGAAAAATGGCAGATATGAATTAATTGATGCCAAGTGGACTACTCCACTCAAAAGAGACCATTAAGAGTAGTGCGTTGGTGAGAGTAATCTCACCAGGTTGGTTGTTATAAAGTGTTTATTTATTGGTGAGTCAGGGAGTGATGGTGAAGGGAAGGCTGTGTGAGTGCACAGAACTCCACCGCCATCATTCTCCCTTTTCCCAATAAAATCATTTTTTAAAAAATAAGGACATATATAATAGAACACTCTTTTCATTTAACATAACATATTCAAACATTAAAATTTATATTATGACAAGTTTGGACTTGCGTTCAAACTAAAATGCACAGTTCGCGAGAATAGTGCATTTTTTCTATTAAAAATCACCAATATAAAATAATCAAACAACAATAAAAAATATGGAATTATCATTATTTTTCCTGTTTCTTGTACTATTTGCAATTGCAGTAGTATTTATCACTATTTTATTTAATAAATTAGGAAGTGATTTAAACAGCTTCTTAGAAGCAAAGTTTCCAAATATTGAAGAATAAAATCTTACATTATGTATATAGCAATCATTTTAGGTATTATTATTCTAGGAATAGTATGCCTGTTAGTAAGAAAGAATAATAGTAATAAACAATCTAAAAGAATTTTAGATTTGAAACTAAAGAATCTAAAAGAATTAAAAGATTCTTTACTTACTACAAAAAATCTACTTGATATGTATAATATACACAAACGTATATTTATGCATTTTGAGAAGTACTATATTCCAGTTTGCATAGATATATCAAAATATGGATATTTTAGAGCAAACTCTTGGAAAGATTTGAATCCAGATAATATTTTCTTAGGAAATATATTTGGATTAAATACTCTCGAATTATCTTATTGGGTTTCTTGTAAAGATATAGAAGTAAAATCCCAAATAGAAGAACAGTATAAATCTCTTCTTTTAGCAGGATTAAATTCTATAGAAACTCGATTAACTAAAGATATTCAAGCTTTAAAAATTTATTTCTAATGAGTAACGATGCTTGTTGGCTTTTTACAGCCTTTTTCTTTCTATTTATATTCGTATTTTCACAATCCAATAATAAAAATCAAGATGAGTGACATTATCATTATCTACCCAAAGGGTTCAGAGTATCCAAAGATAACAAACGAGAATTTGCAGAATGCTAATTTTATTTCTGCAGTAATTAGTGCAGAAGATACTGTTGGTGCTGCCTTGCAATTACAAGAAATTAATCAGTTAATAGCTGATAGTCCAGAAATTGATAATAAAGTATCATTCTTAATTAATGATACTACTATAGGAAAATTCCCAGAATCTACTATGGGAATTCTTCAGAAGCTTAAGTTATTTATACAAGTAACAACAACTGAAGACTTAGAAGTAACATTAGCTACAGCTGTAGCTTTAGATGCTATGCTTGTATTTCCAGAAGAATTTATACAAGAATATCATTCCGATTTAGTAATGTTTACTTTAATCAGTATGAAGATGAATAATCGTCTTGTAACTCGATTACCTAAGTCCGCAGAAAAACTATCTTTATAATGGGATTAATCAAAACAATAAATACTAAAATTCAATCAGCTGTAGCGAAGAAAGTACCTACAGCTGATGAAGCTTATTCTCAAGCTCTATTTTGTGCTTCATCAATTGAGGAAGTAATTAAGTTTGAAAGAGAATGTATTGCAGACAGAATTCAAGATGCAGTACTTCATAAACAGACGCATATTTTCTATGCACCTGTAGATCAACTTGATTATTCTTCTATAGAAGGAGAATTAAAAGAGAAAGGATACAATATTATCAAGTATAACGATCCATTTGACTACTGGATAATCAATTGGAATCGTTAACAACTTTTAACAATTATAGATTTGAGAATCTTATTTTCGGGTCTATAATTGTTAAACAATTTAATTAAGGGACGTATCTCCTCAATCTTATACATTGCAGAAAGGGTAATGGTTACATGTGGGTTCGAATCCCACCGTCCCTACTATGGATACTAAACAAAAGAAAATTATAATTACTGTATAACTTTGGAAGTATACTCAAATTGGTGAAGAGGATGGTCTTGAAAACCATTAGGTCGGCACATGGGAGTTCGAATCTTCCGCATTTACTTTAAATAATTTAACTATGAGCAGAAGTTATAAAAAATCTAAAGTGTATAACATTTTTGCAGGACATGAATCTGATAAAGAAGATAAAGTCAGAACTCATAAAAAATTCAGAAGAACAACTAAATATAAAATGAAGATTGATGCAGATCTTCCTAATAGACTTTCTGAAGTTGATGATATTTGGGATTACAGTTCTGAAGGAGTGAATATTTATGACGATGATATTGATCCAAAATATTTAAGAAAATGAACACAGCAAAAAAGTACAATTTGTATGATTCAAGAGGACAATTAATTTGTTCTTTTTTAACATATCAAAGAGCGTCTGCCTATAAAATGGCTTACGGTAATAGTGGATGGTATATAAGATAGTAAATCTTATAACTTTTAGAATTTTTGAATTAATTTTGGTAACAAGTTGTTGTGAAATAATTTGTTACATCTTGCGGAAATAGCTCAGTTGATAGAGCACTAGCCTTCCAAGTTAGGGGTCGCGGGTTTGAGTCCCGTTTTCCGCTCTTAAAAGGCAGTCTGGAGGGGCAGGGAAACTCGTCAGTATTAACTGAAGATACAGGTTCGAATCCTGTGGCTGCTACATATAAATTAAATAAAATATATTAAAAATATGGAAAATAAAGTATTTTTCGGAGAGAATGGTTTAACTTCAACAAGTGCAAACCATGTAGCTAATTTGGCTAAAGAGTTTATCAGTTCAAGTGAAAAATATCTTAACAGTATCTCTTTTGTAAATTGTGATATTTGCCTTATAGGAAGTGATAAGGAACAAATTTACAGTTTAGGAGTAAAGGACTTAGACAATGTAGAAGTAATTCTAAAAGATATTTCTAACTGTAAGTCTTTAATCGCTTGGCTACGTGAAGCTATTAAAGCTAAGAATAAGTTAACAAAAAATATAGAAGATGAACTCTTCCATACTTATTGTGTAAATCACAATATTGAGTTGAATGAACCTAAACATCCAGGATATCTTACTGATGAAGAATATTATGATTCTCTTCCTATTAAGGAAAGAAATGAGTATTATTCCTTAGAAGCAGAAGCTGCAACTTTAGGTCAGTTTATTCATCCTTCTGGTAATCTGAATAAGCAACGTTCTATACTTACAGAGAAGATGATGAATCCTATTAAAACTGAGGGAGAAGGTCGGAATACCATACTTTATAAGTATAGTCCTTCAATGCTTCCAGATGAAGTTGATAAGACATTCTTTGCTTTGCAGAATAAACATAGAGAAATTCAAGCCAGATTAAATGGAATGAAGCATCTTTGTGAATTGGCTATTCAAAAGGATAAGTTAGACAAAGATAACAATTATATGCAAGAGTATTCTGAGTACGAATCCAAGCGTGAAAAAGTAATGAATGATTATCGTACTTACAGACAAGAAGAACTTGCAAAAGTTCAAGCTCTTAGAATTGTTATTCCAAATTCTCTAGAAAGTATTTATAAGAAAATACAATCATTGGGTAAATAAGAACTTAGAGACTTGATCTCTTAATCTTATTGAATATGTTTAATAAGTGTCATAATATTCTATCAAATATAATAGTGCTTTTTAAAGTAGCAATATTTAGGCTGAACACCTAAGACTGAATGTATACTCTTTCAAAAACTATACTTATAAAGTAATCTGAACAATTACTGCTCTCGTTTTCGAAGAAAGGGTATGTTCTTGATATTGATTTTATTTTAGACTTAGTTGGCATTTATTAAACATAACTCAAATTTTTAAAGTATGCTTTTACATTTATTAATTTCTATAATATTAGTTTTAATTTTCGGATTACTGCTTAATGTTATTAGAATAACAGCTAAAATTTATCTTGATGAAGTACGTAATTTGTAATTATAATAATTATTCTGTAGTTGAAACAATTGAATCCGATAACTTTATAAAAGTTGAAGATAGACTAAAACAATTGAATAAAGGTTATAATAACGAATTAATTATAATATCCTTACATAGGTATAATAGACTTATTAAAGGATTAGTATCTAAAATAAACAGAATTAAAAATGTATTAAGTTAAAAAATATATGTGGAGAGGAGCAATGTTCTACTTGGAGATCGTAATGGATTCCTAGAATTATTCAACCCTCTCTCTATGCGCTTATAGCTCAGTTGGCAGAGCACAGCACTTTTATATAGAGTAAACTGTAAATCAAACTTTAGTATTGACGAATGGTAAAGTCAGGCGACGGAAGCGGAAGGCTGGGAGTTAAGATACTTACAACTACTCCATTATAGGTTCGAATCCTATTACTAAAGCAATGCTGGGGTCCTGAGTTCGAGTCTCAGTGGGCGCACTACATCTAATGTCCGAGTGGTTTAGGTACTTGTCTGCAAAACAAGTTACGTGAGTTCGAATCTCACTTAGATGTCTTTAAGGGGTAATAGCAAAGGTAGTCAATGCGTTGGTCTGAAAAACCAAAGATCTTGGTGCAATTCCAAGTTATCCCACTCATTGTGTTATAGAGCAAAATTAGGTCATTATTGTAAAGTAAAGGAGACCGATGTGCGGTGGTGGCATACCTTAAGCCACATATATTGCGGAGTAGAGCAGTGGTAGCTTGCCTGTATTAAATTTAATTAAAAAAATAATAATATGAGTATACTTGATAAATTTAACGATGAATAGTTTTTTGAAATCATAGAAAATTCAAAAACTTGGAAAGAAATTGGAGAAAAATTAGGATATAAAAATACTATTTCTTCTAATACTAAACAAAAAATTATTAACAGGTGTCATGAGATTGGAATAAATCCTCCATCTATAAAGAAAATAGTTTTTGTAAATGATCAAACTAAAGGTCAATTATTTAAATGTAGAAAAAATTGGCAAAGTGCAAGAACTTCTATACGAAAATTAGCTTAGAAATCTTTTGAAGATTCTGGAAAACCTTATAAATGTGCTATTTGTGGATATACAAAGCATGTAGAAATAGCTCATATTAAAGCTGTATCTGATTTTGATGACGATGCTTTGATATCTGAAATAAATAATCCAAATAATTTAATAGGTCTTTGTCCAAATCATCATTGGGAATATGATAATGGTTTATTAAAAATATAAGCAGAAGGTCGCAGGTTCGATTCCTGCCTCCGCAACCACTTTGGAGAGTTGGCTGAGTAGCTTAAAGCGCTGGTCTTGAAAACCAGAGGACAGTAACATGTTCCAAGAGTTCGAATCTCTTACTCTCCTCTTATATTGGAGATTTTTCCCTATAAAAACACTTTAGCAAATCTTTTTTAGGTCTAATTTATTAAATTAGGAAATCTTCTAGTGTTTTATTTTTGGTTCTTGGGGATGCTTGGAGTGTCCGTCGCCCTGTCACGGCGTTCAATCAGATGGGTTCGATTCCCATAAGAACCGCACAATGTATTATTAGAAAGATAATCAGAAATTTTTAATGGACGAGAAATCTAACTTTTAATACATTTATATAGTAGTAGTTCAATAGGTAGAATTCTGCATTTGGGATGCAGGGGTTGCGAGTTCGAGTCTCGCTTACTATACTTATTCTAGTTCCTTAGCTCAGTTGGGTAGAGCATCTGTCTGATACACAGAAAGTCATTAGTTCGAATCTAATAGGAACTACAATTATTATGCTCTTGTCGTCTAATGGTAGGACATGCGACTTTCTATCGTAGAATTACGGTTCGAATCCGTGCTTGAGTACGATCAGTAAATCTTACTTACTTTTCCCATTTTCTGTATTAGTGGTAATAAATACAGTGGTTATAGATGTTCCGATATACATCTAAGTACTTGCAGTAGTACTGAATAGTAATTCATAAGTAAGATATTGGATTACTAAACTGAAAACAATTATATCTATTGTGGTTGCAAACATAATATTTATAATTACAGTAAGTTTGTTATACTATAATTGGTTTGAACTTACTAACTGGGGGCACATGTACCAAGGCTGGCGAATCTCCCTTGCAAGGAGATTGTGGAGAGTTCGATTCTCTTTGCCTCCACATAGGACAAAGCGTTGTCTAATCTATAGAAAATTTTTTTAAAACTGAAAAGTAATAAGTTGTTGCGAAATAATTTATTATATTTGCTTAGGTAGTCAAGTGGTCAACGACAGCAGGCTGTTAACCTGCCCCGAAAGGTTCATAGGTTCGAATCCTATCTTAAGCGCATTTTGGGTTTTTAGTTTAATTGGCTAAAACATCAGTCTCCAAAACTGAAAGATATTAGTTCGAATCTAGTAAAACCTGCATATTATTAAAGAATACGTATAGTATTTGAACTATGTATTTTGTAAATTCCCTCATGGTGCTAATTGGTAACACACTTGACTTGTAATCAAGAATTTTCAGTTCGAGTCTGAATGGGGGATCTTTTTAAATAAATAAAATCCTTTAGGGAGTATCGCACATGTGGTAATGTGTACTAGACTGTAAATCTAGCGGCTCTGCCTTCGTGGGTTCGAATCCTACTGCTCCCACTTAATATAAAATAAGAAATATGGAAAAAATAATTCATTTGTACATAATTAGTAAATGTGGTAAGAAATGTCCAATGTGTTGTAATAAGTTTTATGATATGGATAAAGTACCTACAGTTACACAAGAGGAATTAAAATCTGCTGATACAATATGTTTAACTGGAGGTGATCCTTTTCTTTATAGTGAATTACAGACGTTTATAAACAGACTAAGAGAACAATATCCTAATATTAAAAATTTATATGCTTATACGTCTGGGGTGCATTATACCATTACCTAAATCTTAATTGGGTTTATTTTAGTAAACTTGATGGAGTATCAATAGCACCAAAAGATGTTGATGATTGGATGGCATTAAAAAATATAATCCAAGATTATAGATATAATATATGTATATCTGCTATGAAGTCTAACCGATTAATGGTATTTGACAACCAAAAGGCTAACTTTGAAAAGTTCCGAAAAGATATAGACTTATCAATGTTTACTATATTAGGTAGAAAATGGGATGAAAAATTTAATGTACCAGAAAATGAAATATTTAGAAAATTGCCTATATTATTTGACTAATATTGTTTATGGATAGAAAAGAAGAAATTAATAAGGAAATTGACTTATTAGAGAAGCGTATAATTTCTTTAAAGAATGAACGTTATGCTATAATCAAAAAAGAAAATCCAGTGTATGTTGGAGATTGTTTTAAAGTACTTCGCATGATTGGAAATATTTATTATAAAATAGTAAAAATCACAGATAATGATAATATTATCTGTATTCAAGTAAACCATAATTCTATACAAAAAAATTTCTTTGTGTGTAATAGTTTTATGGAAAAATGTTCTCTTCAAGAATTTGAAGAAGAATATAACAGAACTCTAAATTATATTACTAAAGATGAATAAACAAGAATTAGCAAAAGAAATTGAACTTCAAGAAGAACGCTTGAAGCAATTAAAAAAGGAATATAAAGAAAAAGCTAAACCTAATCCAAAAGTAGGACAATGTTTTAGTAAACATCTATGCAATAATATTCTTGTATATCATTACAAAATAATAAGTATAGATAAAACTAAGCATAGACCTATTAAAGCTATTAGAGTAGAGAAAAATAAAAGTATTGAAATAGTAGATTTATATTTGGAAGATTATAGTTTTCTTTTAGCTATATCTACAGAAGAATTTAATGATTTATATTCTAAAACTTTAGAAACAATATCAAACTATTATGAACAAGGATGAATTATTAGAAAAAATAAGAGAAAAGAATGAAGAATTAGAATCTCTTAGCAAAGAATTAAAAGAAGTTCTTTTAGAAGAAGATGCTAGGAATTTAGGTAAATGCTTCAAACAAAATCTTTGTTTTGGATCATATGTTTATTATAAAATAATACAATTAAGTAGTGAGTATGGCAGATATAAAGTACTAAGAGTATGTGCCAATGAAATATCTATAGAATATTGGTCTATTTTAGAAGATTCTGAAGCAGATCTTTGTTCTACAGAAGAATTTGATGCTGCTTATGATGTAGTTATTAATTCTTTAGCTAATAAAGTGATTAGGTAACATGAAAGAAATTACTGAAAAATATGGTATTAAAGTAGGTGATTATTATAAAAAAGTATCTAGTAATAGTTTAGGGTATAATTATTACAAAATACTAAAAAATTATGATAATGGCATACTATAATGTGCTGTAGTTAGAGAACATTCTTTATCTGTAGAATGCTTTTATATCAGGTCCTTTATAGTAGATAATTATACAAAATCTACTTCGCAAGATTTTAAAGCAGCTGCTCTAGCTAATGTTTTAAATGTTATTGGAGAATTATAAATTATTTATTTGGGAGTGCGGACAATAGTGTATGCAGATACGCAAGAGATCTCCAGAAGATATTAAGAGACACTATGTTCAAGTCATAGTAATGGTTAGTCATTTAGTTTAGGCTTGTAGAACGCTTAATAGCAACAGTGTGAAGAATAAATAATTTTATTAAATACAAATTTAATTAAGTCATTTTCATTTGGAAGCATGGACAGTGTATGCAGACACATGAGAGTACTTCAGATAAATATTAAAAAGAGATGGTTAAACTCCCTCAGGGGCTGTTCCCAGATGGTTAATAGTCTGGCATGAGGCCGCTTAGTGTTAACGTCAGCACATTTAATATTTTGCAGTGTGAAGAATGAATGATTTAATTACCTTTCTAAGTTAAGGTTATAACTTAGTTGTCCAAATACCTGGAAACTCGTAAAATAGGGACTTTTGTATAGTTAAGTATAAAAACTATATAAGCATACAAGAATTTACCATTATATTGTATTGTGGTTACTCTCTGACATGTAGAGTAAGATCCTACGTAATTATAGGATAGGCAAGAAGCTAAAACTGTGGAATGGTGGGTACAGCCTAAATTACATTATAGGAACTTCTGTACGGCGAAACTAGAGGATGATTACTATGGATATGCCGATTACATATCTAATCTAGTGGAATAGTTATATTAGTAAGAATAGTACATTATATAAAGAACAGCTACACTTACTTAGGATTAATCCTGTTCTTTATTTAGCCTCATCGTCTAACGGTCAGGACACAAGGTTTTCATCCTTGCAATTGGAGTTCGATTCTCCATGAGGTTACTTAATTTTAAAATAAAAAATTATGGCGGCAGCTGATAAAATTTACTGTAAATATTACAGTGATTATTACGCATTTAAAAAATGGATAGAAAAATATAGACCAAGTTTGTTAGAAATTTTTGCTTTGTATGATTCGCAACAACAATGGGAAGATATAATTGAAAGTAGTCACAATGAAGACCTTTTAGTATGTTATTTTCCTTATCACTTAACTAAATGGCTTCTTTGGCGATGTCCTGTTAGTGTCATTAGAGAAGAATTAGAAGAAAGAGGATATAAAACAAAATGGTATCATAAATTGCTTTTTAAGTATTAAACTATGAATAAAGATGAATTATTTAAATTAAACTCAGAAATAACTGATTTAGAAATAAAATTAGCTAAATTAAAGAGTAAGAGAAAACAACTAAAAGATAACATAGATTATTTGGTTGGATGTCATCTTACTAGAAGCAAGTTTTACTATAAAGTACTATCTATAAATAAAGAAGAACAAACAGTAGAAGCTTTATGTGTAACTTATGAAGAAGACGAAGAATATAGTATATCACTTCTTCCAGCTTTAAGTTTTGAATATGTTAACGGTTTAGCATTAATGTCTTCAAAAATATTTGAAAAACTGTATAAAGAAGTAATGGAGAAAATAAATAAATAATTATGTTAGTATTTTTAATTTATATATTAGGTAGTATTATTGCTTTCTTTTCATCTTTACATGTACTTTACTATTATAGTAAAAATAATAGTTATCTGGTAAAATATCAAAGAAGCTTTTTTGAAGAAGAAAGTCCGTTTATTATATTTGCATTTATATTTTCTTGGGTTGGAGTACTTGGATGCTTAATATGTTATATTGGTATTTTATTTAATAAATTTATAAATTATTTAGCTAATAAATGGTTTAATGAATAAAGGAACTGTTACTAAATTTAAGAATTGGATTTTAGAAAATTCAAATCTTAAGCTTTTAGAGAGTAAATCTACTGAAAGTATATATCTTACAAATGATTCTTTAAAGATTAGAATTTCTGACCATATACAAGGCTCAGATCGTTCTAATATTAGGTTTGACATAAGTATATTTATTCCAGAAGAAAGTAAACAATATATAGTTTCTATTGGATATAAAATTTATATTTATAATACTTTACTTGAAGTAAAAAATTTATTAATATCTGTATTTAGAATTAACTTAGGAATTGATATTACTACTATTAATAAAGCTGTAAATAAACAAAAAGATGCGAATAAAGGAATTAATAGTGCATTATCGCAACAAATAGCTAATTTGTCTAAGAAAAATAATAAGTACAAAGAAAGAATAGCTAAGCTTGAGGAGAAAGCATCCAGATATAATAAACTAACAAAAGCTCACAATAAAAAATTAAAAGAATGCAAAAAGTTACAATCAAAATGTGATTCTTTTATGAATGATATTTCAGAAGCTAAAGATATAATATCTGAACTGCAAAATAATCCAGATGCTAGAAAAGCTATTCAAATCTCGGATAAAACTTATTATATTGATAATTTTCCTAAGGATATACAAGACTTATTAAAAGAATCAATTCAGTATTATAACCAATAAAAGTTTGGGATATGGTGTAATGGTAACACAGCGGGTTTTGGTCCCACTATTCCTGGTTCGAGTCCTGGTATCCCAACAAAATAATTTACTAATTTAAATTAAAAATTATGAGTAAGAAAAATTTTGTAAATCTTATGCAGAGAAAGCATAAAGAGTTTGTTCAGTTTGCAAATGCAACTAACTATTATAAGAAACATAATATCGAAAATCCTCTTGATAAAGAATATGAGTAAAAGACTTAAAGTTTATATTAAAACTTTAAAATTAATATTTAAAATATTATTCACAAGAAATCCATATTTTATTATAGTAGGAGATAATAAAGGAGATGCTTATTATATAGCGTCTCTTGGTAGTGAACTTACTGTAAGAACATGGATATCATGGGTTAGTAATGAGACAGTGGAACTATACAAAAAAGCATTTCCTAACTACATAGACAAATATTACTTAAAACATTATGGAGCAAAATAACGAAATAAGAGTAACTATTCCTGAAGGTTATGAAATTGATACAGAACATTCTACATTTGAATGTATCAAGTTTAAGAAAAAGCATAGAATTAATACTTGGAAAGATTTGAAATTCATTCAAGGTTATTTTATTGAAAACGATTCTAGTATAGAAAAACTAGAAGAAGTAATAGAAAAAGATTGTGAGGATAGGAATGTCTTTGCCTACGAAAAATATGCAAAAGCAGCATTAGCTCTAGCTCAAATTTCTCAATTAATGCCATATTATGGTGGAGAGGTTACTAATGAAGAATGGAAAAATAATGAACGCAAATTCTCTATAGTAGTACATAACAGTGAATTAAAACCATTTACTCATGTAAATAACAAAGTTTTAATATCTTTCCACACAGAAGCACAAAGAGCTAGATTTATGTTTTTCCAAGAAAATGTACAACTTGTTAAAGATTTTTACATGATTAGCTAAATAATTAAAAATAGGAAAAACAAAAATGTTGTAGGGATTTTGTACCTAAATGGTTTTATTGAGAGTGGTATTAAACTACTCACCTACTTTTTAAATACTATATTATGGACAATTTAGAAAATTATTGTAAGCTACATAAGAAAGCTTACTTTATAGATAATGAAGGAGTTATTTACAAATATATTTTTAATAAAAATCATTTTGTAAAACTTACACATTGGTCTATAGGTGAAGAACGTAGAGTTGAAGTTGAGTATTTATCTAAAGAATATAATAATAAAGAATTAAAGGAATTAAAAGCAACTAAAGCTAATGAGTTAACTAATCAATATTGGAATAACCTTACTCGAGAATGGGAGTACGATGGTCGTAAGTATAAAGTTTTATCTATAAAAGATGGACTTGCTCAAGGTATTAGTCCTGAAGATGATGGAAAATTACACATAGCTTCTAAAAACTATAGTGGTCTTTATATTATAAATCGTAGATGTTATGTAGGATTATATCAGAATAGAATAGTATGGTATATTTATGACTCTTATATAAAAAAATGTGCAATGTATAAATTTATAAATATTAATACTATATCTACTTCTTGCCTTATAGGATATACTAATAAGAAAAATATTAGACCTATTATTGATTGTGAAACTAATGAATTTCTTTAAAAATTTCATAGAAAGCTATAAACATATCCCATATACTATAAAACATATATGGGCTATGTATAAATTACAACTTAAATATATTGGATATATTAAGTTTCCATTTCATGACTTAGATAAATTGTTTATGTATATATTCTTAGGATTTATTGGAATTAAAAAGATTTCAAAGATTCATAGAAAATACGTTAAACACCATCTTAGTTTAGGTAAAAGATTTACATCGGATAATGTTTTAGAGGCTGTATTTGATTGGGAATCTGCAAGATTTACTAAACCAGATAAACCTCTTAATGCTTGGAATACTTGCCTAAAGTATTATCCAGAATGGAAACTATATGTAGAAGATGTATTGTTAAAGTATAAAATACCTAAATAATTATATAATGGACTGATTGTTTATGTTCGTTCAGTTTAAAAGAAGGATACATTTAAATATGTTGAAAACTACGGGAAAGCAATGTAGATTACTATTATTGAAGGCTTCGACGCCGAACCAACTATATAATTTTATTATGGGAAAACTTCTAAATCAATTAAAAGAATATTTTGAAAATACTCCTAAAGAAGTATTAGAGAAAGAAGCAAAAGAATGGGAATATCTTAATGAAATAGGACCTGATGTTTTAGAATATGCTAAAACAGTTAGAGGATATATAAATCAAGAGGAGGATAAATCTCATGAGTAAATTAGTAAAAGAACTTTTGAATTTTTTAGAAACTGCAACACCTGAACAATTAGAAGAAAATTGGAAACAATTAGAAAAATATTCTAAAGTTGGACCTAATGCACTAGAGTTTGTAAATAAACAACTAAATAATTAATTAGCCAAATCCAGTTAAGGCTTTACACTGGTTGAGTTGTATACATCCGTAGATGCTGCACGTAAAATTAAAAGACAATATCTCGGAGTAATGTTTATATATAAGTTGCAAATTATTTATAAACAGCTGGGTTGGTAACCTTACAACCGAAATTAATGGCTCAGTGGTGGAATTGGTAGACACGAGGGACTTAAAATCCCTTGGGCAGTAATGCCCGTGCAGGTTCGAGTCCTGTCTGAGCTACTATAGTTATATTACTAATTAATTTATATTAAAAATTATGAAGAAATTTATTCTTTTTATGATGGCTACTATGTTTAGCCTCATCGTTAATGCACAGACTGCATTACAAACAACTAAAGTACTTGATAATACTTATATTGGTATTAATGGCGGTGTTACTACTCCTATGAATTTGGATAAGGCACTTCCACTTAATCCAACTTTTGGTATTCGAGTAGGTAAGGACTTTACTCCTGTTATTGGTGTAAATGTAGAAGGAACTACATGGTTCGGTTCTAATTTTGGTTACAAAATTGGTAAGAATGTGTTTAGAGCTGTTAATATAAGTGTAAATCCAACAGTTAATCTAACTAATCTATTTAAGGGATATATGGGATCTCCTCGTAAGTTAGAATTTGTAACTGTAACAGGTCTTGGATGGATGCATAATTTTGGAACTTCTACTAATTCTTTTACTTCTAAGATGGCTATTGATATGGTGTGGAATCCATGTTCTTTCCTTAGCTTTTATGTAGAGCCTGGAGTATTTTGGAATCTTAGTCAAGGAAAGAAACAAGTAATGGAAGTTTCTGGATTTTATGACAAGCCTATTAATACTATGCCTTATTTAACTCAATCTATTACACAGTATAATTCAGTACAATTTGATAAGAATGGTGCTCAGTTATTTGTAAATGTTGGAGTTACTTACAAGTTTAAGACATCTAATGGAACTCATAATTTTAAGTTGTATAATATTAACAATTTGAATAATGAAATTAATTCCCTTAGAAATGATCTTAATAAGAAGCCTACTGAAGTAGTTAAGACAGTAACTAATGCTGTAGTTAATACTGTAGGTACTTATGTAGTATTCTTTGCGCAAGGTAGTTCTGAACTTTCTAATGAAGCATTACTTACACTTAATAAAGTTAAAGGTGATGTAGTAGTTGAAGGTTTTGCCTCACCAGAAGGTTCTGCTGACTTTAATCAAACTCTATCAGAAGAGCGTGCTAAGGTAGTTGCGGATTTCTTGAAGCTAAAGAAGGTAAACGTTATCGAATCTGTTGGAAGAGGTGTTACAGGCAATACTTCTAACAGAGTAGTAATTATTACTAATAAGTAAAAATAATTTATACGAGGGGAAGGTGATACTGAATTGACAGTTGGAAAACACTGTAGCAGCAAATGTGTGATTAGTGTTAAATGGGTGTATTCAAAGGCGAATACAATGGTAACTATAAAAGGGCGCAAACGGTTGGAGTCCGTGCTTATTTTATATTAATTAACTTTAATATATTCCCGAGCAAATTACCCTATAATAGATGTAGTATAAATTATAATAAAAAAGGCTTATATTAATATTACCAAACCAGAAGCCTTGAGCCTTAATTGGCGACAGACCATTGGGTAATTCCATAGGAGTGCTGTTAGGGTAGTCGAGATATTTATTTAGTTCACTCGTAAAAAGAACTATATAGAGAGTAAACCTTGATGGTGATAGGACCTGCCTGCTAAGCAGTGTGTACATTAATTTGTATTCAGTTCGATTCTGATGCTCTCTGCTAATATTATTAACTAAAATATTAAAAAATGAAGAAATTAATTTTATTTTTAATGTGTACTTTATTTTGTCTAACTTCATGTAAAGAACACTTTTCTGATGGAGAAAGAGTAGGTACAGTAACTAAGTTTTCTAAAGCTGGAGTAATCTGGGATTCATGGGATGGACATCTTAATATTACTCAAACAGGAATGAACTCAGCTGGAGAACCTTTTGCTTTTTCACTGGATAATGATCGTAGCGATCAAGATTCTATTGTAAAGTTACTTACTGAGGCACAACTTAAAGGTTGGAAAGTTAAACTTTTATATCACCAAGTTTGGGGTTTTAAGAATGTTTTTAGTAATAGAGGTGAATCCGATTACTTTGTTGATGGTGTAGAAATTCTCGATAAGAATTTTTCAAAACCTTTAGAAATTATAAATAATAATAAAGATAATACTAAAGGAAGCGTTATTGATACTATTTATGTAGTTATTGATAAAAATAAGCAATAAAAAGTATCTGAGTCTTATTAGTTCCTCATATAAAGAACTATATCTCTCCTTAGCTCAACTGCATAGAGCAACTCCCTTCTAAGGAGTGGGTTACAAGTTGGAATCTTGTAGGAGAGACCATAAAATTTAAAATTAACAATAAAATATGACTACATTATTATATCTTATCGGTATATTTTTAGCATTAACTATAGGTTCTACATTTTTATACAGAGAAGCTAATAAAGAAGGTACAAAGTACGAAAAAATAGAACATTTTAATCAATATTTTTGGATAATAGTGTTTATTAGTCTACTTTCTTGGATTGGATTAATTTTATACTTGGTTTTAGCATTTATGTATTTAATCATAGCAATAGCTTATCCAACTATTGATAAATATTGGACTTTATTAATGAATAAAATATTTTAATATGTTTAATACAATATTTCTTATCTTTTGTTATTTCTTTGTAGGATTTATATTGTCCCTTCCTTATATTTATCTATCTGATAAATTCTGTAAATTAAGTGGATATAGATATCGTATGGAAAATTTACCTTCATCTATGCTTATTCTATTTGCTTGGCCTGTAGGATGGATAGCAATTCCTATAATGTTGTTATTAATAATTGAATATAAAATTAAAGAATCATGACTTTTGAAGATTTTAAAAATGAAATAAATGATGTAATTGCATATCGTCCAAAACATATTAGAAAAGGACAAGCTGTATTTAATTATATAGATTCTAAATATGATGTTGCAAGGGCAGTTCAATTTGGCGACAATGTAGATTGTTTCTATAGAGACGATCAAATTGAAGATTTTATAAAAGCATCTTATAAGAGAATAATTAAGAAATATGAATAAAAAATACATACTTACCGATGATACCATAGTATATCAAGGAGTAACTTTACATAGAATTAAAGCTATTAAAGATCTTAGTATCGTGCCGAAAGATACTTTAGGAGGGTATATAGAAAAAGAATCTAACTTGTCGCATGAAGGTAACTGTTGGGTAGATTGCGATTCTAAAGTATTAGGAGGTGTACAAATACAAGATTCAGCAAGAATTTATAATTCAACAATAAATGGAAGTATTTGTATTAAAGACGGCACTTTAATTATGAACTCTGTAATTAATGGTGATGGTACTATCGACGGTAGTGGATGTATAGAACAGTCTAATATCGCAGGTTGTTTTACTATTAAAAATTCTAACATAAATCATGTTACTTGCTCTGCAAAATGTGTAATAATTATACACTCTAATATAGATAATAGTTCTTTAAGCTATTCTACTATTAATAACTCTAAGATTGAATATTCTAATGTAGGAGAGAATGTTGATATAATAGATAGTATTATTTATAATACTGATATTAATAAAAATGTATCTTTGAATAACGTTAATATAGAAAATGAAACTCCAATTAATAGTAATTCAGATGTACTTGTATTTAAAAATAATTGGTCTAGTTTAAGATTTTTTACTTACTATGTTCCTAGTAAAAAATGGTTTGTAGGCTGTTTTAAAGGAACTGGAAAAGAACTTATTGAGAAAGCTTATAAAGATAGTGAATTATCTGGAAAAATGTATGAAAAATATGTTAAATTTGCAGAGAATGAATTAACTATACATCTTTAGTAAGATTGTATTTCAAGATTAGCTACTCGAGAAAGTATTGCATATCTTGCGTATAGGTGGATTATTTCCGCCTATTTTTATTTGGGGCTGTTTGGTTTTGATTGCATAAGGAAGTAAAAATAACATGCAAAGACTGATGGAAAGACATCAACTCAAATTAAATGCTAAGGTTATTCCTATGAACAGCTTTGCTGTTCGCATTGCAGCTTAATGACTGCCGAGCTGGTAACTTGCTTAGGAACAGAAAAGTTACAAATCTATAATTAAGTTATCCCTTCTTTAAAAAGGAAATGCTCATATTTTTATATAAAGATGATGTAACATCTATAAAAAACTAAGCATGTAAAATTATTTGAGGTATTTATGCAAGACACGGGTTCGACTCCCGTCAGCTCCACTCTGAATATGTATTTTAGTTGACTACTGACTGTAAATAGTAGGTGACTTCTAGGGCTGTTCAACATGTAAACAACCTAGGTAATGGCATACCTGTTAAAGTCAAAGCATGCTAAGGGTACTCGTATGAGTCCCTTTATTTTTTTGAAATATTTTAAATATGAAACATAAAGATTTAGCAGAAGAATACGCAATCAAAGAATACGAATACATAAATGAAGAAAATGACCTCATTTTTGAAGATAATAAGTGCTTTACTTTTAACGATATCAAGACGGCTTTTAATGCAGGACGTGAAAGTATTATAGAAACCATACCAAGGTTAAATTGGGAACAGCAGTCTGCAGATCAATATATAGCAGAAACTCCTTTACAAAAATATACAATTTTAGAAAGATATGAAGGTAGTAAGTTATTTTATTTAATAAAGTTAGATGACGGCATTCATATAAATGAAGACTTGCTGACATTAAAATTATACGTAGAAGCTTATTATTTATATAAAATTAAACAAACATTAGGAGTATGAAAGATAAAATATTATATAACAAAAGAACATGGCTTAATAATGAGAATTCTCCTTCAACAGGTAATGTAATTTGTTTTGATGGATATACTACTTATCACGGAGAACAAAAACGTAATATCTTCTTACAAGTATCTGATTGTAATTGGGCAGCAAGATTGCATAAGAGTGAAAGTGATAGCGTTGTTGATTTTATTAACAAAGTAAAACTTCTACATAAAGAAATTGGCATTTTTATAAGCCACCTTAAAAATAATTTAGATTAAATAAGTACTTGGTTTATGAAATATATCGAAATTAAAGTTCCAATTCTTTTAAGAAGAGATTTCAAACAATGGTGGTTTATTAAAAAAATTCAATTATTAACTACATGTATTAGGCTAATTAATAAATTTTATATTAAATATTGTATAAAGCAAAAAGATTTATTTGGAAAAATAAAACAAATAAGTCCAGAAGAAACAAAAGAAATACATTCATTTTTACAAGTAACAATAGATCTAGGATATGATATAAGTAAAGAATATCATTCTATAGAATCTGAGTAATAATATTAAATTAGCAATAGAATATAGAAATAACTATGAATATAATATTTTTTGGTATTATAATCGTCATATTAATAATATGTACGGGTACTATGATAGGTGTGGATAAATTAAGAGAACACATAGATGATTTATTTCAATACCAAATCAGATTACATAGATTATGTTTCGATATGTATTCAATTAGTTTTCCAGAATATGCAATAAAGGATGAGATAACCTGTAAATATAAAATAGGCTGTCTTATAAAACATATTGACGATGTATTAGAAAAATTAGAAAATAAACAAACTATTTAATATTTAATAAATGGACGAATTAAGAAGAGAATATATCATTCCTGCGCATTTAAATCATGCGGAAATGATTGATTGTTATTTACCCAATAAAAAGAGTAAATCACGTGCAGGGTCAACACCATACGCAAGTAAGAAGAAAAAGAAACGTAAAAAGTAAATAGTATGAAAATAGAGTTACAATGTGGTGACACAATCACTATTCCTGAAGGTTGTAAAGCAGTTATCAAAGATGGAAATGTAGTCTTTGAAAAAGAAGAGAAAGTATCTAATTTTAACGATGGCGATATTCTTGTAACTATTGCAGATGGGAAAAGACGTAATGCTTTTATCTATAAGAATACAGATAATTTAGGCTATCATAATTACTATATAGGTGTGAATACTGCTAAACAACTTGTCATTAACAATGATTTAAATGGCAGATGGGGCAATAGAAACTTAGTATATGCTACAAAAGAAGAAAAACAACTGCTGTTCGATAAAATGAAGGAGCAAGGACTACTCTGGAACGCTGAGAAAAAGCAAGTGGAGAAAATTAGATGGCAAGCAAAGAAAGGAGAATATTATTACCATGTTAATGTAGATGGTTTTGTTTCAGTAGCTAAACATACAGATTATATTACTGACTATTATAGGTATAATTTTGGTAATTATTTTCGTACCAAAGAGCAAACTGAGGAAGCTGCAAAACGTGTGCAGGAAACTTTGTTAAATTATCATAAAGAATTAAATTGTGGCTAGATTTAGACTTGTAGATATAGATAATAATGGAAATATTATAGAACATTATCGTTCTGAAATGTTTCTAGGTGATAAATGGAATAAAGATTTTGACAAGGATTATGCTGATTGTTTATGGTATTTTAGTGATGATCTTCATTTAGTTGACTACGAAAATGCTTCTCCTAATTTAGAAACTCAAATTACTTATGATGATAAAATTTGGGAATATATGTCAGATCCTATAGAAGATTTTTACAATTTATAAATGATAGACTATGGATAATAAATTAAAATGTGTACCGTTCATTATTAAAAATGATAATAGAAAAGATTGTGGTTATGCTAATGGTTATGTAGCTGTTCCCATAACGCACCCTTTATACGAGCGCGATTATTTCCATGATGTAGAAAATATTATAAGTATACATGGAGGATTAACTCTCAGTGAACATTTCGATAAATTTTATGATAATGTTATCCCTTTAACTACTGATATTATACCTGAACATAGCTGGGTATTTGGTTTTGATACAAAGCATTGTGATGATACCAAAGATAATTGGGATAGAATTTCATGTATTAATGAAACTTTTAAATTATTAAGGCAATTAGAGTCTTATAAAGAGAAATTGATTTAAATCAATTTGAAAAATAATTTAATTTTACTATTTTTGAAAAAGTAAATTAAATAAATGGGTTAGGTAGTGTTAATGGTCAGCACGATTGTTTGTGGCACAATTAGTTTGAGTTCGAGCCTCAACCTAACCCCTAAATCCATCCTAATACTAAGTATTAACTAAAATTAATAACGATGATTAGAAAAATGAAAAAGTTAATTAAGAGATGCGGAAGTATTTATGCTAAAAATTACTATAAGCTTAATAAAGCTGTACTAGAAGCTGGATTATCTCCGTGTATCTAAAAAATTAGATTATGATTAGAAAAAGAAGAGTAAATTATCATTGTATTTACTGTCTTTGCATAGGAATCTTATTAGGAATTATTTTTAGTAATTCTAAAAAAGAATCCAATGCTAAAGATAAAATTGAAATTAAGATGAATGTTATTAAGGATAGTGTTGTATTCGATACTATGACTATTAAAAAGCAAGTCATTACTAAGAAACTCACATCAAATAGAGCACTCCCTCTTAACGAAAAGAATTTGAAGAAAGTTTTAAGTGATAATAATGTGCACCATGCTCACATTGTTTTGGCTCAAGCTAAACTTGAAACAGGTAACTTTTCTTCAAAAGTTTGTAAAACAAAAAATAATTTATTTGGACTTCGTAAGGGAAATACTTATAGGAGTTATTCTCATTGGTCTGAATCTGTTAAAGCCTATAAAAAGCTTATTCAATCTAGATATAAAGGAGGAAATTATTATTACTTTTTGGATAGGATTGGATATGCTGGCGATAAAAGTTATACAACGAAATTAAAAGGACTTACATAATAAAGTCTTGAGATTTATTTATATTAATTTAAAATTTTATTAAAATGAAGAAAATTATGATTGTTGCTGCTGTTTTTGCAGCTGTAAGTTTTATGTCTTGCGGTAATCATACTACAAGCAGTTCTAATCAGAAAGATACAGTAGATACTGTACAAATTGATACAGTAGATACAGTACACGTTGATTCTGTAAAGTAATCACTAGCTAGCTTTAAGCTAGCTTTTTTCGTTTATATATGATTGAGATAATTTTTGTTATTATAATAATACTAGCTATAGTATTACCGCTTCATATTAGATTTGAAGTAATAAATGGTAAAAGCTTAATACTATGGTATACAAATCTTAAAAAGGAAAGAAAATGGGTCCTATTATTATAGTAATTATAATAATTCCAATAGTTTTACTACTTATAGGAATTACTTATACTTTATATAATGCTGATGATTATTTTATTGGGATAGTAGTTTCTAAAACAAAAGAATATTACTATGTAGATAATTTAATTAGTAAATCTATAGTAAAGTGTAAAAGCAATAAAAATTATAAAATAGGAGATCGAGTTTCTGCTTTTAGAAAATACTTAACTTGGTATTTAGCATGATAAATTATACAATTTATACAGACGGTGCTTATAAATCTAGTTTAAATACTGGAGGAATAGGTATCGTCTTTTTGCGTAATAATGAAAAAGTGTTTGAGTATTCCTGTAAATATCAAGATACTACTAATCAAAGAATGGAAATGCAGGCTATATTAGTAGCATTAAATTCTATAGTAAAAGAAATAGATACTCTTACTATTATAACTGATAGTATGTATGTTGTAGGAACTCTTACTAAAAATTGGAAGAGAAAAGCTAATAATGATTTATGGGATAAAATAGACTTAGCTTTAAGTAAAGCTCAAAAATTAGTTAAGAATAATATACAATTTAATCATGTTAAAGGTCATAATGGTGATAAGTATAATGAACAATGTGATAAATTAGCAAGTGAAGCATGTTATGAAGTTGAATACTGATCTTTTAATTAAAATATCTTCTAAATGTGGTAAAATTTATGAGGAAGAAATAAATAAAGCTGTAGAAGAAGGTAGGATAATTACTGCAGCTGATGTAGTTTTGTTCCTTTCTCTATTAACAGATGGCATTATAGGAGGTTATTGTAAATCTACTAAATCAGATTACAAATTATTATTTACAGATTATATTAATTTTTTACAAGGAATTTTAAATAAAATTGAGCAGAGAAATACAGTTAATAAAGAAGTCGAAGACACTAATAAGCCAGATTGATGAGCTTTTTAGAGATTCAGATTATTCTCTTTTAGAAGTGGTATATGTTTTATCCATGACTCTTTACATTTATTTTGATGTAAATGGTATTAATTTAGAAGATTTTGTAAAGGCTCTTTATGCCGCAGGTAATCATTTTAAAACACAAAAAACTGATGAAATACAAGCATAAATTAAATGGATTGCTGGCTTTTCAAAAGGCTTGGGAAGCTGCAGGTTCAAATCATCAAAATAGTACAACTAAGCCAGGCTCTCAAAAGAAATGGGGAGCTGCACATCCACGTCCTGTTATAAAGCATCATAAAGGACATAATGGTAGAAAGAAAAAGAAGTAATTATGACAATTAAAACTGATGATTATATTCTGAAACAAATATCGGAGGATTCATTATTCTGGGATTTAACTTTTCCTAAAGTAGTTAATAAAGGAAAAGATAATGAAAGAGTAGAATTTAAAGATCCTCTCTATGGAATTACTATGGATTCTGCAAAGAAACGTATTGCTATTTGGAGAACTAATAAGAAAATTTCAGAAGAAACTACTCCTCAAGAATTTAATAAAGTATATTTACAAGAGAAGAAAATAATTGAACAAGAATTAGTTGATTTATAATGAATTCTATTTTAAATTTAATTACTGATCTTAATAAATTATTAGTAAAGTTAGATAGACGTTATGATATTAACTGTGGAGGATGTTGTTTTGTTGCTTATTTAGTTGCCAGAGAGTTAGAAGTAAGAAATTTACATGATTTCAAACTAAGAGTATATGGAATTTATGATGATGAATGCTGTGAAGAAGAGGCTAGGTATAATATCACTAATAATTTAGATGGGACTCCTTGTAGAAGCCATACTGCCTATCATTATTCTATAGTTTATAATGACTGCTGGGAAATAAATAAATCTGATGCTGATGATATAGAATTTCTAGATATAGAAGGTTTAGCTTCTGAAGATATTAAACGTTTGTATGATTATGGAGATTGGAATGATGTATATTATTCAAATAATAATATATTCGTAGAAAGATTTATTAATATAATATTTAAGAAATATGATAAAGAAAACAAAGCAAATTAAGTGTAAGTTTTGTGGTCATAAAACAGAACATTATCTTACTAGTAAAGGTGTATACAGATGTAATATCTGCAATAGTGTAAGTAATACTAATACTACTGTTAAGGATATAGTTTTTGAGCCTGATTTTGATTTATCAGATAATACTGAAGAAGATTTGCAAGAAAGCAAAACAGAAAAAGTAGTATCTGAATAATGTTAGAAGAATTAGATTATTTCCTATATGAACTTAATATTTATAAAATATTTCGTAAAGAAAAGAGATGTGAATTAATCTATTCTAAATTCTATAAAAGTAGTATCGAATTACCTACTAAAGTTAAAGTAGATTATTTCCCCAATAAAAAGAAGGCAGAAATAATCTACGAAAAATCATTTAATTTAATAGGTGCTCCTAAAGATTATATTGAGAAGCTGCCTAAACCTAAAACAAAGAAGAAAAATGAAAAAAGAAATCGTACAGTACGCAACAGGAAAGTTTAAGCATTTTGATGGTAAAGAACGTGAGTTTACAGTTTGTATGGTGAGTATTTCTCCTAAAGCTTGGGATTACTCTGATTCTATGTATAGTAACGAGGAAGGAAACTACATATTAACAAACGAATCTTGTATTAGCACTGAAGCACGTCCAGAAGGAATTATTTCAACTTGGGAACGCTATGTTAATTTTGGAGTCTCTGTAAGAAATCCAAATGATTCTTACAATGAGAATATTGCTAAGAAAATTGCCTATGGTAAAGCTAATAGTACTAAGGGATACACAGTAGCTTTCGATGATTTGGCTTTGATGAGTACAGAGATAGCTAATGCTCTTCTTAAGAACTTTGTAGAAAAAGTTTCTAATGATCCTTCTTTAGCTATTCAGAATTATAAAGAGCAAGAAGAGTTGTATAACTCTAAGAGAGCTAAGAAAGCTTTACTTCAAGCTAATGACGCGCTTTCAAAGTAATAAATTAATAGTATTAGTTAGTATTACTGCTATTATGTTCTTTGGTTTTTGGTACTATGGAAATTATAATAACAGTAATCATAATACTATAATAAATCATTATAAAAAAGACTCTGTGTACTATCAAAAGCGGGATAGTATACACAGAGTTAATGATACTACTTCGGTTAAGTTAAAAACTATAGAACGTATTTATGAGAAGAAAATTGAAACTGTTAAGCGTATGCCTATTGATTCCGCTTACATTTTTTGGGCAGACTATATCCAAAGATACCACCCTAGTAATGACTCCTCAGCAGTTGAGAGTTACTAATTTAATATTTTTGGAACACGAAAAATGGTCTAAACAAATACCTCTTTTAAAACAACAAATAAGCAACTATAAAAAACTTGATAGTTTAGCTAATAGGCATGATTCTATTCAAACACAACAATTAATAGATTTAAATAGTACTATTGATTTACAAGAAAGAAAAATACATAAATTAAAAAAAACTAAAAGTTTTGGAATTGGTGTAATAGTTGCTTTAATATTAGGATTAATATGCAAGTAGTAAAGGATAAAGATGGAATTAAATTAAAATTTCCTGAAAGATCTTGTAAAGATTGTCGTTCTTTTCCTTGCATGCAAAATATGGATAAATTTAAATGTGATATAGCTAAATATGGGTGTAGAGGATTCAAAATTCGTAACTCTACTAGTAAAAGTTGAGGCTATATTACATGAACCTACAGGATACACTACTTATATATTTAAGAACTTGGATAAATCTGCTTCTTTTTTGTATAAGTATATAATGTGTACTAGGTATCCTAATTGGGAACATAGGGGTTTAAAGATTGACGAAGAGGGATTTTTAACTTATCAACCAGTAAATGAAGGAATTGATAAATGGTTTGATGGTTATAATTTAGTCCCTTATAAATTTTCAGCAAATAGATTTATTAATTTTATTAATAAACCTGATGAAAAATTAACAGATAATAAATATATAATGTAGATAAGATTATTTAAGATATAAAAATTATAAGAAAAACATGGGAGTTTTAGGAGAAAAATTGACACAAGCAATTAATGAACATGAAAACAACGTAGAAAACTTTATTTGGAAGGGTCCAAAAGTAGAAGTTAATGGAGTGCGAACTCAAGAAGTAATTCGACTTATGGATGCTTCTCCAGAGCAATTAAATAAATTTTATGCTCACTGTTTATCTATGTTATATAGCAATGATAAAAAGAATCCAGGAAGACTTGTTCTACTTGATATTGTAAAGAGACAGCGTCAAAAGTGTAACGCTGAATTATACCTCCGCTGGCTTGAAAATAAGTATCAAACAAATATTCCTGATGTACGTAAACCTTATCCTAGATTTCTTTATAATACTGATATTAGAGAAGCTCTTGAAATTAATAAAGATAGTATTCCAACTAATGAGTATGTTAATACTCCTATTACTGTGTTGACTGATGGTGTTCCTATGGAATTTAGAGACGTTACAATTCAAGATGTACTTCATGGTGCTGTTGGTGTGTTGGGTTTGTTTGATAGATCACATATTTCTCTTAGTTTTATTACTAAGATGGGTGTTTGGTTGACAGATAAAGAAATGAACGAACTTCTCGAAAGAGATAAGGATGGAAAAGCACGTAACAGAATTGATATAATTAAGGAACGTTTTAATCTTCGTAAAGATATTAAATTGTATCCGAATGAAAATGGACTTAGTTATACAGAGCTTCGTGCTATGTTAAATCTGAAGACTAAGAAATATTCAGAATTAACTACTGATCAACTTCTTGTTTTACGTGATAAAGTACTATTCCGATTTGAAGATGAAGTACGTTTCCATATTTCTCAATGGGAAGATATTATTAATAAAATTAAACGTGTTGCTGAAATTAAAGGTATTACTTTGGAACATAATTAATATATTAGATTTACATCCTGTTGATACATATTCAGCTTTAATCTATTATACTAGCTAATGGATTTATTTGGATATGTGTCAAGGGATGAACGTCAGGAACAATGTAGGGTAACTTGGATAAAAAACAAATGTAGAGGTTCTATACAGGCTTGTACTGGATTTGGGAAGACAAGAGTAGGACTTAATTGTATTAAAACATTATTATCCAAGCGTCCAGGCTCAAGAGTCCTTATAGTAGTTCCTACAGACGTATTGCAAATTCAATGGCAAAATATACTCGATAGCAATAGTTTATCTTTTTACTGTACAGTTGCAGTTATTAACACAGTTGTTAAGCATTCTTGGCAATGTGACTTATTAATTTTGGATGAAGAGCATCGTTATGCTGCCGATACTTTCAAGAAAGTATTTAGTAAAGTACAATACAAAATGATTTTAGGTTTAACAGCGACTTTTGAAAGACTTGATGGAAGAGAAGAAATCATAGCTAAGTATTGTCCAGTTATTGATAAAATTACTGTACAAGAAGCATTACTAAATGGTTGGGTATCTAAATTTAAAGAATATTTAGTTCTTATTGATGTTGATAATATTGATGAATATAAACAACTTAATAAAGAATTTACATCACATTTTGAGTTCTTTAATTTTGATTTCGATTTAGCTATGAAAATGATTGGCAAGGATGGTTATAAGTATAGAATAGCTTATAGAGACCAATTACTTCCAGATAATGCTTTGGAAGAAGATAGGATTAACATGTTTAAGAATATTACTATTCATGCTATGGGATTTATGAGAGCTATGCAAGATCGCAAAACTTTTATAAATAATCATTTAAAAAAGACAGAAATAGCTAATATGATTATACAAGCTAGACCTAACTCTAAAATCATTACTTTCTCTAATAATATTAAAATGGCTGAATCTATAGCAGTAGGAGAGGTATATAGTGGTAAGACTTCTAAAAAGAAAGGAAGAACTACTATTTCAGAATTTAATCTAAAACCTACAGGGGTACTTAATACTGTTAAAAAGGCTATTGAAGGCTTAGATGTGAAAGGATTATCGGTTGCTATTAATATAGGTATAGATAGTTCTGAAATAAAAGCAGTCCAAAAACTTGGAAGAATTATTAGAGCAGAGGAAGGAAAAGAAGCAGAAATGTTTAATATCATTATAAACAATACTGCGGAAGTTGAGTGGTTCAAAAAATCACATAAAAATGCTGAGTATATAACTATTGATGAAGAAAATTTAAAGAAAGTATTATTAGGAAAGGAATATAATGAGTATAGAAAGCCTATCCCTAAACTTTCTTTTAGGTTTTGATACATATAATAAAACTCCGAGAGGAGAATAAATATTTTGTAGTTTGAGATATGTTGGTGAACAATTCTTAAACTAGTTTAAATTGAAAAAATTTAATTATTCTATTGATGATGATATTGCATTTCAAGAAAAATATCAAATAACCCCTACAGAATTATTTGTACTTAAAATTATTCTTTTGTTGCAAGAAGATACTCAAGATGAAGAATATCTTAAAAGATTTCTTCAGATTTCTGATAATAAAGAATGTTTTAGAGATACATTACAATCTTTGCAAAATAAAGGGCTAATTTTAAAATCCTATAAAATTCCTAATAAAGGAGAAACATTTAACCCTTACGATATTAATATTAATAAAGTGCTGACTAAAAATATGCATAAAGCATCTTTTGATTTAGGTCAGGAACTAATGGAAGTTTATCCTAGATATGGTATGATTAATGGGGGAATGGTTCCTTTACATGGAGTTTCTAAACGTTTTGGAAGTCGTGAGGATTTCTTTCGTTTTTACAGTAAAATTATTAATTGGAATCCAGAAACTCATAATAAAATTATTGAGTTAATTAAATGGGAACAAGCTAATAATGTAGGATTTTTAAATATGACTGTTTTATCTTTTGTAATTGATCATCGATGGGAAGCATTACAAGATATTAAAGATGGTAAGTTAAGTAATGTTACATTTAATACCATAGAAAGTTTATAATGAGTTATAAATCATTATTAGCTGAAATTGATAAAGGAAGATCAGGTAGAAGTCACGGTACTTCTATCGGATTACCTAAATTAGAGGAATTAACTGATGGAGTAACACAAGGAACTTATACTTTAATCTTTGCTGGATCTGGAATAGGTAAAACTAATCTTTTAGTATATGCTTATCTTTATAGAGTTATTATGGAACATCTAGACGATGGAAAACTAAGAATTAATTTCTTTTCTCTAGAGATGAAGTCTGAAATTATACTAGCTAAATTACTTTCTTTATATATTTATGAGAAATTTGGAAAAAGATTAGGATTCAAAGAATTATTATCTAGAAAAAAAGACTATATTTTATCCAAAGAAGATTATAAAATAGTTGAGCAGTGTATTCCTTGGCTTGAGAAAGTCGATAAAATATTAAATATAATTGATAAAAATGTTAGTGCTGATGGAGCATATGCAATAGTAATGGAGGATCTTAAAAAAGAAGGAACTTTTGAAGGTGCTGGGAAAGCACGTAAATATATTCCTAATGATCCCGATAAACTATTGATAACTATGATGGATCATATGGCTTTGCTAAAATACACAAAATCTAAAAAAGAAGAAATTGATAAATGGTCACACTATGCAGTCAGTCTTAGAAATAGAACTAACATGTCTTTTGTAATGTTAATGCAAAGCAATAGAGATGCAGCTTCTATGGATAGAAAAAAGCAAGGTTATCAGGAACCTATGCCTTCTGATCTAAAAGATAGTGGAGGTCCTTATGAGGATTGTGATTGCTGTTTATCAATATATGATCCAATTGTAGATCATTTAGCAAACTATCATGAATATAACATTAAAGCCCTGAATGGAAGATTCAAAGCTATTATCTGTTTAAAAAATAGATACGGAGCATCTAATAAGGCTGATTATTGTTATTTTGATGGTAAGATTAGTTATTGGAAAGAACTTCCTCCAGCTAATGAGATACATGACTACACTAACATATTTAATAAGAAAGATAAAGTTAAAATAGAAGATAATAATGATACTAAATTTAACTTTACAATGTAAAAAATGGCAGAATTAATAGCTATAGTAGGAGAGAGTGGTAGCGGTAAAACCACATCAATTAGAAATCTTAACCCAGAAACTACTTTTATTATTTCAACTACAGGAAAGCGTCCTGGAATTAAAGGAGCAAAGAAAAAATATCCAGATTTTAAAGTAAATAAAGAAACTAAAGAAATTTCTGGTAATTTTTATACTACAAGCAATATAGATCAAATTGCCAAGATGATGAGTCTCATCAATACTAAATTAACTAATATTAAAGTGCTCATTATTGACGATTTCCAGTATCTACAAGCTTTTGAAGCTATGGCTAGAGTAGATGAGAAAGGATATAGTAAGTTCACTGATATGGCTAAGCATGCATATGAAGTTCTTAAATCTTCTATGGATCTTAGAGATGATTTGTATGTAGCAGTACTTACTCACAGTGAGAATACTGGAGATAATCTTAATCCTTACTGGAAAATCAAGACTCAAGGCAAAATGTTGGACAGTGTTATTACACTTGAAGGCCTTTTCACTTATGTACTTTTCACTAAGGTTGTTCGGGATGAAGGATCTAATGAAGTACAATATAAGTTTCTTACTAATTCAGATGGAACATGTACAGCTAAATCCCCTATGGGACTTTTCGATGATACTTTAATAGATAATGATTTAAATTTTGTTATTGATAAAATTAAGGAGTATAACGAAGACTAATGAAACTTGTTAAAATTACTGTAAAATCTGAATGGGTAGATGAAACAACTGGTGAAATTATTACGGACGAGCGAGTTCTTAATGATTCTACTGTAAAGACTAAGAAAGCCTCACCTTCTAAAAAGAAGAAGGAAGAAGATAATGATCCAACACCTAAACTTACTTTAGATGATACTAAGTATCATTTAAATAATGCAGCTATTCAACTTTTAGGAGTAGAAGCTGGAGATAAAATTGATATTAAATATCAAAAGGTAGATGGATTTAATAGTAAAGTTCCAATTATTGGAACTGATGCTACTTTCCAAACACAAGGAGGTAATAAGCTTTCTAAGTCAAATACAGTTATCTGTAGAGGTACAGGTAATGACCGACTATCAGAATATGGACATAATTTTGTACTAACTGTACATCCACATAATGATAGTTTGTTTATTCTTAATGGGGATGCTGTTCGAGAGGAAATCGCAGCTCCAGAAGAAATAAAAGTTCCTGAAAAAGAAAAGGAACAAGCAGTAGATAATTTATTAGATAATTTAGATAGTAAAGCAGAAGATACAGAAGAAATTAACGCAGATGATTTTGATTTTACTTTTTAAATTTTAATAAATTATGATGAATTTTGGTTCTTTAGCAGAAACAGTAGCAGTTAGTGGTAGTAGACGTCTTAAGCCTTGGGGTATTTATCCTGTTAAGTTTGATGGTGTGGCAGTAAGAGAAATTCAGGGTAAGAAAGATCCATCTATGACTTATAAGATCCTTACAGCCAAGTTTGTAGGAGAAAACGGATATTACAACGAAGATACATTCTTCCCTAATGAAGATAGTGCTAAAAGAAATACATATACTAATAAGGAAGGTCACGAAGTAGAAATGCCTTCTGGTTTTGAGCAGATTATGACTTATATTGCTCAGCTTGCAGGTGTTCTTAATCCAGAGGGATTTAAGAAAATGCAGGCAGCATCATCTAAGTTTAAATCTTTTGATGATGTATGTAAAGCATTAAATCAAATTCTTACTCCAAAAGTAGGTACAGAGTGCTTTATTAAATTGGTTGGACGTAATCGTGATGGTCGTATTCAGCCAGCATTACCTCGTATTACTGCGTTAAATAAAGAAGGTAAGGTTTTTACAAGCGATAATTTTATTAGCTTAAAGAAGGATATTCTTGCTTTTACTGAGTATGAGGAAACACAAATTAAGGCATATCAAAATGCTAAGCCAACAAGTATGCCAGAGACAAATGAAGACGAACCTGTAAGTCAAGGTCACGGATCAGAAGACGATGATTTTTCTGACTTGCTTTGATGCTTAAATAAATAAGCTTATATTTAAGGTTCAATTTTAAATTTATATATGACATTAGATTTTACATTTGAACCAAAAATTACTAAGTCTTATTTACTTTCTAAATATTCAGAGGAAACTTATATGGAATATTATCTTGGATTAAAGGTAGCGAAAGGATTATTTTGTTCTCCTTTAAGAAAAGATAATACTCCTACTTGTTCTTTTTATAAAAATAAATCTGGAGAACTTATATTTAAGGATTTTAATGGAAGTTTTTATGGTAACTTTGTAAATGTTGTTATGGAAAAATTCCACGTAAATTATCATCAAGCTTTAAAAATAATAGCAGAAGATTTTGGCTTATCTAATAAGCATGTTGACAGAGAAATTCAACCAATTAAACAAAGTACTACTGTTTTTAAAGATGAAGGTCCTGCAAATATAAGAGTAGAGGTAAAAGACTTTACTAAAGCTGAACTACAGTGGTGGGGAAGTTATGGTATTACTCCAGATATATTAAAAAAGTATAATGTCTACTCTTGTAAGAATGTATTTCTTAATGGAGAATTATTTAAAACAGAATATAAAGATAACTTTATGTTTGGTTATTATGGAGGTAAAAAAGATAAATTAGAATTATGGAGAATTTACTTTCCTAAACAATCTACTTATAGATTTCTTACTAATTGGCTTGCTAGAAAAATTCAAGGTTATAAACAGCTTCCTAAAACAGGAAAATTGTGCGTAATTACTAAATCAATGAAAGATGTGATGTGTTTATATAGCCTAGGAATTAATGCAATAGCGCCAAATAGTGAGAATTTATTTGTATCTGATAGTGTGCTAGAAGATCTAAAATCTCGATTTAAATACATAGTTATTTTTTATGATAATGATCTTCCTGGACTGCAGAATATGCAAAAAATAAAAAATAAACATAAGGATATTAATTGTTTTTATATACCAAGACATTATGAAGTAAAAGATATAAGTGATTTTCATAAAAAATATGGAAGAGATAAAACTCTTGAATTTATAAAAGAAAGTATTTTAAAATTAAAACAATATGAAGTAGAAAGAACTTAACACATCATGTAGAATAACTTATCCTGATAAAACTACATTAGAATTTGAATCTTTGGAAGAAGCAGCTAAAGGTACTGAAGAGTATTTTAATTCTCATCCAGAATTACCTAAGAAATTTAGACCTATTTTGTCTGTAAATTCTATTAAATTACGTTGTAATAAATCTACTCCTACAAAAGATGGGATAGTATGCGAGTGGTTAGATTCTCATACTAAAAAGTCTTATCAAGCTAAGAAAAGTAAATCTAAAGGAAAAGATCTTGAATATCATATCCGAGACGAACTTCGTAAAATAGGATATACAGGATGTGAGAGATCTGCAGGAGAATCTAAGAAATTAGATAATGCTAAGATTGATATAGTAGATCTTGAAGGCAGATTGCCAGTAAACATTCAAGCTAAGAATTACTCTAACACCCCAAATTATTTCGGGATTAGAGAAGAGTGTCCAGATAAAAGTAAACCTTTTACACTTATTTGGAAACGTAATACTATTAGTACTAATAATACTGTAGCAATCATTCCAGAAGATTTCTTTTATAAGTTACTTGATGCTTATACTAAATATAATAAGATTTAATAATAAATAATATGTTACGAATAGGTTTAGATATTGATGAAGTCCTAGCAGACTTCTTTAATACTTATTTATCTCTCTTTGGAAATCCTAAGAGTGATGGTGAAATTACAAGAAATGTACAAAGAATTTTATCTAAAGATAAAGATTTCTGGCTAAATCTTCCTAAATTAAGGGATATTGATTTTGTTCCAGAACTTTATTGTACTAAGAGAGTAAATCCTAAGCAATGGACTAAGCAATGGTTACATAATAATGGATTTACAAGCAGTCCTGTATATCAGATGTTTTACCAAAAAGGTAATAAAGCAACTATGATTAAAGGACGTTGTGATGTATTTGTGGACGACTCTGTATCTAATTTTAAAGCTATGAATAAACGAGGAGTACCTTGCCTATTAATGGATACTCCTTTTAATCAAGATGCAGGTCCAGTATTACGTATTTATTCACTAGATAAATATGAAATTGAAGAAGTGTACAACTTAGGTAAAGAACAAAGCCTATTTAGTCATTTTGAAGAATTATATTAAATGAAATTAAGTGAAATTCATATTAAACCACTTTTAGAAACTTTAAGATTTGAAGATATAGATGATGAAGTTTATTTTTCTGAAAAGTATAGTGGTTATGTGAGTAATTCACGTCTTTCTAGAATTAATCCTGATCAGGATGGATCTCCTGAAAAGTTTTTTAATCAGACTTTAGGTATTTATACGGATAGCATAGTTTTCGGTTCAGCTATTCATGAATTGGTGTTGCAGCCAGAAAGTTTTGAACTTAACGAATTTGCTAATAGACCTACAGCTAAGGCTGGATTTATGGCAGATGAAGTATTTAAAACTTATAAAAATAACGGTAATATTATAGAAGCTATATATAAAGCTTCCAATAAAATTGGATACTATAAAGATAAATTAACTGAGAATAAAATTAATAAGTTGATAGAACAATGTACTCCTTATTGGCAAGACCGTTTAAAGTTCGAGCAAAATAATACTTCAGATAAAATACAAATATATCTGGATCCTAAGTCAAGAGAACGTTTAAAGTCTTGTTTAAACGCTGTTTATAAAAATAATGCTATAAAAGACTTATTAAATCCTAAAGGTATTATAGAAGACCCTGAATATGGATATGAGAAAGCAATTCTGCTAGATGTAGAAGTAACTTTTGATGATTCTAGTATTAAACCTTTTATATTACGTCTAAAATCTAAGTTGGATAATTATACTATAGATAGAGAGAATAATACTATATTAGTAAATGATTTAAAGACGCATGGAGCAATTCTTCCAGAATTTGATAATGCTGTAGATAAATATCATTACTACAGAGAAATGGCTATGTATTCATGGCTATTATCTATGGTAGCTAAAAAGTATTATAATATGGATAATCCAACTATTAAAAGTAATTTTTTAGTAGTTCAGACTATTCCAGAATTTTATACTAAAGTATCTCCTATGACTGGTAAATTATTTAATCTTGGTTTTGACGAATTTAAAAGGCTTTTAAAATTAGTTGCTTTTTATAAAGCTAATGGATATGTCCTTTAAAGAATTAGAACATCTTTATAAAGAAAATTTTAGTTTAGGTTATATAGATTTAGATATTAATAATAAATTTGCATTAATATCTTTAATTTGTTATATAACTACACACATGCAAGCTAAAAAACCAGATGTTACTTACTACCAAGTTATTTATAAATTAGCTGAAGGCACTGGTTGGAAAGAAGAAGATATATATAAACTTACTATTTTATGTGAAGATTTCGGATATGGGTGTAAAGAATTTCCAACTTTTGGATTAAAACCAAAGGAAATGGCTGCAAAAGTAAAAGAAATTATGAATAAGTCTTTGCCATTTTAAAGACAATTTCCAAGTAATTAGTAAATTAGATAAAAATTAATTTAATGTGATTTTAACATTTATTTACTTTGACTGAGAAAGTTTTGAGTATATAATTGTATCACAAACCTCAGAAATGAGGATAGATAATTAAAATACGATTTAGATTATTTTTATGAATTAATGTTTAAATTTTTATTATTAATATGGAAAATGTATTGAATTTTAAGAGAGTAGAATTGATGGGTGCAACTAAGGAAGAGGCTTTGGCAAAGGCTCCATTTGAAATTATGGGTGATGCTACACAGGCATACAAGAACTGGAAGAAGACAGCTACAGCTGATTCTGATGTAAACGATTTTTATCGTGAGTACTTGACTAAGAAGTCAAAGAATGTACCTGGTGTTGGTTTCTCAATCACTATTGATGCAGCTGTTGCTGATAGCCGTGAGCGTCCTTGGAAGATTACAGATGTAAAGAACGAGCAAGGTAAGCGTAAGTACGAGACAGTTCTCGTTTTGAAGGATTCTGCGACAGGTGCAGTACTTGGTAAGGTTGCTGGTAAGAAAGTTGATGCTAAAGAACTTGCTAAGAAGGTAATTAAGGACGGTTTCAAAGGTAAGGGTGTTGCTGTTTATTCTAAGGAAGTTACAGTAGGTGAGCCTAAGGCATTTACTTTTGAGTATGCTCCATCTAAGAGTTCACATGCAGGTACTTATGTAGTATTTGGTGTAGTAAAGAATAGCTAATCTACTCTATATTCATATAAAGGGTAGTCGGGATTATCTCTCGGCTACCCTTATTTTTTTATTCCAACTTGAAAAAGTAATAATTATTAAAACTCGAAAGAGTATAAATTAAATTTTAAAATATGACAAGACAAACAACTATTAATAAAGTAATTGATTTTCTAACTCGAGTAAAGAACGCAGGATATACAAATGTTTCACAATATTGTGCAGATTTTAATGAGCCTTATTCTTCTTATGTTACTAATATTCATAGAATTATGCATGATGAAGAAGTAAATGATGAATATAAAGATGCTATTAAATCATTAAAGTCTGATATTAAGTGTAATAATAAATCTAATAGTACTGCTGAAAAGTTAGATAACGACGAACGTGCTAACACAGAAATAGTACGTGATGAAGAAGGTAAAGTACTTTATTATAAGTTTGAAATTTATCGTAGAGATAAGTCGCCTGTAGTAGGACAGCTTACACGTGAAGAAATGAATAGTGTGTATCGTCTTTATTCGTACTATGGTGCCAATATTACACAGCGTGAAATTTCTCGCACTATTCCAGAATATTCTTTAGTAGATTTTAAGCGTATTCTCAGAGTATTTAATATTACTAAAGCATGTTCTCCTTTTGCTCCACATATGTACGAAGAGCATACAGAGAATGAACTTAAGGATATGCACCTTCGTTTAAAGGAGAATGATTTTCTAAAGAAGTTAGAAAAGGAAGAAGTAGAGGACCTAAAGAAGCTTAATATTAAGCTCGCTAAAGAACTTAATAATCTAAAGAATAATGTAATTCAGAATGTAATTGACGCAGGTCTTGAAATTAAAGATTCTGATTATAATCCAAAAGATTTTATAAAGAATAATCCTAATTCTAATAATTTGATTATTTGGCTTTCTGATATGCATGTAGGAGCATATAATGATGCTTTCGGTGCTTACGATATTGCAGAATACAATAAAGATGATATTAAGAAGCGTCTTGATATTATTGTTGCTAAATTTGCAGGAAGACATTATGATAATATTTATGTTGTGAATTTGGGAGATTCTATTGATTCTTATAATAAAGAAACAACAAGAGGAGGTCATCCACTTCCTTCTGTATGGAATGACAAAGAAATATCTATGATTTATGTAGAATTAATGAAGGAATTCTTTATTGATTTACAATATAATGTTACTTATAATACTATGACTTACCTATGTATTGGAGAATCTAATCATGATGGTACTGCGGGATGGCTTAACAATAAAATTCTTGAAGCACATCTTCAGAATATTGGAATTAAAACTTATATTAGTAATTATTCTATTGATTCTTTCAGTGTAGGAAGTCATACTTTTGTATATGCTCACGGTAAAGATAACCAGAATCAGTTTAAGAATTTCCCACTTACCTTAAATGATAAGACTGACTTGTATTTTACTCAATGGATGAATGAAAATAATATTACAGGTAAATATAAGTATGTAGTAAAGGGAGATTTACATCGTTATGCTTATACTGTAGGCAATACATTTGATTATATTAGTGTAGGATCTCTTTATGGTAGTAGTAATTGGATTACAGCTAACTTTGGTAATACTAAGTGGAGTATTAACTTTATGGAGATTCAAGGTAATGATATGCAAATTGGAACAATTAGAGAATAAATTATGAGTACTTATGTACATAGAATAGTGCAAGTAAAAGTTTCCCAGAAATGGGAAACTATTAAAATCTATGCTGATTATAGTAAAAGAAAACATTATTTTTATGATGATGAAGAAAAATCAGCAAAAGAAAAAGAATTTGAATATGTAGTATCTTTACCTGTAACTTTACAAAATACTATGTATTTAGAAGATATTAATGATTATTGTGATAGTCTTATAGGATTAAGAGAAGATTTATATCATAGATTTAGATCTCAAACATGGGATGATGATTGTCCTAATAAGACGAGAGAATATCATTATAATCATTGTTGGGCAACATTAAGTCAGTTAGAATCTTGGGAATCAGAATTAACTAATAAATTTTTTAATGAAATGAAAGATGTTTATAGAGACAGTAAACTCGATGAAATTCTTTCAATTCTTAAAAAATTAAAATTTAATCCTACTAATGATTATTTTGATAAAACAGATGAAATTAAAGAAAATTATTTTTATGATATATTGTCTTTAGATAGCATGATTCATACAGCTTATGCTATAGCAAGTCAAGCATATGATATATATAATACAGATAATATAAGAATATTATTTTATTATGAATAAAACATGGAAAATTTAGTAGAAAAAGTAATTAAATTATGTGATAATATTTGCAAAGGTGTTTATCATATTGAAGAGCTTTCAGTATGCGGAGTGAAAAATATACTATATTTTAATGGTATATCTGTAACAGTACTTCAAAAGATTATGGTAATCAATACTGGTAAAGGAAGAATAGAAATAGAAATAAATGAAATTGATAGAGCAAAATTGTTAATTGCTTTTAATGATGTATTGCAATTTTCAGAAATACTAGTTAATAATACATTAGATGACCTTTTAAATGTAAAAGACCTTAAGATTTCTAATATTGACGAAATAGACTGTAATAATTAATGGATATTCAATTAGACGATTTACTTAGAGGAAAACCAACACGTATTAAAGATAAAGAGTATTTTGAAACAGAAGCTTATGTAAATCCTTTCTTAGAAAGAATGAGTAAGATTACTTCTGATTTTAGAGTAAAAGTAGAGTTACCAGATCAGGTAACTCTTACTAAAGACGGCGATGTAGATCTTGAAGATATTACTTATAATAGAGTATGGCTACAGGCAGTACTTCCAGAAAGTTATAATGTAGATAATCATCAAGATGTTGTGGGCATGGTATACGGATTAGATACTAGAAAGCCTATTACTAAATTTTATAGAGGAGGATTAAATATGGCATGTACTAATCTCTGTGTATTTAATCCAGATTATCTTGATGTACAAGAACTACAGCCAGAATCTGCTATTGATTATCGTCCTTTAGATGCTTTAATTAACAAAGCAAGTGAAATTAAAGTATTCTTAGATAAGTTACATAATAATACTTTCCCAAGAGACAATCAATATATTAATGAGCAGTTAGGTATGTGGATAAGAAATAGTCTTAACATGCCTTATTATAATGGAGTTAACAATGTAAAGTTAGCTACATCTACTGCTATTGACGCATATAAGCTTTTGTTTGAAAAAGAAGCTTCTCCTTATTTTGTACCATCAGATTCTAATACTGATATGTTTAATGTATACAATGCTTTTACTGAACTTATTAGTAATGATAAAGATAAGGATATTATTAATAAATGCGAAAAAACACTACTCTTAAAGAGTATTTTAGGCATCTAATTAGTTTTGAATTGTGGATTATTTAGACTATCTTTATAGTTCACAATTTAAAATACTAATATATGATAGTAATTAAAAGAGACGGACGAAAAGAACAATTTGATGAAAACAAGATTAAGAAAGCTATTTCAAAGTGTTACTTAGCTAATGAGGAATTGCCAGATGAAACACAAATTAACAAGATTGTATCAGAGATAGAAAATTTAACTGATGAATTAACAGTAGAAGAAATACAAGACTTTATAATCAATGATTTAGAAGATTTAGATATAGCTCAATCATATAAAGAATATAGGGAACAACGAAATAAAATTCGTGATTTTAAACTAAATCAAAAGTTTTATGATACTGTTACAGAATTAGTTGATCGCAAACAAAATGAAGCATCTAAAGAAAATTCTAATAAAGATGCTACTCAAATCCATGTAATTAGAGATTTAATTGCTGGAGAAACTTCACGTAAGCTTTATAATGAACTTATAATGCCAGAAAAATTACGTGAATTACATGAAAAAGGAGTATTACATGTACATGATACTGATTATAGATTACAACAGAATGAAACTAACTGTGAATTATCAGACCTTGACAATGCTTTAAATTATGGTACTGTAATGAATGGTAAATTTATAGAACCACCTAAGAGTTTAAGAACTGCTTGTACTGTAGCATCTCAAATTATTACAGCTGTTAGTTCATCTACTTATGGAGGGCAAACTATTACTATGTCACATTTAGCTAAATTTGTTAAAGTATCTAAAGAAAAGATAACTAAGAAGATGGCTAAACTTGGAATTAATGATTCTAAAGTAGTTGAAGCTCTATTACAGGATGAAATTAAAGACTCAATACAAACTTTACTATATCAGTTGAACACTATTTCTTGTACTAACGGACAAAGCCCTTTTATCACATTATTTTTATACCTTGATGAGAAACCTGAGTATAAAAATGAAACTTTAATGCTTTGTAAAGAAGTAATTAAACAACGTATAGAAGGAATGAAGTCTCCTTCTGGGCATATTATTAGTCCTACATTTCCTAAATTAGTAGTTTGTTTAACTGATAATATGTTTATTGAAGGTACTCCTGATTATGAATTTGCTAAATTGTGTGCTAAATGTGTGACAAAACGTATGGTTCCAGATTTTATATCTGAGAAGAATATGAAAGCACTTAAAGAAGGATGTGTCATTCCGCCAATGGGTTGTAGAAGTATCTTACATCCATGGAAGGATAAAAATGGTAATTATCAAGTATATGGTAGAAATAATGTTGGGGTAATATCAATTAATCTACCTTATCTAGCTCTTGAAAGTAAAACTATAGAAGAATTTTATAGTAAACTTGAAGATATGATTGATTATGTTTCTAAAACACAAAAATCTATCTATGATGTTATTGTAGATTCTCCTGTAGATGTTGCACCTATACTTTATATGTATGGAGTATTAGATAGAGCACAATCTGGAACTAAGATTAAAGACGTAATTGGAAATCGTAAATGTTCTGTGTCTATAGGATATATGGGAATTGCGGAATGTGTTGAACGATTTGGAATACATTATAATACTAAAGAAGGACATGATTTAGGTATTAGTATTATTAAACATATGTTTGATAGAACTAATTATAATAAAGAAAAATATGATATTGCTCTTAGTTTATATGGGACTCCCGCCGAGTCATTGACCACTAAGTTTGCTAAAGCATTAAAAGTATTCCCAATTATTCCCCATGTTAATGACAGAACTTACATCACTAATAGCTATCATATATCTGTAGAAACAGAAATTGATGCATTTAGTAAAATGAATTTTGAGTCTGAATTTCAAAAATATTCTACTGGTGGTTGTATTAGTTACGTAGAGGTTCCAGATGTTAGGGATAATCCAGAAGCGATTTTTGAATTAATGAAACATATATATGATGTAATGGTTTATTGTGAAATAAATACTACATCATGTTCAATTTGTTATAATTGTGGTTTTGAAGGTGAAATAGAATTATCAGAAGATGGTACTCATTGTACTTGTCCAAATTGTGGATGTACTGATCCTTCTAAATTACATGTTGTTCTTCGTTCTTGTGGGTATCTTGGTGAATATTCATTAGGAACATCTATAGGAAGAGCTGGAGATATTATTCACAGAGTAAAACATTTATAATTATGGATAAAGAATTGTTTGATAAAGAGTTACAAAAAAAGACTTGGAATAGTTTACCACAAGGAAACTGGCACATTTAATGCTGTTGGTTATATTCCAGATCCTATTGTATTCACTAATATAGAAATATATAAACAAATTATGAAAATATATGCTTAACATCTTAGAAATAAAACAATATGATGTTATTAATGGTCCTGGAATAAGATGTTCTATTTGGGTAGCAGGATGTAATAATCATTGTGAAGGATGTTGGAGTAAGCATACTTGGAATCCTAATCAAGGAAGACCTTTAAAAGAGTGTATTCCTGAAATTAAGAATTATCTTAGTAATCCAAAGATAACTGGAGTATCTATATTAGGTGGAGATCCATTTTATCATTTATTTAATGGTGACTATAATGATGTAGTAACATTATTAATGTTATGTCATGGTTATAATAAACCTGTATGGGTATGGACTGGTTATACAAAAGAGGAAATAGATAAAAGGTTACAAGAATTACGTATACCTAATTTATTAACTTCTTTTGTAGATGTTCTTATTGACGGACAATTTGATATTAATAAGAAAGATATGAATCTTAAATGGAAAGGTTCATCAAACCAAAGAATTATAGAACTTAATAAATAAAGATATAGCTCACTAGTTAATTCTAGTGGGCTATTTTTGTATAAATATGGAATTAATATATACATTCGGATGTACTGCTACTAGCTTATCAGTAGATGGTGTAGAAAGTATTGACATAAATATGGAAGACTTTAAAAAAGTAATCCATAAAATTGTAGATAAAATTGATGATTTTGCTGAACTACAAGATATCTTTATGAATTTTGTAACACTTAATGGTAAACTTATTGATGAATATCAATGTTCATGTTGTGGAGATTATGTAACAACACATAAAATAAAAATATGAAAAAATTTACATTAATTAGGTCTGAAGTTGTACCTATGTTAATTACAGAAACTGTAGAAATTGAAGCGGAAGACTTAAAAGAAGCTATTGAAAATGTAGTTGAGGGGTATGGCGAAGTGATTAGTTCTGATCAAGAAGAGGTAGCTTATGCTTATAATATAGAAAAGTATGATAATACCAGTACTTTATCTATATATAATACTGATAAGAAATTACTTTATAATGACAATGATACATTTGCCTATGGTCATAATCCATACAAATGTTTTGAATAAATATTAACTTTTTAAAAATTAAAATTATGAACAAGTTTGAAAAATTAATTAGTGCTAATGGTGATTCTACTTTAAAGCGTCGTGCTAGTATTATCAGTAATGAATCTAAAATGGCTCAAGAAGATATTGTAGCTACTATTAAGCGTGCAATTAATCAAGAAGAACTAAAGTTAATGAGCCTTACTGACTTTGCCCCAACACAAACTACTAGTTTGCAACCAGGTAATTTTGCACAAGGAGGAGCTTCTGAATGGGCACGAGAACTACAGGAGTGTAAAGAAAAACTCTATAATTTGAAGATTAAATTAAAGTTAGCAGAAGAAACTTACAATGAATATTTTACTGAAGAGGAGGCTTAAATGAATCCACATAAAGCTTTTAATTTTAAAGTTAAAGAAGTAATTGGTTATACAGAACATTATGATGGAGATCCTGAAGAGGAAGATGATGTAAGTATTATCTCTATAGATGTCTATTTATCTGGAGGACAGATAATTACTATAGATATTAGTGAAGAAAATTATGATTATGAAGATCTTCAAGAAATTTTAGGATATGATTCTAATTATTGGAATGACATATATTCTGAAGAAACTAATACAAGAAGTATAACAAAAGAAATCAAAGATCAAAAGCCAATTAAAATATATAATCCTTATGAATAAAGAAACTGAAGCTAAATATGATGAGTTATATGAATCATATTTAATGTATTATGATTGTGATATTCTAAAAAGAAAAGACTTTTTTAACATCCTAAATAAATATTCTGAGGATCTTCCAAAAGATTATATATTAGAATATTATGATACTGAAATGTTTTCTTTTGAAGAACAGTTAATTACAGATATAATTCATGAAAACTGTGATAATGCTTATATCTATATTAGTGGTGATAGAGTAGAAATTGATGGTATAGATGATATTTCTGAAAAAGATTTTAATTATATTGTTAAATTCTGTAATAAGTATAATTTAGATATAGTAAATATTGATGACAGAGAAGATAAATAATATGGAAAGCTATATTATTGTTTGTTGGCCAGAAATTCAAGAATATATGGATAAAGAGGGATTCAGAGAGAATTCCTCTTTAATTTTAGATGATTATTTAGTAGACAAGTATGGATCTTCTGCATATTTTGTATCAAAAACTTGGATTAATAAATGTAGTAAAATATGAGTTATCTTATAGTATTAGATTATGCTTTAAATATGGTAAATGTATATCCTTACCATAACCAAGAAGGTAAAGACTGTGAAGATATAATAAAGTATTTAGATCATAATCCAAATAATTGCTCTTGGATGATTACTGATAAATTAGATTTACATATATCTTTATGATTTTTAATAACTTAATATGAATTATGATAAATGATAAATTAGATTCCATGATTATGGAATCAAGAAAATATGGCGATTCAGATAAATTAAGAGTATTACAGGCTATTAAATCTGAATTTAGTAAAGTAATTCATTCTGGATATATTCTGGATGAAGCTAAAGAATTAAATATTCTTCTTAAAATGTATGAAGATAGACAAAATTCTGCAAAGATTTATTCAGAAAATGGAAGAGAGGATTTAGCTGAAATAGAAAAATGGGAAGCTAGAGAAATTAATCAATTTCTTCCAGAAAGAGTTTCTACTGCAACTATTGTAAAAGAAACTAAAAGTATTGTAGCAAATGAATTTCCTAATGTTACAATGAAGGATATGAAAGTTATCATGACTAAAGTTAAAGCTAAATATCCTTTAGCTGATGGTAGGATAATTTCTAAAGTAGTTAAAGAACTTATATCTAATGGAAATAAATAAACTTTTATTCAAACCTATTAAAGTTCCTGTTGAATTTTATTATATGTTGTTAAGACATCTTCAATATTCTATTAAAGATATAGAATCTTATGATGAATTAACTGAAGAAGAAAAAGAGATATTTCCTAGAGATATATTCGAAAACCTAATAATTAAAAAATAATGGTATATTTTACATTAACACTAGACGAAGAAAATAGGTATAGTTATGTAATATCAGAAGTTAATTCTGATATTAAGAAACTTAATCCTAATGATCTTATATTTTATTCTGATGTGGACATTCTCGAAGGAGGTTCTATAGACTTTTGGGAATTAAGTGATTATGGCATTTATTCTGGAAATGTTTATAAAATCATTGATTCTTATGGAGAAATAGCTACTGTTGTAGATTATGACGATATCTATGATGTACAAGACTTTATATATTATGAAACAGAAAGAATTATAGTTAAAATAGATTATTTAAGTTATTCTCCTGGAAGAAATCTTGTATCTATACAAGATCGTACTAGTGAAATATTGTGTGATATATGCGAAGTAGATATTCCAGTATATTCATAATTCCAGATGTTCATGGTAGAACATTTTGGAAAGAAATAAATCCAGATGATGCTGATTTAATTATATTTTTAGGAGATTATGTTGATCCATATGGAGATGAAGGCATAACTCCTAAAATGGCATTGGATAATTTGAAAGAATTAGTAAATTTCTATAATAAATATAAGGATAAATGTGTCTTCTTAAAAGGAAATCATGATTATCCTTATATATCAGAATTATATAAAAAGAACTTCGATTATTTGTGTAGACATGATTATGAACATGAAAAAGAAATAGCTTCTTTATTAAAAGAACTAGATCTTAAAGATTGTTATATTATTGACAATTATATATTTAGTCATGCTGGGTTTAATAATCATTATTGGAAACTAATTCAGCCTGGATATAAAGTAGGAGAATCAATAAGTGATGTGTTGTTTAATTATCCAGAACTAGCTGCAAGAGTATCTTGGAGAAGAGGTGGATCTTTTAATTACGGAAGTCATGTTTGGGAAGATCTACATTATTTTCTTGAAAGTTCTCCTAACAAAGAATTGTCTAAATATACTCAAGTATTTGGACATACTTTTATAAAAGAAGCTATACATCATAATAATTGTTATTGTTTAGATTGTCAACAGATATTTAAATTAGATTTAAATACTCATAAACTATGTTATGTTTCAGGAAAAGAAATACTTAAAATATAAATTAGGAGAAGAACAAGAAGAAGCTTTATATAAAATAAAAGATTTTATAAAAAATAGTAAAGAAATTAGTTTTTCATTATATGGACCTGCGGGTACGGGTAAATCTTTATTAATTTCATATATTATAAAATATTTAATAGATGAGGGGTATGATTATGCTTTATGTGCTCCTACACATAAAGCTGCTTTAGTTATGAGAACTTATACTGGAGAAGACACAACAACATTACACAGTCTTTTAGCTTTATCCCCTAAGTTAGATATATTTAAACTTGATTTAAGAGAATTACAATTCGTATCTGGAAAAAGTACAAATCAAATTCCTTATCATGGAGTAGTTATAGTAGATGAGGCTTCTATGATAAATGATGATTTATTTGATATTTTAGAAGAAAAATGTGCTCAGTTTGATACTAAGATAATTTTTATATCAGACAAAATGCAGTTACAACCTGTTAAGTCTAAGACGTACTCAAAGGTATATTCTACTATAAATAAATTTGGTCTTACAAAAATTTATAGGCAGGATTCAAAAAATGCGATTTCACCTATATTAGAGACTCTTAGACTTCATAGTATAGATTCTCTGGATAGTAGTTCGGGAGAGACAGGAAACCTCATAGTAAGCTCAGAATTGCTTAATTTTATTAATCTATCTTTGCCAAAATTTAGAGAACTTTCTTCTTCTTTAAATGTATTAAAAGTTAGAATTTTAGCATTTACTAATGAACGAGTGCAAAATTATAATTTAGCTATTAAAAATCAACTATTTGGTAAAGACGAAGAATATAATGTAGGCGAATTACTAACTGCTTATTCTAATGGAAATTATTTAGGATTAAAATATTATAATTCTATGGATTATATAGTGCAAGTAATTGAACCTGTTACTAAAATTATTGCTAATATAGATGTTAAAGGTTTTAATCTTTCTCTTTGGGATCCATACTACAAGAAGCAGTTTAAGATATTTATAATATCAAGAAATAATAATGAAGAAGTATTTACCCATATTGCAGCTACTGTAGAATCTTCTAGAATAGAAGCAGTGCATTGTACTAATAAAATACTAAGAGGTAAGCTATGGGGAAAATATTATTCTTTACTTGATTCATTTACAACTCCTATAGACTTGATGTTTGATAATAGAGTAGTAGTTAAAAAATCTTTTGACTATGGTTATGCTCAGTCAATTCATAAAAGTCAAGGTAGTTCATACGATGAAATATTTGTTGATTGGCGTAATATTAATGGATGCAGAGACGAAGAATTTAAACGTCAGTTACAATATGTAGCTATGTCAAGAACTCGAACAAATGCTTATGTATTAGTATGATTGATATATATTTAGTTTTTGATGATATAAATGATTTAAATAGACTAGAAGAGATTATAAATGAAAATTTCTATTTACACTATTTAAATATTAATAAACATCACGATCGAAGTAAAGCTTTTAAATTTAAAGGAGAATGGTCTGCGAGACAAAATCCTTTTATTTTATTAGAAGAAAAAGGTAAAGTACTAAAAGCATACTACTCTGAAATCGGAGAAAATGCTGTAACTCAATTTATTAAAGATTATGCAAAAAATTATAATTCTTGATTACATTAAAGGTATCACTTATGTAAGAGATTTTTACGAGCATGTACATACTCCAGAAGATATAATAGAATATTTAGGATTAAGTGCTTCTGATTGTGAATGGATGATTACTGATGTTTTTAAATTAGATATAAAATAATGGCAAATATATGTACTAATGAATTACGAGTTTATTCTGAAGATCCTAATAATTTGAAGTATGTAAATGATTTTTGTAATGATCATTTTAGTATTTCATTTATCTATGAGGATGATGCAGAATTGCATATAGATTTTGAATCTAAATGGGATTTTCCTGAGAGTAATATGGAAAAAATGTTTAAAGGTATTCCTAATAAAGAAGATATAAATATGGTATGTCTTTCAACTGAATGGGGTAATTACTATTCAGCTTTTCATGTGTGTGATTCAAAAGGATGGCGTTTAGAATAAAATATTGGAATGAATATAATAATCCATTCTATTTTTGGTGGCAAGTACGTAAATACTATAAATTTAAATATAAATGGATTATAGGTAAATATTATTGGATATTTGGAGATCATTTACGTATGCCTAAAGTTTACTTTAAGTGTATGGGATTAGGATGGAAAACTAAATACGATGATTATAGGTTTGAATGGTCTCCATATATTTTATTTAGATTTTTTAAATGGCAAATACGTTTTATTGTAGGTCCTATAGGAGGAGTTAGTCCTGATATTTATTGGGAATCTATATTAGAGTTTACGGATAAATTCGATAAACGTTCATTTAAAGAAATAATAGATTCTCATATTTGGAAAGATAATGATAAAGAATTAGATGCTTTTTATTATGATTTACTAACTAAAAAAGGAAAAGAATTATATTATGGAAATAAAAGTATTTAATGAATCTAATAATAAATTACCTAAGTATGAAACAGCTGATTCTGCAGGACTTGATGTAAGGGCAGATTTAAGTCATATAGAAACCATAGCAGATATTAAAATCTATGGTCCAGGACAAATTATTCCAGCTAATAGTGTTAATGCAGTAAAAATGATTGCTTTAGAACCTGGAAGTCGTACTCTTATTCCTACAGGACTTTATGTAGAACTTCCTTCTGGTTATGAGGCTCAAGTTAGACCACGTTCTGGACTTGCATTAAAAGAAGGAATTACAGTACTTAATACTCCAGGTACTATAGATGCTGATTATCGAGGAAATATTCATGTTCTTATTATTAATCATGGTCTTAAAACTATCTATATTGAAGATGGAGAAAGAATTGGTCAATTAGTTTTTAATAAAGTAGAACATATTGATTGGAAAGAAGTATCTTCTAAAGATGATTTAGGTTTTACAGATAGAGGTGAAGGTGGATTTAACTCAACAGGTAAAAAGTAAATATGGGATTAGACTTATATATTGAAAAAGTATCAAGAAAGGAATTAGCTTATTTTAGAAAAGTGAATTTTTTAATTCCTTTCTTTGAAGGATTTTTTAACACAGAAATAGAAAATTTAGAAGATTTAGAATTAACTAAGGAGAGTGTTGAGGAATTAAGAGATAGATGTGAGCGGGTTTTAAATGATCGTACTTTAGCAAAAGATCTTCTTCCTACACAGGGCGGATTTTTCTTTGGCAGTATTAATTATGACGAATATTACTATGATGATGTAGTAGATGTATTAGATAATTGTAATGCATTACTACAAGAGTTTGATAATTTAAAAGAAGGTGAATCTATAATTTTTAATATTTGGTATTAAATTATGTACGGAATTAAATTCACAATAGAATATAAGGATATTATCTTTGAGAATTTTTCAGTATCTTATGATGCTTATTTAAATTTTTCTGGATCTGGAATACTAACTTTTTCTGATTTTGATAGCCTGTTAAATAAAGAAGATCTTATATCTAAAGAAGATTTTGCAGATTTACTTATAGAAGATTACTTTGGAGATTTTAATCTCTACGAAGATACAATACATCTTAATCAAGATGATGTAGATTTTGTCTATAACGAATACGTAAAACAATATAAAAACGAATGGGATTAGGACTATTTGATGCTTCAGAAGAAGTAAGTTACTTAATTAAAAAAGATTCAAATAATAAAATTAGATGCGTTGTATTACAAAGAATACAAGAAAAAGAAGATTACTTTGTAATTAAACGTACTACCTTTCAATACGGAGGTAAACAAACTAATCAGCCTGATATTGTTGTGACAGAAGGCAAAGCCAAAAGAGATGCTTCTGCCCAAGCTATTCTTCAATATAATGCAAAACTTAAAGAATATAAAGACAAAGGATATAAAGAAATAGAAAAGCATCCTGAGGATTATTCTTTAACAGAGCTTGATTCAATACTTCCTAAAGTAAATACAGATTCTAATGGTTTTGCTAAACATATGTTAGCTAAATCATCTGATAAAGTAAAACAATCAAGTATTGATAAAGTAAAATATTGGTATGCATCAAGAAAGATTGACGGAGTAAGATGTTCTTTTTATTGGAATGGTAAAAAGATACTTACTGCCTCTAGAGGGGGTGGCACTTATGAATTTTCAACACAACATATTACTCAAAATGCTGAATTTATAGCATTCTTTAAAAGACATCCAGATTATGTTCTAGATGGAGAATTATACAAGCACGGTAAACAATTGCAAGAAATTAGTGGCGCGGCTAGACTTGAAAAGAATGCTGTTGATTGTGATTGGTTGGAATATTATATTTATGATGTAATGGTTCCAGATAAAACTTTTTATGATAGATTACAAATTCTTAAAGAGATTAAAGAAGAACTTAACCTAGGATTTGATCCTTATAAATTGTGGCAAGTTGAAGAATTACAGTTACAAATGGTACCTCAAGAAAAAGTTTCTGGATATGATAATATTATGGAATTACATAATAAATATGTCGAGGAAGGTTGGGAAGGAGTAGTAATACGTAATCCCGATAAAGTTTACGGATTTGGTAAGAGAACTAACGATATGATTAAGATAAAACAATATAAGGATTCAGAATTTAATGTAGTTGGTTATGAGTTAGGACTTCGTGGTATAGAAGATATGGTGTTTATATGTGTTACTCCTGCAGGTAAATCTTTTAAAGCTAAGCCTATGGGAGATAAAGACACTAAAGAAGAGTATATAAAGAACTTTGATAATAAATATAAAAATCATATTGCTACTGTTAAATACTTTTATTATTCTAATGGAAATGACGAAATAAACGGAGTGCCTTTACAGCCATGCCTTATAGCATTTCGTGATAAAAATGATTTATAATGAAAGATACAATCGCCAATAAAAATGAATGGGTAAAATATTTACCTACAGAATTTAAGATAGCAAATCATACTTTTTCTGTAAATCAATATTCAGATTTATACGTAGACAATGCATGGGTTTATGGATGTTTTTGTTATAAAGATCTAGAAATATGTATTCGTATAAAAGATGATGATAATTTTCTTTCTGAAGAAATTATACGTAATACTTTTTGGCATGAAGTATTTCATGCTTTTAACTATCTATGGAATACAGAAGTAGATGAATCTTTAGCACAATCGTTTGCTAATTTTATGAGAGAATTGGAATCAACTTCTGTATATGGCGAGAAAAAGTAAAGATACTGTAATCGTTCCTACTTTGGTAAAACGTCCTGGATTTTTTACAGTATATATTAGAAAAGATGGTGATCTAAAGCAAATAGCTACTAATTTATCCATTGAATCTTTTTTAAATTTATATTTTAC